ATATTGTTTAATTGCATTGCGACATCCACAGAATCTTGCCGGCTATTTTTAGCCGTGATCTGGATCTGATCCTGAATTCCAAAATGGGGTGGAAAATTACGAATTGGACTTTCATAATTGTTTCCGCCCCCTTTTACCCAAACATTTCTTAGGGACCCATCTTTTGAAAAGGATGGTGTTATATCATTCTTCCTCTCAATCCTCTCGTAAATATTTCCCATGTATTTTTCATTGTAATAAACATCAGCGGTACAATTTTCAAAAAAGTCAAGACGGAACGACAACTCATTTGAGTTGGAGGAACACATTTTTAAAATATCAACGAATCGAATATTTAAGCCTCTTTGAAGGCGGTTCATCTATGCTATCTACATTCTTGCGTTTATTGTTGACCACTGGAACCACTGGAACCACTGGAACCACTGGAACCACTGGAACCACGGGAACCGGAGTTTGAGAGATAACATACCTCACAATCTCCAGAGCGTCATCAAAATCCGCATCGAAAGATTCGACAGTCCCCTCAATCCGCCGGTAAATTTCACTCAACTTAAACTTGATTTTCCCTTCAAGTTTAAGATGAATAGGCGTTTTGAAAGACCAAATTCTAAAAACTTCATCCGAACCATAAGTTCTTATTCTTTGCTTGAGATTGCCGGTTTGACCTATTTTTACTTGCATCTGGCCTTTTATACGCCTCGAAATAAGATAAATTCCTGGTGTATAATTCGCAAAGTTTTTTGTGTGTTCCAGAGTGATTTTTAGCCTGGGCTTGATTTTGATCCGAGACATTTAAACAACTACAAAGTAGTTGGGTATTCTACAAAGTAGTTGGGTATTAAAGAGTTTCTTGAACCTGTTCACATTTCTTTATTTTACATACGAGTATTTGGTATTCTTCTACCACCGTATCTCGCGTTACCAGCTAATCTGCGCATCCAAGCAAGCTCTCTTAACTGCGCGCGTGTCAAGGGATTATTTCCGAAAATCGTATGTGCAAGTGCATAATTATTTCTTGATAATTCAGCAATGGTTGGAGCTGCCAGTCTTGCATTCTCTCTTTCTACTGCTCTTGCTACTATGTTTCTAACCATAGTACGAACCGGTGGTGGAACTCTTCTGACGGCATTCATAGCAGCTTTACGTCTATTTTTGCTTGCAGTCATTGCAGCTGAACGGCGCGCCTCTGACATTTTCTTGCCCGTGCGGCCTTTAGACTGAGATTTGCGTTTTTCTAATCTCTGACCAGCGTGTGTTTTTTTGTAAGCTTCCCTGTTCGCATTGCGTTGGTTCATCCATTTTCCGATATTCCCAAGTTCATATGCCATTTTATTATTACTTTATATTTTTTTAAGCGCGCTCTGAAACTTTTCTTTTCTTGGCTGGTTTTCTTGGTGAAGGAGTCCGTCTTAGACCAAGAGCAGCAACGCGGCTTGTCAAGTTTCTAGATCTTGCATTCGATACTGTTCTTGACAAATTTCTTCTTGACGTTGTGTTTGTATTCATAGATGTTGCGGTATTTGTTCTTACATTGGAATTTGCATTGGAACGCGCTCTCCCCGGTCTTGTTACATAATTAATTGCATGTTCAACCGATGTATAATTCAAATCTCTTTTTATGTAAACCAAACCCGCATATGCTACTGTTGAATATCTATGATTTGCAATAAATGGAATTGATAAAACTTCTGGCAAATAATTTGCCCAATCGCACTGCGTTACACTTTGTGTAGACGAATCTACAATATATTGTACTCTGTTATATATGATACCGGTTACAAAATGTGAAACGGCATTAGGTCCACCGATATTTATGAATGCATGATCTAAAAAGAACCTGTCATTATCTATACTTTTTTCAGCACTGGTGGCGTTATAAGTACTTGTAAATATTTTTACTGACATGCATTTTCGTAACGGTGGAACTCGGTTATTGGTTGCAAGACCATTATATTCTATTTCTGTTATACCTTTTAAAGAAGGTGACGTGTTGAAAAGATTCCTTACTATTTGGAATACTGATGTATGTTGATTACCTCTTAAATTAGGAGCAAAGGTTCGAGCCAAATTAAGTGAGCACAATCTTGTATTGAGCTGGGAATCAGAAAGTAACAAAGAAACCGCCTTCCAAAAGAAAACTTCTCGGTTTCTATACACCATAGCTGGATTATTAAAATTGTTTCTATTCACCTGGCTTAGGTTATTTATATATTTACGTAAAGCATACTCAAATAATTTCCTACCACCTGGTGTAATCACAAACGCATTTAAAACCGAATGGAAAGCACATGTACTAAACGTACCTTGTGAAGTTACTCTTCTCCGTATTGTGTTCAAATTACTCATTTATTAATTACTAAATTTTTTTATCTAATGAATGTGCCTTGGTAAAATATAATCAAAATTGATTGGCAAATCTGTATCCAATTCAAAATTCTCAAAGATAATCTTCTGCACATGCTCCTTGAATCCAGTCTCACTGCGTCCAAGATTCACACGCAAGTCCCAAAGACTTTGACGGTTATTCAAACAGTGTATAATCTGGAGATCCTCCTCTGGAGTATACCGTCTTCCATAATTTATATTTCCAATCTTTTCATTCTGCTTCTTTCGAGACTTATTAAGACACTTTGTAAGTTCTCGATTGAGGATAATCCTGTCAGCATCAGAAAGGTTCATATCGGTAACCTTTTGAAGAGTGGTGATGACAGCATTGAACATTGTCCGACTGTGTACAGTCGTCATTTACTAAATAATGCTCGATTTGTTTAAACTAAATTCCATGTCGTACCGATCAAGTTGATATCCTATGTGTTCATTTCCAAAAAACATTTGTCCGGTATCGGTATCAAGTTGTAAAGTTTTATAGGGACTCTCTAAAGTTCTTAAAACTATAACGTCATCATCTCGTTCTATTTCAACTTTTTCAGGGTGACAAAAATCATCATACAAAGGGTTAAAGGATATTATAGTCCCAAAAGGGTACTCACATGATAATCCAGAACCCATTGTTTAATTTAAGATTATTCTTTTTATTATAATAGAATGAGTGACTTGATCAAAGCAATTTATGCACTCCGTAAATTCACATTGTATGAAAAATATGTTCTTCTTGTTCTCATTGCACATTGGATGGATCGTTATCTCAAAGCTCAAAAGGATATAGATTGGGTGGAGAGTCAACTCACACGGATGGAGAAGGAAATCAACGGGGAACCCCCTTTGAATCAGCAAGAACCATTTCCTGTACCAACTCTTTGAATGAGATTCGCGGATACCAACTCAAAAGACGGTTCGCCTTGGATGCATCACCCTGAAGATGATCAACCTCAGCTGGTCTTTTAAACTCCTTTGAAGTGGTTACCAAAAGATTTGCATCACGATCGTACCCATCATTCCCAATCCAATTGAAGATTGGAATTCCTCGTGCTCGACACGCCTCCTCCACGAAATCCCTAATGGTTCGAGTTTCCCCCGTAGAGACTACAAAATCCTGGGGATCCGGGTACTGCATGATCATCCACATGGCTCGAACATAATCCTTGGCGTGACCCCAGTCCCTCTTTGTGTCTAGATTTCCAAGAACCACCGGTGGATTATTGAGTCCGATTGTAATCTTCCGAGTCACGAAATTTTCACCACGACGCGGAGACTCGTGATTGAACAAGATTCCATTGTAGATTTTCAAACCATAAGACTCGCGATAATTTTTACAAATCCAAAATGCAGAAACTTTAGACACACCATAGGGGCTCCTTGGGTGAAACGGGGTGAGTTCATTCTGTGGAACCTCTAGAACCTTTCCAAACATTTCAGAAGTTCCCGCCTGGTAAAACTTAATCTTGTCTGAAAATCCAGATTGACGAATCGCCTCCAACCACGAAATGACACTCACTGTATTCACTTGGAATGTATAAAATGGTTGATCGAATGATGTGTGGACGTGAGACTGTGCAGCCAAATTGTAAATTTCAATCGACTCGAAATCTTCGTACCTTTTCAGGATTTGATTATTTGACATGGCATCACACGAATCACTCTCCACAACTGTGATTTTATTCTGATCAATCAAGGGTTGGATCCACACATTCGATTTGAGGTTGGATGTTCGGCGCTTGATACCAATGACTGTATACCCATGGGTCAAAAGATATTCCGCAAGATAACTTCCATCCTGGCCGGTAATTCCGGTGATGATGGCGACCCTGTCCATTTCTTAGGTAGCCTTTTTAAACTTTAATTAGGGAACCCAAAAATATACCGATTGTATTGTAAAGTATATCCAGTGGATTCATAATCTTGAATAAATGTTCGAAACATTCCCAAAATACACCCAGAAACCAAAGAAGAATTCTCTTGTCAGGAAAAAGATATGAACCAAGAGCGTAGTACAAAATATGTGAAAGATTCCAAACTGTAAATTCTCTGGGACCATACTTTTTTCCCTCGTCTGATATGTTTCTCGTAAAGTATAAAAACTGCTTGGTGTATGGGTAATGAATCAAAGTGGTTTGCATAAACTTGTCAATGAAGTTGATACCAAAAAGCACACCTACCAATCCAAGAATTATATAGTCTCTGAACTTCATTATTAAGTGAACAATATAATCATCTCGAAATTCCACCAGAGTGTAAGATGAATATACCTAGAATAATCACACCAAGGCCTATGTATTGAGATGGTTTATTCAACTTTTCACCGAGTATTAAATACGCGGCTATGCTTTCAAGGAGAGCACTCACTCCGTCCCACATCCCATTCACATAAAGAACATTTCCACTTTTTAAAAGTTTAATCAAAAAATAGACAACTGCAATGTATCCAGCAGAGCCTTTCACAAAATCGATCGTCTTTCCACCTCTTGCAAAATCCTTATAACTAAAATCACCAAATATTTCAGCTATAGAAATTGCCACTATACCAGAAAGGCTCATTTATATTATAAAAGAGTAAAATAAATGAACAACCCAACTCCGGAACGACTACAGGTAGTCGGTTGTCCCTTCAAGAACATCTTTGGAAAACCCGGAACCGGTCCACATTCTTTAAGAGTGGCCAATATAGCAGTTGTTGATTCACTGTTAACGGTGATTGGAGCTCTTATTATTTCAAAATATTTCAAAACCCCCTTCTTGATGACTCTTCTTCTCTTCTTCTTGCTTGGAGAACTTCTTCACTGGGTATTTTGTGTCGACACCACAGTTATATTAAAGATAAAAAGTCTATTAAAACAAAATGAGTCAGCACCATATTCAACAGATTCACACTGAAGCAATTCCAAAGTTTTGCAAGAATTGCAAGTATTTCAAACGACCAATTATATTTTCACCTCTTAGATATGGGGACTGTACATATTTTAGGACAGTAAATAAGGTTGATGGGACGATTGTGTATCCATTGGCGGTGAATGTGAGACAAGATTATTGTAAAGATGTATTTCACGAAGAGAATGTCAACCCTATTACCAAACTATGGAGACTCCTATCCAACCACTAGGTCGGTGTCCAACCACTAGGTCGGTGTCCAACCACTAAGTGGTTGTCTCAAAAACCTCTAAACACCGAGCGCGCTCCTCCTCGGTCAACTGACACCAAAGAGAGTAAAGGAGCAACATGTTGATTCCCACCCGTGGCCTTACAAACACTGGACCATTCTCCTCGTTCATCACATTTAAGAATGTGAAGAAAACATCAATGTTACCAGCTCTCCGCTTAATCTCCAAAAACTGTCCCCAGTCCTCAATGTCCCTCTTCAAGTTGGCATCAACCTTGCGAACTTGAGGAAGAGTATTGCAGATCCGTTCACTCAATGCGCACGGGAGAGTCTCCCAGATTGGTGCCAACTGTGTCTCCATGAACAAAGACGGACAAAGATGAAATCTTTGGACCGACTACACGGACAAAGACGAGTCTTTGGACCGACTACACGTAGTCGTTTAAGTATCGCTGAAATCACTCTGTTCAAGGAACTCGATCCTGTTCACGGCACTCCCAATTTTGTGAATCTTTAGATTCTGCAAACGAATATACCCGCGATCGAAATCAGGGTGACGTTTGAGATCCAGGATGAATGGTTCACCACCCCAGTAAGGATCGACGATTCGAATATCCTGTTTATTTTTGAATTGTAAATCGCTCACTGGGATGATATTCTCGGAATCCTCCATCACGAGAAGAAACACACAAAAGGTTTCCCTTTGAACATTTTGTGTTGGGTCAGTGGATGCGGGAAGCATGGCACAGTCGAGTCCAAGATATTGCATATCAATCCTACGAAGACCACCGAGATGAAACTGAACATTGAGAAGAACCTTCCCTTTTCCCAAGAGAACATCACCTTTTTTAACGTCACTTATATGCACGAGAGAACGATCTGCCATGATGACACGGGTATCCGGGTGAAAGGCGGGGAAGTCCAACTGTGTACAGTTGTCCATTGAGTTCCGAGTGTTAAAGTTTATGAACGAATTCACAATACATGGAATTTTTAAAAGAAATTTCTCAAGAGATTTATGATGAGCTTGGATCTGGACACACTGAATCTATTTATCAACATGCATTTGAGACTGAATTGCGTATTCGGGGCATTGAATACGAGACTCAAAAAGTTGTACCGATTACTTATAAGGGGTTCAATGTAGGGTATGGATTTGCTGATATTGTGCTCACCAATGCAGTCATTGAACTCAAAGCCATTTCAAAACTTCGACCACAAGACCAGACACAGGTTCTAAATTATATGGAGATGTTGGGTATAGACACGGGGTACCTCATAAATTTTGGAGGTGCACACGGGGTTGAGTTCTCCTTAAAGAATTTAAGCGAGTAAAGGGGAATGGACGTAGTCGTTTCTGACTGGCTCTTCATCGGCCCGACTCCCCTCTCTGGAATTGGACAAGTCATGTTGAAATATTCTCAAGCTGCCAACGGAAAGCATCTTGTATTTGGTGATAAGATTACTCAAAAATTCGATTACATATTGGCATTCGTCTTGCCAGTAAAGGAGTATATAGACATGGCAAAAGAGTACCAAAAATATGCCAAGAATACGTTTTACGTCATGACCATCTGTGAGACTCTCACCGTTCACCCGAGTTATCTTGGAATATTTAATGAATTCAAAAACGTATTGACCCCCAGTGAATTTTGCAGAGATGTTTTCAAAAATCAATTTGGGGTGGATTCCACCGTGGTTCCGTTGTATCAAAGTCCAACTCCGGAACGACTACCCGTAGTCGGTTGTCCCTACACCTTTTACACGATTGGTAATCTGGTGGATCCCAGAAAGAATATAAGAATGTTGGTGGATGCATTCATACGGTGCAATTTTGGGTCAAGTGCGCGTCTTCTCCTCAAGGCGACATGTGCCCAAGATTTTCACATGAACATACCAAACGTTCAAGTAATAAACGGACTCATCTCGGATGAGGATCTGGAGAAACATGTTCACAATAAAGCTCATTGTTACATAAACTGTTCTCATTCAGAGGGTGTCGGAATGGGGGCAGTGGAGGCGGCTCTAAGAAATAAGCCAGTCATCATAACTGATTTTGGGGGACTTAAAGAGTATGTAAAAACCGAATACACAATCGAGTGCACACCGATTGCAATTGGTGACAATGCTGAATTTTTATTCACACCGGATATGGTGTGGGGACAACCAGACAAGGGACAACTTATAACATTCATGAAGGATTGTTTTGATAAAAAGGTGACGATTCAAGAGCATCCAGAGACTATTCTAAAAGTGAACCAAGCCCTTATGTTTTTTTCCCGTGCCGAGTGCAATAACACTTATACTCGGGGTTAATCTTAAGTTTACATTTCTTCCCATCCATGTTGATCGCCTCGCAAATTTTACTGTTATCCTTCAATTCTGGAGCCTTTGGAGGCTTATCCAATACCACTATAGCTGGTCTCTCATCACGAGCCTTTTTTGCCGCCGCCACGTAAATCTCAATCGCCCTTTCCAAATTCATCTTTGAGTTCATCCAAGGTTATATTTTCGCTGATATTCACCTTGGTTCGGTCAAATGTTCTGAGATTATTGGGATGACTCTTGTCGGTTCTTGTGATTATTGGAGTCCAGTTTCCTAACCTGTACACACATTCCAAGATTTTACCTTCTGGTGCCCCCTGTATCTCTTGAATTTTCACAAACTTCGAGTCACTTTGAACACATAGATATCCATCCCTCACGATGAAATCAACTGTGTTTTTGAGACACTCCTTCCACTTGAACATTGTTCTATGTGTTCCAAGACGAACCGGTTCATTGACTGGAGTCAAAATGATTCCATCAGTCTCTGGACTCAGAGAGAGTTTCTTTATATCAGACAGTGGAATCATAGGCTTGGCAAACACCTTTATAGCTGCCGGAATGATAACCTTACAGAGTGCCTTTACTCTTGAAAGCCTCTCTATAAGATTCATGGTTCTGAGATCCTCCCCATTTATACAAACCGCGTCATGAACTATAAAGGTGTCCCCTATGAGTTCCCCATCCAAGAGTGTATTCTTGTGAACAGTCAAAGAGACGAGACGGTACTCAAATGATCGATTTACAAGGGCACAGAGTTTCAAGGGTCCATCCATGAAACAAACCAGAATGTGACGAACTCCATCGGTTTTTTCACACACGAGGTACTTGTGATTTTTTATGTGATTGAAATGTCTCCTTTCGATTGAAATTGGTTGGGGGCCAGGGAAACGGTTTATGTCCGATGAACCCCACGTGTCGTAAACAAATTGTTTAATTTTGTGGTCCACCATCAGTTGAAACCTTAATGCCCGAAGTCTCTAATATGTTTCCGACACACTCGTACGTGTAGTGACACAGGGCAGCCTCTTCGTTCAAAACTCCAATTTTGACTCCTTCATCTTTCAGTTTACTGAGCTGAATACTTGACCCCATTTTTTTCAAAACCGCCTTTGAGTCGTATGCGATGATTCTTCCATCACCCTTTGAGTATTCGGAAACACCTGGTGAAATTTCACGAGTCAAGACACTTATGTCAAACTCGAGACCCCTTTGATTCGGGGGCTCACTGGACCCCATGCGGGTCTTTGTCTTGAATTTTTCCCAATCGATATTTGACAAAACAGTCGGCACAACCATAACCTTGACAGTATCAGGGAATGGAGCCAAGAGTTTTTGGATCGTCTTTCCATCGATTGATACTGCATAATCTATGAATATGAGTCGGTCACACGTTTTGAGCAACTTTGGAAGTGGTTCACCGGAATTGATGTGAACATCCAAATGAATTTGGTTCATCTTGCAAAGCATTCCAAAATTCAAAACGGTGTGGAGAGTTGTTGTGTATATGGCATCATTTACGGAACGGAGACAGACTGTAATTTTGGACAACCCCATTATGGTGTAGTAGCCCTTAACCTTTAAGTCGCCCGGTGAATCGGATGTTACCAACGTGTCCCAGAGTTGTCGTCACATCTGCGAAAATTTGTCCCCCAATCGCCTGCCACCGACGACAAAAGGCGTAATCTTCGGAAAGATATCTGCGATTCACTGGATCAATCATGCAATCAAAAATGGCACAGTAATCATCCAAATCCTTATTCTGGTGGTCATTCTTACACATGAGTTCGGGGTACGCAGCGTACATCTTTTCAATCACCAACCTCTTGATGCACATAAATCCCGTGGGACCATCGAGCACCTCTGTGAATCCATTTTCAATTTTAGATTGGGCATATTTGAAATTCATAACAAGGGAACTCGAGACACGTGACAAGTCGATGTTTCCACCATTGAGCACCTCTCTCTCAGCTTGGTCCCACATGATAACCTTCTTTGGATAACACGCAACCGATACATCGTGTCCCGATTCCAAGAGACGAATGACCGAGTCGGGATTGAAATGAATATCGGCATCTATAAAGACGAAAAAATCGGCATCAGATTTATACAAGAAACGAGCAATTGAAATACAACGACCGCGTGTGATGAGAGATTCATTCTCTGTGGTGTCCACCATCATCTCTATATTCTTTTTACAACACACATCTTGGAGCCCAATCATACTCTCTGCATACTTTACTAGACACAATCCACCGTAGCAGGGAGTGCTCACGAAAATCTTCATTTAATTACCAACACATGATGTCTTTAAGATGTTTTCAATCTTGACCAAGGTTGGAATCGACACCCCACACACCTGAGCTATATCCCCTCTTTGAATATCATACCCAAAGTTTTTTAAATTGGTAAACAAAACACCAGATACTATACCCTTTGGGGTCTTTCCAAGAAGTTCGGGAATATTCTCGACACTCTTGCATATCGAAATGAGCTTCATCCTCATCTTACCACGATCCTCAACCGGAATGCAATCAATCTCATTGAAAATCCGAGAGAGAATGTTGGATGCATTTGCTGACTCTTTGATATCCTCCCCCGTAATTTCACTGAAAAGTTCACTGGTTCTTGAAATATCCTTCACTGGAATTCCAAACGCACTGGCAATCTCCTCAGTTGATCTCGAGACTCCATTCTCTTTGCAAGAGTACAAGACGCAATTCGCTTTGATACCTTTCCTGACGGCACCTCGAGTCAATTTATCCTCGTTGAATTTGCGGTAAATCTTCTTGGCATCTTCTATAATATTTTCAGGAATACCAAGTGTCCTTTTACACACAGTGTCAAATTCAACGTATGCGTGATAGAGAGCGCGATCTCTGTGATTCATGGAGGAGTGAAAGTTGATTTTAGCCATCTTTTGACAATTCTTCCCCTTTATGATTGTCCCCATACCCCACGCCTCTGAATACAAATCAAGATTTTGCGCCATGCCAACGCGACACGGGTCATCACCGCCATCCTCATCTGGACCACCTGCCCACTCTGGTTCATCTGATATGAAAGAAACATCCTGGAGTCCGCAAGTTGTACATGTGGGTAATTCAAGGGAGAAAGTTTTCAACCCTCCACATCTACAAAAGAATTCATTTCCAACCGCTTCCAAATGTTCCTCTTCCCTTTTGATAGCATCAAACTGAGCCCATATGGCGGTAACAACTTCCACCATCTTGTCACCATCTTGTATTTTTTCACGAGCCAATTCACGCGCCTTGTTTTTTCTTAAATATCCAGATTGAGACGAGAGCCGATATCAACAAGAAAACAAACCACCTGCCCCACGTTCTCTTCTCCTTGATTATTGGGGGCAGAGGGGGTGGAATCGGAATCTTTTCCTCTCGTTTCTCTTCCCAATCGAGTTCCCCGGTTGGTTTTTCTGCTGTCGTGAATCTCAAGATGACTGCGTTATCCTCCAGACCCTGGAAATTGACGAGGTTCCGATTCTTATCATACCATGCGATGCTCAAACGATCTATACTTGATATTGGTGGATCATAGGTGATTGAGATTGGATAATCGTTATTTTTAAAAATCTTTACAGTATTTGGAGCCACATCCATGGTGATTCCTGTGAATAACCCGGTGGCATTCTGTGCATTGTATGCTTTTGAGGTGGCATCCTGAAACTTTTCGTGACTCAGTTCTGAAATGTTCAAGAATAAAAAGTCATTTTTTGACATGTCCCCAACGGTTGGAGATTTTGCATAGTATGCAAAACCTGCTGTTGAAAAAACTGGAGAAGTTACAGCAGTGACTGTGTATTGAACATTCTTTGTGAATCCAAGGAGAGTCGCCATGTCATCGGTCAAAATTGTGATGTAGTCTGATGATGTATTTGTAAAAAATATAAACTTTCCCTCGGCGGGGAGCCAATTAAAATCCAAATTATTTGAACCACCTGACGGAAGCAGTTGATGGATTGCAGTTGCTATAGTCGCTGGATCTGAATAAAATCCGGTTGGTATCTGGTAAAGTGTCCCGTTGATATTCACCTGAGGGACAGTCGATGTTACATTGAAAACGGTGTTTGGGACTCTAGCAACAATAACTTCAACTTTTGTTATGTTTTTGATGGGGTACGGTAAATACATTGTATATGTATTACCTGATGGGTACGCGACTGTATCTCGATTCCCTGAGTTTACGTGAACATATGTGTTCATTCTTAACAGTATACAACTTTTTCACTCGTTGATCTTAAACTTTCTCATCTGGTCATTCACAAACTGCTGATCACCACAGATGCCACCTGGGTTATCGGTGCGGTTAAAGTAAGCTGCATCCTTGGAGGGCCCTGGTACACACTCGAGTTTATCGGGAAGACCGAAGAATGCACCTGGTTCCATGCCGGTTCCTGAAATATTCAGGGGGGCACCATTGACATATTTGGAGATGAGCTGAGGGAAAAACAGCTTGACGAAAATCAAACCCAAGAGAACGAGTATGATCAGTTCATAGTTGGAAGACATTTATAGTACACTGCGAAAAATATCTGCGTTTGTCTTAAAGACATTTTCACTATTAACTCTAACAGATGGATTTTGATTTGGATGAGGATGAGAGAGCCTTGATGGATGAGATTAACCTGGTTCAGGATAACGGAAGACAGGAACCAAGACGTCCACCACCATCTCGCGGTTTCAGAAAGGCGGTGAACTTTGCACCTGAGGAGGATGACATAGGTGCTTTCGTCAATGAGAATAAGATGGAGGGTACAGGACCACCCCCAGCTGAGGAGTGGGATGGTGGTGAGAATCCTGAAGTTCAGTATCAGCGTACAACCATGCCATCTGGACCATCAGAGGGGTACAAGACGATTGATGACGAAAAGGCGGATCTCCTCAACAAGATTAGTAGACTCGCAAAGAAGGGTATCCTCACGACAGCCAAACTGAACATCTATTCAAATGTCGAGGATATTCGAGCAGAGTTTAAGAGAATGTCCTATTCCATCGAGGTTGATCAGTCTGTAAAGTTTCAGAGACGTATGCTCATTGCATGTGTGTCTGGCATAGAGTTTCTGAATAAGAAGTTTGATCCATTCGATCTGGAGCTGGATGGATGGTCAGAGAATGTCATGGAGTCCCAGGGTGATTACGATCCGGTGTTTGAGGAGCTCTATGCAAAGTATCGAACCAAGGTGAATGTGGCTCCGGAAATCAAGCTCATCTTTATGGTTGGTGGTTCAGCCATGATGTTCCATCTGAGCAAATCCATGTTTAAAAAGTTTATTCCACAGCAGAAGCAACCATCTTCAGTGGATGACATCCCACGTGGTGGTGGCGGTGGTGGAGGTGGGGGACGTGACATGAGAGGCCCGGGTATCGATCTCACCAGTCTGGGAGGTGGCATCGATCTTTCAACCCTCATGAGTTCACTCCAGCCACAGGATAATGACGATGCAGTCTCTGACATCATCTCAATCACATCCAGTGGAATACGGGACATCGACGCAGGTGCACCCAGGACCAAAAAGACTCGCAAGAACAAAAAGGAACTCATATTATAAATGATAAGTTATGCATTGATTGACGAAGAACCACAACGACCACCCCCTTTACTTAAAGTACCAGACGAAATGCCTCAACAGGAATCGGAGTGCACAATCATACTTTTTATGTTTATAGGTGCAGTCATTGCACTCTCTTTACTCGAATCACGAAAATAGGCACTGCAGATTCTGATCGGTAGCCGGCTCCCCATCATATATCTTCTTACGTTTGTACCACATTTGTTTGAAAAGGGACCAATTATCCACAAAGTCCCAAATCTCTTTAACGGCTCCCCTTGAACGTGTGATACGCCCAACTGCTTGCTTCACATCCGAATGAGGTGTGGTTAGAAAGAGGGTGTCCAATTCAGGAATATCGAGACCCTCATACGCAAGACTGAATGTTGATACGAGCGTTCCTCCCTCCAAGGTTGGTACTCCTTTAGATCCCCCCATGTGTATGGTTGTCTTTTGAGGATCCAATTGTGAATACAGGTACTCACAGTGACTTCGACGGTCACTCAGAACCAGAATCTTCCTGCCCCTCTCTTGTGCTTCCCGGATGCACTTGAGAATCAGTTGGTTTCTTTCAGGTATGGTGGTGAGTTCCGTCACCATGGTGCTCATGCAAATCTTTCCAAATTTATTCAGGTGTGGACCCTCCTTAAATATGAGTGGATGATCAAAATCCACCTTATTTATAGAGAATTCAGATGCATCTTGTGTCATTGTGTAGAATGGATTTCCTAGGAACCAATACAAGATTTTGGTGAGACCATCCTTTCTATCCGGAGTTGCCGTGAGACCCAGTGTATATTCAGGCTTCATCTGAAGCATAACCTGTGAAAAGGCGGGAGCTCCGATGTGGTGAGCTTCGTCTATAATCACCAGACCAAACATGTCAAATGCATTTTCTGGAAATTCTCGAGTGCACAGAGTCTGAATCATGGCAATGACATATTGGTGCTCATCCACATCCCACTTTGAACTTTGAATTCTACCCACGGTAGATCCATCAGTAAACTGTGAAATTCTTTCAATCCATTGGGATGCCAAAAACTCCTTGTGCACGATGATGAGAGTCTTTCTCTTCATCTTGGCCGATATGGCAATTGCTGTTATGGTCTTTCCTTGACCACACGGGAGACACAAGACTCCATTTCCCTTGAAGTTTTTTAAAGCCTCCTTTTGGTGACTCTTCAAAGTTCCATTAAAGTGTATGGAGACATCTTGCCCCTTGACGAAAGGTTGCTTGGACTCGTCAAAAAATCTTGGAATGACGAGTTGTCCACCGAGTTCCCTGTACACCTTGAATGGTTTGGGTCTCATGCCCATTGCGTTTTCATTTGCTCTTACTGTGAGTTTCTTCTTGAGTTCATTCATCCTCTCTAACATGTGTTTATAGATTTTAACACATTGTAGACATCACCTTCCCATAAAACTTTCTTGTATTGGATACCCGAAACCACGTCACCCTCCTGAAGTTCATAAAGGGTTTTGACCCCCTTGGGAATTTCACACATGATTCGGTTATACCGAAAGGGAATCTTGTAAACAACTTTATCAATCTCAATGTACTTTCGATGACCGACGGAATAAATCGGTCTCGTGACTTGGTTCATTAAAAATGTAACACGTGTAATCATTAAATGATGAGAAGTCGAAACAACAACATCAAGAGAGATTTTTTGAACAAGTGGGTCCGATCCGGTGACCGAGTCCTCGACGTGGGATGTGGTCAAGGTGGTGACCTTCACAAATGGAAATCTTTGGGCATCAAGAATTTGATTGGCGTCGATCCAAATCCTCTTGCGATTGAAGAAGCAAAGAGAAGAGCAAAGAAGGTTTTACCGAGTGCAACGTTTTACACTGGGACAATCAAAGATGTACCGAATGGTTCAAAATTCAACGTCATCTGTTACAACTTTTCTATGCAATATGAAGACCCGGGTAATTACCAGTACATTGCGTCTCTTTTGAATCCAGGAGGGTACCTTTTGGGAATCGTTCCAGATAAAACACGCTTTGAGTTTGCCAATGATGATGGTATAGTTTTGGGAAGGGTTTCAAACGGGGAGGTTTCGGTTTGGATTCCAGATACTCCATATTATGCAAATGGAGCTGTGGTGGAACCGGTCTTGGACCCTGAAGAATTTATAAAGAACATGGGGTTAAAGCTCATACTCTTTGGTGAATCTTTTTCCATCTACTCAAAGTTTGTGTTTCAGTTTTAATGTTTCATCTTAGTAAGATGAAGTATCTGGTTGGTACTTTGGTTTTTGTAATTGTGGTTATACTCATCTTGAACCGAGAACACCCCATGCTCACCGAACTGAAAAAGAGGTACAATATTCTTTTAAATGCAGTTCAATTTCATGAAAAGTATGGTGATCTTTATCACAATCGATCAATCATAACAGGACTCAAGAAGAAGGAGGATACAATCGCATACAATATAAACAAAGGGTACGAAATTTATATTGCAATTGATGATGAGAGTGATGTAAACTCCGCCATGTATGTCCTTTTACATGAAATTGCACACACAACCGTCGAGGAGTATGATCACTCACCTGAATTTTGGGCAAATTTCAAAGAACTCCGAGAGATTGCAGTGAATGCACATTTATACTCACCTGTAAAAAATTCACTGTACTGTGGTCAGACAATCAACGATTCTCTGAGTCAGTCCTAAGTAGAGTACGGTGTACTCTACTTACTTCTTCACCACATACTTTTTGAACAAGAAGAAGAGAAGAGCAATCAGAATGGCGGATGCAATTGACCCATTCATCCCGTTAAAGTTGGGAACCATACCAGAAAGCTTCGTCTGTATAGATACCGAATACACTATTGCGCCAATTACACCCGCTATCACCGCATCGTACTGATCGTCAGTCAGATTGAATGGATTTTGCTTCTTTGGTTGAGGTTTCTTCTCTGGAGTTGGAAGGGAGAGACCAGTCACGCGACCACTGGTTGGGTTTGTGTACTGATCGGTGTCGGTTGGTGGCTGATCAGCTGGCATGAGATCATCTAAAGAGGATGAAAATTCCATCATATTCATTTGTTGTATGTCCTCTTTTTTTTCCTCGAGTACAAACGTTTCATTTTTAGGCTGAATGATTTGACCAACATCAGTTGAACTAAAGTCTAGATTTTCCATGTTATTATATAAAACTTTAAATATCTTTATATATTAACATGACGGATCCGAACGTTTGGGGGCCACCAGCGTGGGAGTTTATCTTTGCAGTAATCGACCAGATGCCGGATGGGAATCCACCTGAAGGGTACATTTCCTTTTTTCATTCATTCATAGATGTTTTACCATGCGGTGTGTGCAGAAAACATTATAGAAAATACCTCATAGCCAATGGACCTATACCGATACAGTCAAGAAACTTGACTCGCATCTGGTTCCAGAATCTTAGATATTACATTGCACAGAAAAAGGGAAAGAATCCGGATAGGAAAAAGTTTCTGGGGATTTTTTAGCCGACTCTATAGAGTCGTTTTACCTTACAAGTTTCATCAAGACTATAGTGGCTGCAGCTGAACTGACATACTTTACAGTTGATTTTACGATATCCAGCCACGTGGGTCTCGGGAACCGAAATGTCATTGATGATGTATAATCTCCATTCTTTTGCTTTTCAAACCTCATTTGACCCACGATGTCGTTGGTGGTTTCGTCATAGAGTACAAAGTGTCCGTTCATTTGTTTTCTCGAGACTCAATGTTTTAAGCCACGATTCTTTTTCATCTTGACTAAATGTATCCTTTTTCCTGATATTGTCAGGTGCCCATAAAGCTTGTAAATTTCTATAATGCCAACACGCTTCAACTTCCTCTGGAATTGAATGATCCCATGCAGCTATAGGTACCTTGTGGTCAATGTGCCACTCGGAACCATAATTTCTCCAAGACATTCCTTCTGAAAATGTAGATTGAATGTGACTCCTGAAATCCTCAAGTGAACATCCGACATAATCCATACATGTTTCAGATTTATTCTGTCCGAGAATTTCACGAATACGTCTTGAAATATTGGATTTCATTTTTTTGAGAGCCCATTGTTCACCACCCTCCTCCTTCAGTTTGTGGTAATTTTGTTTTTTCCATTCTCGCATATTACTCCTTGTTTGTTCCCTATGTTCTTCTTTATATCTTTTATCATATTCTTTTTTATGTTCAGAATTTTCCTCTAGCCATTTCTTCATACCTTCTTTAACCTTTTCTGGGTTAGCCTCTCGCCACTCTTTATTCTTAGCCTTTTGGACATCCATTGTTTTTTGCCAGTATTGTTTATTGTATTCGGTTTGCCGGTCCTTGTGTTCCAAGTTGTATTCTTTGAGACACTCTTTACACGTTGATCGTAACCCATCCCATCTTTTACTCTTTCCAAATACATCGAGAGGTTTAAAAGTCTTGCATTTTCCACACCAAGCCTTTTCGACACCCTCTTCAATCACGTGTTCAATCTTCTTTGTCATTTTGATTTATAATGAATCATCTTTTTAAATTACGATTCATTTTGTTTTACGATCAACACCTCCTTTTAAACGAAGTACCAGGTGAATTGTAGACTCTTTTTGAACATTATAATCCGCGAGTGTGCGGTCATCCTCAAGTTGCTTTCCTGCAAAAATGAGACGCTGTTGATCAGGTGGGCACCTGATCCCGAAGCTTTCGCAACGGGGTGGACTATACCTTAAGCCATCACTGGGATTACCAATCCCTCAGACCCACAACCATCTAGTCTCTGAACCTTCTCCATGCTCTGGTGACCAAATGTTAAACATTTGTACGAGTTTAGGAGCTTGGCTGCGGATTGCCCAATCTCTCATTTTTTTACCATTGGAGCCAGCAATTAACTGGGTTCCTCTTATATGTTTCCAAATAAGAGTGGTAATCAGAGCTCTAAGGGTGTTCCCGCAATTTGATCATGTCGCCGGTTTCCCGACTAATATCTGGATTTTCTGTGTATACAGACGGAGATCGCAACAGTTTTCCCATTTACAGAGCTCCTGATGTAAATGGCTGGATATTTTTCGGCACCCCTAATTAATGCCCTCCTTGTCTTGAACTTTAGCCTTTACATTTGCAATAGTATCAGAAGACTCCACTTCAAGAGTCACAGTCTTGCCAGTAAGAGTCTTGACGAATATCTGCATTTATTTAATAGAGATACTTTTTTTTATATGGATACATTCGATGCATCGAGAACAGCTTTCAAACAAGATTCAATGGCACTCAGAATGATTGTATCCTGGACTCCATGAATCACTTGATTCAGAGTCATCTCAACGTGTTTGAGAGCCACATCGTTAATCTCGGTTGGAAAAAAGGAAAACATGGTGGTTTTTGCAGCCGCTTTATAGAGTACAATTGGGTTCCTGAGAGTCTTTCGAACTCGTATCCTCACCACAATGACGCTCTTTTTCATCCTAATATAAAGATTTGATAATATAATATATAAAATGAAACGTTTCCTTGCAATCGTACTTAGCGTATCCACACTTCTTCTTTTTCGTCGGAGGACTCCAGAGCCTGAACCAGAGCCTGAGCCAACCTGGAGGTGGCCTTTTCAGGCAAAGACTGAGTAATTGTAGAATCCACCTTTTTGCAACGCCACATGAACCAAACCAAAGAGTACACCTGAACCTATACCGTTAGCGTATACCGCTTCTTGTGAAGCTCCGTGGTTCTTTGAGACGTATGCGGAACTCACACCTGAAGCAATGCCGAATATGAGCACCTCGAGTAATAAACTCGAATTGACCAACGGAACATTGGCTTGATAAGCAAAGTATATCAATAGAAGAACCGTGAGAGTCGCCCCAACAATCATGGGCCATTTAAGAACCTTCTCCTCATTCTTCTCCGTTTGTGTTGCATTTGCACTATTCACAGAAACCGTGTTGAATCCAGAAAATTCCAAGAGGACATTCAAAACAAAGAGTAACAAAAATGTCATTATTCCAACATCTAACGAAAGTGAACCTCTCAATCCTGATATGATCAAAAGAGCAAGTCCACCGGTTGCTCCTGTTACAAGACAATCATTCATGAAACTTCTAGGTTTATCATTTATGTACCCCACGTGAACGTCTTTATATGAGAGGATAATGAGTCCGATAATAAAAACAATTTTTGAAAATACAAGAACATACTTGAAGCTATCAACTGCGCTCATTTATTTTCGTCTCAGATATTAAATGCCTGGGTGTGGATGCAATGCATTTCCCGGTCCTCCAAAGGTGAAACCAAAACCAAAAAAGAGGGTTAAAAAGAACAAACCAAGTAAACGTAAATGAACACCAAGGCGCTCATTGCTCTGATCAACGACTGGGAGTCAAAGCGTGTAGGTGGTGTTTCGGTTGAGGAGTTTGCCAAGTCTCAGAAGCCCCAGAAGAAGGAGGCTTCGGATAAGAAACCCAGTGAGTATCAGAATTTCCTGAAAAAGTGGCGCGAGGATAACCCTACTGTCAAGGGGAAGGAGGCTATCAAACAAGGAGCTGAGGCGTGGAACGCGTTGAAAGCCAAGAAGTAACGAGTCACGTGAACGGGTCAGGGGACAAACACGAAGACAAACACAAAGTGTTTGGACAAACACACTACTTTGTAGTGTGTTTGGATGGATATCCCCCGTGACGAGGAGGAGTTTGGTAACGTTCCGGATTGGACCAACGAATGGGACTGGGTAGAGGATCCGTATGATGAGTGGGATGAATATTGGAACAAGATGAGGGTGTATGCAGCGGGGGTGATTCAGAGGGCATGGAGGGGAAGGAGTCTTTCAATAAAAACCTAGGGGTACAGTAGTTGATGCTAGAAAAACTCATTACTCGTTATGAAGAGTGTAAATTTTATGAATCGGTTGTCAAGAGGAAAAAACTTGCTCATCTCAAGCAAGCTCGTCAAGCTGTTCGGAATGCCGCACAAGATATAGCAAATTATTCATTTTTGGTTCTCAATAGAAGAAAGTCTTCAATTTTAAAGATTATCGACCCAATTGTTCATCGTTTTAAAATGAAAATTTTCCTCCTTTCTTTGAATAGAATAGGTAATCCATTTTGCGCCGATGAAATGTCGATTATTTTGGGGCACTACTTTAAATGAATAAAATCTATAACAATATTTATGTGGGGGACCGAACGAGTCCGGTTGCCAAACACGAAGTGTTTGTTCCAGACCTCATAGTAAATTGCACCAAGGATCTTCCAACCAATTCAAATGGTATTCCTGAACTACGAGTCCCCGTTGATGATACACCCGATGATCAAAGTGAAATGTTAAAGTATCTCCCTTGGATCACGTACCAGATTCATCAAGTTTGGTCAAATGGCGGAACGATTCTGATTCATTGTTTTGCTGGAGTCTCGAGAAGTGCAACGGTGTGTGCAGCATATCTCATGAGGTACCACGGGTTTGGATCGGTTCAAGAGACTGTGAGATATATGAGGTCAAAGAGACCCATTGTTTTTGGGAATGCAAATTTTAAAGATGCTTTGGAAAATTTTAATAATATGTATCATTAATGGATGGCTTTGTTATAGCATTTGCTTTTGCAGTGGTTATATTAGTTCTCGCTATAGTTTTCAAATGTAAAATTCCATGGTTAAAGGATCAAATTAGTTCATGTTCCACGGGCTCCATGGGCTCCACGGGCTCCACGGGCTCCACGGGCTCCACGGGCTCCACGGGCTCCACGGGCTCCACGGGCTCCACGGGCTCCACGGGCTCGCAAATACCCATATCTTTATCGAAATTTTCATCTTGGATTGGTGGAAATTTAGTTGTTTATGCCTTTTTAAATCCATCAAACACACAACTTACTCTTTTTCATAATGCCGACACTGGTGTTTATAAAATAAACTCAGATGGATCCTTAAGTAGTACTAATGGAACCAATCCTTTTGTTTGGGCAAACTATATAATAGATATTAAACCAACCGGGTTTACAATAACCAGTAATGGTGGTGATGGATATGATTTTTCAAAAAGTTATTACAACTCTACAAATAATCTAAGCGCAATGTTTAGTTCAACAAATGATAGTGTATATGTTACAAATACAACAGGTGATTTGTCAACTTATACATTTACACAAAATATGAGTGGATCATGTTCATATTTTCCGGATAATTCAACAAAGGATTTACTCAAGGCAAATAATATAGATTTAGCCGGTATGCCATCTTCATTTAATCTAAACTATTTCAGTGATGGTTTTGGAAATTTTCAATATACTTTTTCTAGCTAGCGAATGCGACACCTATTGATAATAATATAACTACTATAGTGACTACTATTGCCCACGTGGGTATTTCCATATTTCCAATTTTCGTATACTTGGATGTATCAATGGGGCTACCTGTACTAGAAGAGTTACACAATGAAGGACTTGAGGTGGTTGGTTGAGCATATGTCAGTGAGTACGTTGTACCCCCGGTGACAAATGTTAACGTCTGATAATCTGAACTCAGTGTGATTGTCCCAGTAGGTTCTGGTTCTCTATTGTATTTACATGGATATGTGAGACTGTCTCCGGTTGTGGTTGCGTATACACCGGTTGCGGATGATTTGTTAAAAGTCAACCCACCGGGTACTGTTGGAAATCCAGCAACAGTATCATCAGCGAGTTGTGCTCCACTTACAGGTCCAGTTCCTGGTCCATAAATTCCCTGAGTGAAATTTCCATTATTAAATGTTAAAAAAGAGCATAATCTGCAGTCGCAGAAAGAGGATACAAGTAGTATGCATTTCCGTGCAATAGATCGTCGCACATTTATATATTAAAATATTTTACTTAAAGAATTGAAACACTGTTCAATAAATGGCGACTCCAATTCAGTTTGTCAAGCTGCGTCCAGATGCCATGATCCCCACAAAGGGCACCGTTGGATCAATTGGCCTGGACCTCTGCTCTGTAGAGTCGTATGTAATTGCACCACTCCAGAGGGCCGTGATTTCAACTGGACTCACAGTTCAAATCCCAGAGGGAGTTTATGGCCGTATTGCACCACGTAGCGGACTCGCGGTGAAGCATGGTATTGATGTTGGTGCTGGTGTTATCGACCCAGATTATACTGGTGAGATTCGCATCGTTCTCTTCAATCTGGACTCTAAGAATCCCTATGTGATTCGCCCTGGATACCGTGTGGCCCAGCTCATCTTTGAGCAGGCTCTCGTAGATCTCAATGTGTACGAGGGGACTCCTATTTACGTCGAGACTGAGCGCGGAAATGGTGGCTTTGGTTCAACTGGCGTTTGAGTAGTAAAGCAGCTCTAGTACTTTTTACGACGTTCTTATTTAGTAAAATATGTCTTATGAATTTGTTCATCACTGGATTTTTGATCCCCCGATACTTTGCCAAATTGAGTATCCTTGAAATATCCTTGAGACCCTTTTTCTTTTTGGACCCAACCAAAGGGTTTCTCAAGAATGATCTCGGTTCGAGGAATGAAGCTGCGAGAGTATATGCAACATCCCTGTATATACCCCTGTACCTTTGAATATTCATCCCATATAATTTCATCAACTTTGGTTTGGGCTCATGAACAAGAGCCAGATCAATGAGATCGGTATTCTTTGCCGGTGTCTCCAAGATGAATCGATACACTTTATAAACCTTTCGATATTTGTACCCCTGAACAATCTTATCGGTTGGGACTCCTCTGAGTTCCTTCATGAATATTCTCGACTTGAATCCATGCTTTACATTCAGATATTTGGAGAACCAGCTACAATGTGCCGACACGATACTCACCATGGTTTTTACATCCTTTTCCACATTTCCAGAGTACACGTAGTGAAAATCAAAATCTTCCGTATTGTCTGTAATCTTGGAAATCTTGGCACTTCTTGAACGCAGAAAGAGCCTCACAGCCATTCCACCCCCCAGATAAAGACGGGGGTTCTTGGAAAGCCTCTCGGTCCCTTTGGTAAACTCCACGAATAAATCACGAATACTCTGGTGACGGGCCCTCTTTATACTTCCATTGTATCTCCTCAGATGTTCAGATGGTATCTGGACCCGGTTACGATTTTTTTTAACCCTGACTGTTTTCAAAAGTATATACGCAACGTCATCCGGTGATGTTTTTTTGAGGCTGAACGACCCAACTGCACGTGTTGACCCAACTGCACGTGTTGACCCAACTGCACGCAGTTGTTTCCAAACCACAAACCCCTTGGGGATGATTTCAAAATTCATCTATTATAATCTACAACTATTTTAATGACAACGAGGGACATTTACATCGATTCAACAAAGAGAAACACCACACTGTACCCAAGTGGAAATTCATACACGATGTACATTCAAAATCCAATGAAGAATGTCGTAAAGGTTGACCTGATATCCGCCGTCATCCCAAACACCATGTACAATATAACCAACTCCAACATCTTTTCAATCAAGGATCTCTATTCGAGCGCAATGTCTCAAGTTCGAATCGATCCTGGGTTTTACTCAGCGTACACATTGTCTGCAGCAATCAACAACAATCAGAGTAATGTGAATTGTAACCTCTTTGATACAGAAGGGCGTTTCATACTTTCAAACGTGGCGTATTATCAATCAGGCTTTGCCATCACCAATGTCTCCACTGAGTTTTTTAACGTCGCCTCGATTGGAAATCAAAACGCAACCGTGGGGACCAGCACCCTTCTTCCAACATATAACAATAGTTGGGCTGTAATCTCTTCCAATGTGGTGAACATGGGTACGGTGAGCAATTACATATTCCTTGAGATTGATGAACTGAGACCCCCGTTTCCAATCGACGCAGTGCAAGATCCGGTCAATTCAGAGAGCTTCCTGAAATTTGCAACCATACCCATGGATGTGGTGAGTGGGGGTTCAAAAGTTTTCAAAGAAATGTCAGACTATAAAATTTCGGTTGATTACCCAACACCCATAGACAAGCTTGATCGTTTGACAATACGGTGGCTCGATACAAACGGAAACACGTTAAACTTTAACGGAGGTGATCATAATTCTATACTTTTGAGATTTTACATGTTACCCCCACCCCCCGAAGTGACTCCAGAGACTCCAAGGATACTCGAACGAGTTTTTGAAAACAAGTCGATTCTTTTTTACTTTGTTATAGCATTTATTCTCATCTTAATTATTTTATTCATATAGAATAGGAATGTCCATCTATAATGCTGGAAGCGGGTTCCAACAAAGCATAACAACAGCGTTATATGCAGTGACTTCTGGGTCTGCACAGACTGCCGTGTATGCAACCAATGCCGGTTCAGCTGCGTCTGCTACATACGCAACATATGCTGGCACAACCGGGGTTCTCAACCCGATTGTGATTGGAGACCTCACGGTGACTGGAAATCTACACGCGAATATTTCTGGCAACACAATCATTTACGGGAATGTTCTCGGGAATGTATTCTTCACGGGTAATCTGTACGCTGCGAATCTCTATGCAAACCTCACGGGAAATGTCATTGGAAATTTGTCTGGGAACATCATTGGAAACTCCAACGTCACCGGAAACCTCGGATTGATCAACGGGGATCTCTTCACCTCAAACGTCATCATAGGGGACACAGCATTCAATGGCAACATCTTTACCAACAATATATTCGGATCCCTCACCGGGAACATCATCGGAAACTCGAATGTTTACGGGAATCTCACAGTCAATGGAAACCTCTTCACCTCAAACATCATAACTTCACACACCGGAAACATCATCGGAAACTCCAACGTGTTTGGAAACTTTGGGTTGATCAACGGTGATCTCTTCACCTCAAACGTCATCATCGGGGACATGGCCTTTAACGGGAACCTTTATGCCTCGAATGTGTTCGGGTCCCTCACCGGAAACATCGTTGGAAACTCCAATGTTTATGGGAATCTCACGGTATCCAACACTCTCTCTGCATCCAACCTCGTTGGGTCCCTCACAGGGAACATCATCGGAAACTCCAATCTCTTTGGAAATCTCATAGTATCCGGGAATGTATACGCATCGAGCATCGTGGGTAATCTCAGTGGTAACATCTTGGGAAATTCAAACATAGGTGGAAACCTCACCATCTCCGGGAATGTATACGCCTCGAATGTATTCGCATCCCTCACCGGAAACATCGTTGGAAACTCAAATGTTTTTGGAAACCTTTCAATAATCAACGGAGATCTCTTCACAAGTAATGTTTTGGTGGGGGATCTCGGGGTTTCGGGGAATGTGTACACAAGCAATGTATTCGCGTCCCTCACCGGACCAATCATCGGAAACTCAAACGTTTACGGAAACTTTGGGGTCACATCGGGTGACCTCTTCACCTCCAACCTTGTAGTAGGTGACTTTTCAACCACCGGAAACCTTTATGCAAGCAATGTATTCGGTTCAATTACCGGTCCGATTGTAGGAAACTCCAATGTATTTGGGAACTTTGGGGTCACATCGGGTGACCTCTTCACCTCAAACGTCATCATAGGGGACACCGCATTCAACGGCAACATCTTTACCAACAATATATTCGGATCCCTCACCGGAAACATCATCGGAAACTCGAACGTCTCTGGGAATCTTTCAGTCAATGGGAACCTCTACGCATCAAATGTATTCGGAACCATGTATGGAAACATCATAGGAAACTCGAACGTCTCTGGGAACCTTTCAGTCAACGGGAACCTTTACGCCTCGAATCTCTTCGGAACTCTCACCGGAAACACCGTGGGGAACTCGACCGTTTTTGGAAATCTCACCGTCGTTGGGAATTTCGCAGCCAATAACTTCACCGGGGTGGTTTCGGGAAATACGTTCGGTACATTCACCGGGAACATCGTTGGAAACTCCAACGTTTTCGGAAACTTTTCGGTTCTCAACGGGGATCTCTTCACCTCAAACGTCATCATAGGGGACACAGCATTCAATGGCAACATCTTTACCAACAATATATTCGGATCCCTCACTGGAAACATCATCGGAAATTCAAACGTCTCTGGGAACCTTTCAGTATCCAACAATCTTTATGCAAGCAATGTATTCGGATCACTCACCGGAAACATCATAGGAAATTCAAACCTCTTTGGGAACCTTTCAGTATCCAACAATCTTTATGCAAGCAATGTATTCGGATCCCTCACCGGAAACATCATCGGAAACTCAAACGTCTCTGGGAACCTTTCGGTGAATGGAAACCTCAACATAAGCAACATCTTCGCCTCACACACCGGGAACATCATAGGAAACTCCAATGTTTTTGGAAACCTTTCAATAATCAATGGTGACCTCTTCACCTCAAACGTCATCATTGGGGATACCGCATTCAACGGAAACCTCTACGCCTCGAACCTTTTCGGGACATTCACCGGGAACATAGTCGGAGGATTACAAGCCAGTAATCTCACAGCTTCACTCACCGGAAACATCATAGGAAACTCAAACGTGTTTGGAAACTTTTCCGTCTTTGATTCCGGTGACCTCCTCACATCCAATGTTTTGGTTGGGGATCTCTCAACCACCGGGAACATCTTTACCTCGAATGTATTCGGTTCAATTACCGGTCCGATTGTAGGAAACTCCAATGTATTTGGGAACCTCGGGGTGATCAACGGGGACCTCTTTTCATCCAATGTCATCATAGGGGACCTTGCGCTCAACGGAAACCTTTACACCAATAACGTATTTGCATCCAACATGTTTGGAACATTCACGGGAAATCTCGTGGGGGCAACATTCATAGGGCCTCTCAGTTACAGTAACATCATAGGATCACTCACCGGGAACATCATAGGAAACTCAAACGTTTACGGAAACTTTGGGGTGATCAACGGAGACCTCTTCACATCCAATGTTTTGGTGGGGGATCTCGGGGTTTCGGGGAACATCTATTCAAGCAACGTAGTTGCTTCGCTCACAGGCCCAATTATAGGAAACTCAAACGTTTACGGAAACTTGGGTTTGATTAACGGAGACCTCTTCACCTCCAACCTTGTGATAGGTGATTTTGGGGTTTCGGGGAATGTGTACACAAGCAATGTATTCGGTTCAATTACCGGTCCGATTGTAGGAAACTCCAATGTATTTGGGAACCTCGGGGTGATCAACGGGGACCTCTTCACATCCAACGTCATCATCGGGGATACGGCATTCAACGGAAACCTTTACGCCTCGAACCTTTTCGGATCCTTCACTGGACCAATCATCGGAAATACAAACCTTTACGGGAATCTATACACAGCGAATGTATTTGCATCCCTCACCGGAAACATCATCGGAAACTCAAACGTTTACGGAAACCTCGGGGTGATCAACGGAGATCTCTTCACCTCCAACCTTATAATAGGTGACTTTTCAACCACCGGGAACATCTACACAAGCAATGTATTCGGTACAGTCACAGGAAACATCGTTGGAAACTCCAATGTATTTGGAAACCTCGGGGTGATCAACGGAGATCTCTTCACCTCCAACCTTATAATAGGTGACCTTGGGGTTTCTGGGAACATCTACACAAGCAACGTATTCGGTACAGTCACAGGAAACATCGTTGGAAACTCCAATGTATTTGGAAACCTTTCAATAATCAATGGAGATCTCTTCACCTCCAACCTTATAATAGGTGACCTTGGGGTCTCTGGGAATGTGTACACAAGCAATGTATTCGGTACAGTCACAGGAAACATCATCGGAAACTCCAATGTTTTTGGAAACCTTTCAATAATCAACGGAGACCTCTTCACAAGTAATGTTTTGGTAGGTGACCTTGGGGTCTCTGGGAATGTGTACACAAGCAATATCTTCGCCTCACACACCGGACCGATTGTAGGAAACTCCAATGTTTTTGGAAACCTTTCAATAATCAATGGTGATCTCTTCACATCCAACCTTATAATAGGTGACCTTGGGGTCTCTGGGAATGTGTACACAAGCAATGTATCCGCGTCCCTCACCGGAAACATCATAGGAAACTCCAATGTTTTTGGAAACCTTTCAATAATCAACGGAGACCTCTTCACATCCAACCTTGTGGTAGGTGACCTCGGGGTCTCTGGGAACATCTTCACAAACAATGTATTCGCCTCACACACCGGACCGATTGTAGGAAACTCAAACGTCTACGGGAACTTTGGAGTGATCAACGGGGACCTCTTTTCATCCAATGTCATCATAGGGGATGTGGCGCTCAACGGCAATCTCTTTTGTCAAGCGATAAACAGCGTGAATTATCCGCAAATTATTGGGGGTGCGTTATCCGATGAAACCACCGTCTTGACCACGACGAATAGCGTCACGATACGTCTCCCATTTAATTGGCGTATAAGCACCAACAAGTTACCTGTTTTTTCAGTGAATGTGTCTCCCGCAACAACCAATCTCACCCTGGATGTTCAAGTGAGTTCCACAACCACTCCGGTGACATTCACCAGCATCTACAGCACCAAACCAGTCATTGCGATTGGGAACTATTCGACCAACGATGGTGGATCCAGTTCCCCCGGTGTATTGTCGGTGAATCCAACCACTTTTTCTGAAGGGTACTACCTCAAATCAAACGTATCTTCATTCTCAAGCGGGACCTTGGCCGCGGGTCTCAAGGTGGTTTTTTACAACTCCTGAATTTCTTACCCGAAAAAGAGTGCGCAGCACTCTTCTTTCAACGCTTTCCCCCACCAGATCCAACTCTCCGAGTTGTTTCAATTCCCCACCAGATCCAACTCCCCGAGTTGTTTCAATCTCAGATCCAACTCTCCGAGTTGTTTCAATTCCCCCGCCAGATCCAACTCCCCGAGTTGTTTCAATTCCCCACCAGATCCAACTCTCCGAGTTGTTTCAATTCCCCCACCAGATCCAACTCTCCGAGTTGTTTCAATTCCCCCACCAGATCCAACTCCCCGAGTTGTTTCAATCTCCGAGTTGTTTTTCACTGCATCTCAACCGTCATTCTATCAGGTACGTTCAAAGCCGAATTATATATACTGAGCCAATAAAGCTGTCCGTTGAAACTATTTTGACCTATTGTACTACCATTTGTACCATTTCTATCACTTCCAAGTACATCAGATACTCCCGAAGCAGTGAATGAAAGACTTGTCAAAGTTTTGGTTGCTAGATTTCCACCATTTGTATATATTGAATAATTTTGTGTGGTTCCGGTGTTCGATGCTAAGATCGAAGATACTGAACCATAATTTACATTTGGTCCAGAACTATGACTGGCTTAACCATTGAGCGTAACCGGTGAGCAGCTTGCTGGACGCCGACAATCCTTGCTCGCAATGCAGGATGGAGAGGCATTTTATTATTGAATGATAAATTAATTTGCATAGATGATAAATTCGCTCATGCCTGTAAACCCAGCGCCCACGGTATATCCAGCCCTGGTTATCAATCTAAAATATGCAAATGCCGATGTCGAAACGGTGAAAGTTGTCATAGATGTTGAGCTCAATATGACCGCGGATCCACCGGTAACAACCCCTGATGAATTTGTAGTCTGACCCCTCTGGTCAATTAAAGTCCACGTGGACCCATCGTTCGATCCCGCTATGACCCAAGACGACACACTGATCGCAGAATATGGTGCGAGTAAACTATACTGTGTCATTGTTTTTGTCGGAGACGTGAATGCCAATTGGACCCACTCGCCACATATGGTCGTCCCGGAAACCACGGTGGTAGTTGTTGAAGTGGTTCCGGATGTATTGACAGTATTGGTTCCAGATGCCAACCAATCGTTATTATTACTAGCCGTAGGTGACTTATCAAAAGCGTACCAAGGGTAACCGATACTTGACCCATATTGACTTGATGCCGTGACCGTGAACGTCACACCACTTGATGTAATCGTATATGGGGAACCGACCGTTCCGGACCCTGTCCCACCATTAAGACTTATATTTGGGAAAATTTGTGGACTTACCAAATATCTAACCAGTACAATTCCGGACCCACCGATACCACCCTGACCAGGATTTCCGCCGGTTGAACCACCACCCCCACCACCGGTGTTCGGTGTACCATTATTACCATTTGCATTTACATATACAGCATTTCCACCACCGCCATTTCCACCGATGGCTGGAGTAGAACCACCCCCACCACCCCCTCCCGCAAAATAGTAGTTTCCTGAAACGTTTTGACCGTAAGCAGTTCCGAATCCGTTATTTATTACACCGGGACCCCCGTTTCCTCCCGTATTTCCAACCGGATTATACCCTGCGCCACCGGCTCCACCTCCTCCACCTCCTCCTCCAGTGGGTCCACCCGGACCGACAGATCCACCAGCATACCCTTGTCCGGCTGTTCCCGCATTACCACCACCGGTACCACCACCACCAGTATAAGTACCACCTCCTCCACATCCGGACCCCCCTACCACATAAAGGTTGGAAGAATATGCAGTAATTGTATTAATTATACATCCGCCTCCACCTATAGAAGGTGCTAAAGAACCAAATTGGGAGTTTCCACCGATCGGTGGAAGACTTAGAACCTGTTGTCCTGAATTGATTCCATTACCACCTCCGGATCCAACTATAACTTGGTAATTTCCGGCACTTAAAATTTGTCCCGTGAAAAATTGGTACCCACCGGCTCCACCTCCCGCATCGATTCCTCCACCAGAACCTCCGCCCACAACCAATATGTCACACGGGGTCGTGCTTGCTAGAGTGAAAATACCACTGTTCAAGAATGCGGTCACTGTATAAAACTGGAATGTGGTTACCGTCGGTGTATACGGTAAAGAGTAAACATTGGTTGGCAATTTGTTTATGGTATGAATATAATTTGTCATGATCTGGTTCGCATTCAGTGCGACATTGGAATAGACCCTACACATACCAATTTGGGCACCACTTATCCCGCTATCACCTGGTATACTATGACCGAGCTCCCACTCAGAACCTAGTGTTATTGTTCCTATGGCAGTGTTGTTATATGGCTGGGTAACTTGGACAATTTGTCCATTTATTGATATAGCTATAGGATTACTATAGGTTCCATCGAAACCATAACTAAAGATCAAATGAAACCAACCGGTTGCTGGTATTACACTAGGAGTTGTTATGCTCGCTGTCACATAATAAAGAGATCCAGATGTACCATATCCTGTGATGCTCGCTGCGGTGACGGTCGATCCGGTCGAAGTCACCTGAAAAAAAACGTTGGAAACTCCATTAGGACCCAAGCTAATAAGTTTCGAGTTGGTCCCAGTAAACCCGTTGAGATTTACGAGTATTTCAATCGAAGCCTGGTAGATTGTCAAGCTCGTGACGTATGAATTGGCTGTTCCGACCGTATAACTTGGAGGACTTGATGTATACGTGGGGGCACTGGCAAAAATCATGTTGTTTCCGAGTCCGCTCAGATCATAAAGGGTTCTTGACCCGGTCCCGGAACTCGAGGGGGTCAGAGCCGCGTCCCAGTACCCTATGAGATTGGTGGTGGTGTACTGGTTGGAGGTCCAATACGGAAGACCCAGTGGAACAGCCAAAGAACTTACCGGGGTTCCGAAGAATTTAAGATATCCAATGTTTAATTGTCCACTATTACCTTGTAGATTCGTTATAACTATACCAAAAATTGTATAAGCAGTTGTTACAGTAGCTGATGGTATAAATAACACAGTAGACGTAAACCCGTTCCAAGGTGTTGTATAATTTCTGGCATTATCGAGTACGGTCCAGTTAGTTCCATCATTGGATCCCAAAAGAGACCATATCTGAGGTGCATTTGCAGCTAAAGATCCAAATGAATATGAATTTAATAATAATGGAACTGGTAATTGAATTGTTACCCATTCGCCAGAAACTCCACCGAGAGATTTACCAGAAGTACAGTTATACGGTGAAGATGTATTATATACACCAGTTGGCGTGTTCCACCACGATCCTGTTATCAAATATCCAGGAAATGAACCTTGTGCACTTGAAGCATTGGTTATATATTGTCCGTTCCCATAAGACTGTGCACTCATAGACATTGGTGAAGATGTTAAAGGAATCGGCGGAAACGCCAGGTCCAAATTCAAAGGAGGGGGGAGGACGTAAGGGTTCGAAGCCAGTTTCGAAAAGGCGGCGCTGTAATTTTGAAGCACCTGTGAGGCACTCAGTGGTATTCCGTAGATGCGACCCATGGCCACCTTGCCGTTGACGTATTGCCCAGACACCCATGAATTATTTCCCAAATAAATTTGTGTACTTGCTGGATTATTTGGTAAGCCAGTCCAATTAATACCACCTGTAATTGGAATTGAAATCCCATTTACATAATGACTACACGCAGTATAAGCTGATGTTGGGCTAGGTACAACCGATACAATATGATACCATTGTCCGGTTGTAATTGTACTAGCAGCTGTGTACATTTGTCCAGTGTATGATGAAAACCCAAGTATACTGAAATAAAGTGCTCCATTTGTTTGTATTTCTTGTTGAAAATAAGAACTAATAGAAGAGCCATATGATAATGTATTAGGAGTTGTTGATAAACTTGTAAAATACACTAAACATTCTACAGTAAGTCCGCTTGTGAAATTAAGAGCAACAGCACTCGAGGCGGCGTATGAACTTGAAGAGGGGTTATAAGAGAGAGCTCCGGTGGAGTTGTAAGATGGAGTCCCGGAGATGGAAAGATTGGTCCCAACCGGCCCCAGGTCATTTAAAGCAGAACCAGCCAGAGAGGAACTTCTCGAATCGGCGAGGTCCCAATACCCCAAGAGACCGGTCATGACGTATGGGACGGTCCCGGTGAGTTTCGAAAATGCACTCACATAATTCTCTTGAACCTGGGCGGCGGTCAAGGCGGTGTTGTATATGCGACCCAGTGCAAATTTACCATTTAAGTAAAAGTTATTATACCCAGATCCTAGATAAATTTGGGTTGATGCTGGATTATTGGGAAATGAAGAAAAATTGACATTACCTGAAATTGTTTGCGCAACTCCATTTATGTAATGTACACAGCTTGATGCCGTAAGACTTGCAAACACCGAAACGAGATGATACCATTGTCCAGTTACTATTGTACCGTTACCCGAAGAAAAATAACCACCATTGGAAGATGACCCATATAAACCCCCTGCGGTTGAAACATATTGAAATATATAAGTTGTATTATTCACAGTTGCATAAGCAAACGTAACCGGTGAATTACTCAGACTCGTAAAATAAACCAGGGTCTCCAAGGTAAACCCAGAAGAAAGATTCAGTGCCACAGCACTCGAGGCGGCGTATGAACTTGAAGAGGGGTTATAAGAGAGAGCCCCGGTGGAGTTGTATGAGGGAGTCCCGGAGATGGTCAACCCGATGTTGCTCCCCGAGAGGTCGGTGACGGCAACGCCCGATCCGGGGTAACTGGCACTGTTTGTAAAATCCCAGTACCCCACCAAATTACTGGTGACGTATGTTTTATATGATGGGACTGTCGGTGTGTACGTTTTATAAGTCAAATTCTGGTACACGTTCCCATAATTGGTCCAAACATTTGATGCACTTAAAGGCGCGTTGTACACACGGGCCATGTTAACTATACCCGCTTGGCCAGTTCTATTACCGGTATTATATGAACCGATCGCCAAGAAACTTGGTGCGAATGATGAAGGTGGAAGATTGAATCCAGTTGTTCCGTACCCGATGAGAGTTCCGTTTATGTATATATTATACGCACCAGAACCGGTCATGGTGCACAAAGCGTGATAAAATTGGTTTGCAAATGCTGATGTATTGAGTAAAGCTGGAGTGGCGTATCCGACGCCGTTTGAAATTATAGTGATCCACCACCCCCACCCCCCTGATGTATTGTACCCTAAATATATCGCGTTTGTGGGATATACGCAACCATTTGTGAGAGACAATATTGAATAACCCTGAGCAATGAGACCCGGTATTGCGTATGCGTTTTCGAATGTGAATCCGGTACTTGAAAAATTTTGTACATATGCAACGTTTGCGAGATATCCGTTTTGAGTAGAACTAGCCCCGGCTGGCCCACCAACCTGTACGGTGGCACTGTACCCATTCGATGTATAAGGAGGGGGGTAGTACCCATCCCCAAGCGAGTATGTCATGTCAAGCCCATTCCCGGATAGATCGTGAAGAACCAACGCATTGGCCCCGTAATAACTCGATTGTAACCCATAGTCCCAGTACCCCACCAGATTCGATGTGATGTACCCGTTGTATGTTATTTTTGAAAAGAGGTACGGATTGAAAAAGAGCATGCTCGTCATCTTCTTCTTATATTACCTAACCAAATTTAGCAAAGAAGCCAAACGCGTTGGAAGATGCAAATGTCGTCGGGAACGTGATCCCGATCGTGCCACCCTGGCCTCCTGTAGGAGTGCTGTTGTAAAGAGAAGATGTTCCGGTGGTGCTGTAGTAGGTGCCCCCCAGGTACACATTGGTCACGGATGGGTCGATGGAGACGTTGGTCAAACCTATGTTTCCAATCGCAGAGGCTGAAGAGAATGGCTGGGTGGTGCAGGCCAACGCACCTCCGATGAAATTACGCACGAGTAAGCCGGCACCGTTGGCCGCAGCTGGAATGGTGGATGTGGTGCCTCCACTGGAATTGATGATGTTGGTGGTTGCTGAAGCGGTGTAGCGGCCAGTCAGGTACAGATTGGCATCGCTTGGATCCACTGCGCACGAGTTGAAGCTCGAAAGACCGCTGGTTGGGATGGAGGTGGTCCACTGACACGTGCCGTTGGATCCGTAATATTTCGCCGCAAAGGCATTGGGGGTTCCTACAGCAGCCTGGGCTGGAATGGTGATTGTTCCACTGCTGGGAGCGCTGGTGCCTCCGTTTCCGTTCCAGATGGTGGTGGCTGACGTGGATGCCACGTTTCCGCACACATACACCGTGTTGTACCCAGAGACTGTGACTCCGTTGATAGAGGACACGGATGAAGCCACGGTGTTGTTGATGGTGGATCCCCACTGGAGGGTTCCGGCATTGTTAAACTTCAACAGGAATCCGGTGTTGGTCACACCAGAAGTGACGGGTAAATTGAACCCGGTTCCGGTCCCACCGGCGCTGGTTGCGTTGTAAAACACGGGAACAACTCCACTGGATGCATCGGTATATGAACCGGTGATGTAGACGTTGGAAAAGGCATCGGCTGCGATTGCAGACCCACTGACCAGAGTCTCCGCGGTTGTGTTGGGCACGATGGCCGTGGACCACTGGGCGATACCGGCACTGCTGTACTTGACCAGGGCCAATGCGGTGTAAGATGAGGTGGGGACACCTGGGAGGGACACAGTGGAGCCGGATGGGGGTGCGCCGGTGACACCGTTGAGGATGGCAAAGGCGGCGGTGTTGGAGTAGGTGGTGGTGATGTATGGGAAACCGGTTGGGTCAACCACGACAGCCACACCAGCCTCATTGGTCACGGTGTTATCGAGAGCGGATGCCCACTGCACCACACCGGAGGTTGAAACCTTGATCAGGGCACCGGCAGTCACCGAACCGGATACGGCTGGAAGAGTAACTCCTGAAGAGACGGACCCACCGGTGAGCGTTCCGTTGTTCAGAGTCAAGGCTGGGGAACTGGCACCGGAATAGGTGACTCCGATGTAAATGTTGGAGTAATTGGTGGGATCCAGGGACCCGGAGTTGACAATCACGTTGGATGTGGAGCTTCCCATGCCGATTGACCAGTAGAGAGCACCGGATGAGGAGTACTTGGCGATGAAACCGCTGGAGGCACCAACAGCCAGAGGGGTTGCGGTGGACATGGTGTTGGAGGTGCTTGCTGTAACCGGGCCAGTGTTGGAAGCCTGAGGAAGGAAAACGGCGGTGGAGGATGCTGGACCGTTGATGAAAGTTCCTCCGATGAAGATGTTGCTCTGATTGTCAGCGACTGCGAAATTCACCGTGCTCCCCTGTGGGGCTGCAACGTTGGATCCGAGGATCGCATTTCCGACGATGTTACGATTCACGGCGTATGTTACTGGCATTTATAATACGGTTACAAAATAGTTTTTAAGGTTTCAACTTGCTCATCGGTAAACTTTTCAGGATAATCAGTCACGTTGAATCGAATGAGAAGATTTCCATTGGGTGGAACTCCAGCCCCCTTGACGATGTATTTTTTGTTCATCTTCAAGAGCCCGCTTGAATATTCAATGTCACCCGTGTAGAGGGGCACCGTAAACTTTTTACCCAAGAGGGACTCTTTGAAGGTTACATCTTGGGTGTAAATCAAATCGGATCCATCCAATTGAAATGGATCCTCTGATGTTTTCACTATATTCACGGAGAGGACAACCGTGTTGTTGATTCCGATTCTTTGTCCCTGTGTCAAACCGGGTGGCAAATCAACCACTTGTCTCTTCTCCACAGTCTTGTACCGTGTGCGTCCACAATCCTCACATCCCTTTCCACGGGCACCGTTACATTCGGGACATGGGGCCCCGAACAACATCCCACCGATGTTTACTGTACCTTGACCCCCACACGTTTTACAAAAACACCCGGGGCACGGGGAATTCTCGACGAAATTGAGTGTAATCTTTTTCCCAAAGAAAACGTCTCGGATGCTTATGTTCACCTGGTGGTGCTGTTGTTGTTGCTGCTGTTGGCTCATTCCATGAAACATATTTCTCAAGATGTCAGCAAATCCTCCACCACCGGGGACCCCGCCAAGAGGTTCAGCCTGTGGATTGGTGATTCGCTCATAAGCGGATTGAATCTCTTTGAACTTTTCGGGATCCCCTCCTTTATCCGGATGATGTTTCATGGCTTGTTTCCTGTACGCCTTTTTCACCTCATCCTCCGAGGCTCCATGAGAGACACCTAAAACTTTATATGGGTCCGTCATTTCCTTTTATTATCTACTTGTTTTTAAGTACCTCCCAATTCTTCTCAACAATCTCTTGGATTGCAGCTCGGTTCAGATTCTTCGCCTTGTTCCACCCGTGATGAGAAACCAAACGATCGAGAATCATACGCATGGTCAACTTGGATGGACTCCCGTTATTCTTCATGATGTAGTTTCTGAGAACAGCCTTGACGTTGGTGTTGAGTTTCTTCTGCACCTTTTCAATCATCTTCGCCTTTAGTTGACTCATCTTTACATTCTGAATCCGGTGGCGGTTTGCATAGTTTTGAATCTGTCTCTTGGTTCTCTTTTCAAAAGGAACAAACTTGGAAGCCATCTTGAGAAGCCACTCCTCTCTGGTTTTTTGCGCAACAGCTTGCACCGGTTTCTTGGGTAATGGAACCGCCAATCGAACCTTTGAAATGGGACTCAGGGTCACGTACCGGTTCAACATGTCCGTAATCTCCGAGACGCTCATCTTTGGATCGACATCAATCCCCTTTTTCTTTAGCACCTTTATGAGTTCATCCTTCTTGTACCCGGATGGGAGCTTCCCGTCAACCCTGATTCTCCTCTTGGGGGATGGCTTTCTCACGATGCCCGCAACCCCAGGGGTCTGGTTGACAACCTGTTGAATTCTGGTGAGACGCTTCATTGGAACAACTCTTTCGAGTTGGGCTTGGGGACTCGGAGTGATGAGCCCGGTGTTTTTCAGAACCTTAAACTGAGCGAGGTTCAGGTGCTCCAAGTGAGGGTACCGAAATCTCATCTGGGCCAATTTGTTCCGGTTCGCTTGAGTCATGCTTGGACCAGCCTTGTTTGAGCGCAAATACGAAAGGTTTGGTGCTGCAATCGCCTTGGTTTCTTTACGTGGTCCAAAATTGGTATATTTGACTGCACGACCCGCGTTGGGTCTGGGAACACGCATGAGGGGTAAGGGTCCCTTTACGGGCTTTGGGGGGCTCATTTACTGTGCACCTAGATTTAAATCGTGGTACCACGATTTAAAGAGTTCACCCCCTGAAACCCAAATGAAGACGTACACCGTGGATCCATCAAACACACCCGATGACTTTGTGCACTTTTTCAACACGCTCGTGGCTCCGGTTCTCACCAAGGAGTACACTGCATATTTTTTGGACATTTGTCGCATCTTCATGAATGCACTCGATGACGATGAGGATTACTTTGTGATGAGGACCAATGAACATGTTTTGATAAAGGGGGAACCTGAACCGGGTACCAAGATGGTGGAGTCTCTCACCGGAACCGACATGTCTTGTGCGGTGTACTCCAAGGAGTTTGCGCGCCTCTACTTGAACAACGTCGACACTCGTCAGACCCATGATGTGGTTGTGGGTGCAATGTTTCCCGAGTACAAAAAGACCCGGATTGCAATCAATCCACTTCCACTCCAAGGAATCCATCAGTATTCTGATGTCAAGTGGCGCATCGACCCCTATAATTTCACTCGAGGATACCAGGCTTCCAACATCAAGTTTGTGGATATCCTGGAGGATTTTGAAAAGATGAAGGTGATGAAGAAAGCTGCGGAGAAAGCCTTTCTTGAAGAGTGGGGAGTATCCATCGACATTCGGGATTACAAGTACTTAAAAAATATCACCGATGAAAAGTAAATGCGGGTTCTCATCACCGGAGCCGCTGGTTTTGTGGGGAGTTTTGTCGTCAAGCACATCCTAGAAAACACCGATTGGGAAGTTGTTGGTCTCGAGCGTCTATCATATTCGGGATCCCTCGACCGACTCAAGGTGAATCTTTCCCGGTACACGTCGGTTCTTCATAATTTGCAGAGTGACATCAACGATCACGTTGCCAAGGAGATTGGGTACGTGGATTACATCATTCACATTGCAGCCAATAGCCACGTGGATCGAAGCATTGAAAATCCTCGTCAATTTGTTTTGGATAACGTCCTCGGAACGTGTAACATTTTGGAATTTGCGCGAAGTGTCCGCCAAACTCTGAAAAGGTTCATCTACTTCTCAACCGATGAAGTGTTTGGTCCAGCCCCAATTGGGGTTTATTATGATGACGATGCTCGATACAATTCAACCAATCCATATTCAGCCACCAAAGCGGGTGGTGAGGAGCTTGCGGTTGCATATCGAAACACGTACAACATACCCGTGATAATCACACATACCATGAACATTTTCGGAGAGACTCAACACCCCGAAAAGTTTATCCCCAAGTGCATCAGTAAGATTCAAAAGGGGGAAACCATCGAGATTCACTCTGATTCATCAAGGACTGTTGCCGGGTCACGCTTTTACATTTATGCGGGTGATGTTGCAGAGGCGATTCTCTTTTTGATTCACAATGGGAAACTGGAAAAGTATAACATTGTCGGAAAGCAGGAGATTGATAACTTTGAGTTGGCAACCATGATTGCCAATCTATTGAACAAACCACTCAAATATGAGTTTGTTGATTTTCATTCGAGTCGTCCGGGACACGATCTGCGTTATGCGCTCTCTGACGCAAAGATGAAGGCGCTTGGGTGGGAACCAAAGGTTGGATTAAAGGAACGACTCGAGTTGATGGTAAAATGAACAACTGCTTGCAGTTGGACTCGAAGAAGTTGGACAACTGCTTGCAGTTGGACTCGAAGAAGTTGGACCTGGACAACTGTGAGCAGTTGAACAACTCAAATGAGTTGAGCATCTTCGTGATTTTCCACGATACATTGTACCCCGAGATGTATGAGGATCTCACTGAAGATGAATTCAAGTGCTTTACGTTCGTGGCGGTGAATGGAGCCACTTCAAAGTATTACAAGGATAAAACAATCAACGAATGGGAACTTCCGGTGTACTTTCCCGAATGGCAAAAGAACAAGTGGATGAACGGTGGAGTGAATCATCACATCGTATTGAACCGATTACTAAAAACCGACTATGCCGGATTTGTTCAATATGATATGAAGTTCAAAAAAGGATCAGTGAATTACATAAAGAGTCTCTTGAAACCTGAGATTGGAGTCTCTATGAGAATCATGAACCTTGAGAATTTACTTGCAACCAGTACATATGGGTTTGGTGACATCAATCTCTATATAAAGAGTCTCGCGGTTCCGATGAAATCCAAAACATTCCCTCTGTACCACATGTGCATCATGCAGAGCAAAAAGTGGTACCAAATTATGCCCGATGTTTTGGTCACTGATAAAGAAGTTTTTAAAGAGATGAAGGAAAGGGACCCATGGTATCGGTTCCCGGTTACCACGGAGAGAATCTTGGCTCTGGCGATCGGTACAGTGGTTGAAGAAGTTCTTGATGTTTCAGAGTACATCACACACGAGAGACTTGCTGGACAAACAAAATTCTAAGTCTCTTGTAATGATCATCTTGATACTCTTTTTGGTGGTGATTTTTTTTACTTTACGTAAAGCCTCAAACTTCTTGATAACCAACATGGGATCTTATTGTAGTCAATTGACCATCGTGTGTTCCACACCACCTGCTGGTATATATGTTGGAAGTATAACAAATGCAGTTTTGTTGATAAATTTTATAAATGCTAATACATTAACTTACGTAGAATATATTACAGATCCTGTAACTAAAATTGTGACACTAAATACTTCACAATATAATTATGTTGTTAACAGTGACGACTGTACTATAACTAGAACTATAGTTGGAGGAAATACAAATAGACCCGTATTCGAAGCAGCTACACTTAAAATGCAACAAGTAGGTCAACTATATTTGAGTAATTTTTACGACATACCACTAACTCTTACAAAAACTTGTTTAATACAATCTTCAAGTTTTACAGGTAATTATAAATATACACCTGAACCTGTTTCTATAGGAATAGGTGAAATGGCTTTCGATATAACAACATATATTACAGACAGTTATTATGGAGATATGATCATAGATCACATACTTATATATTATATACTTGATATTCCCTATAATCTTGAAATTTTCTTTTTAGGTGGTAGAAAATTTGTTTCAACTGGTTATATAAGTCTTGGAAGTGATTGTTATTTTACAGCAACAATGCAATCTTTTAATACCACATTTAACGTTAAATTTAAACTTGTAGGTGTTAGTAATGATGGTAATAAAAATTGTATTCAATTTTCACAAGGTCCAACAGTAAAATGGGATGATCCATCAGCAGCTAAAGTAAATGCACCTACTGTAACTAATTTTACTGGTTCATCTACAACAGATATACTCGATACGACTGGAAATCTACCTGCAAATTGTGTACCATCTGGTTATTATACAGCTACTAATAATCAAGATTTATTATTATCTATAACTATAACAGATTCTACACATCTTACATATTCATTTTTTATGAGAGAATCTTCTACTTATGTTACCACTAATTATATAGGTAATTACTCTTTTACTGTAAATAATTGTCTAGGTTTACCCATATATATTTCTGGTTCACATGGAGACGCGATTGAACAAGGTTTCACCGTTGGACCTGGAGGAACAACTATAAGTATTAATAGTTACTATAATGATGGAGGTTCTTTGGTTTTTACTCAACGATCTGATCCACAGGTACCAGCAGCTAATACAGGAACATTTATTGCCCAAGTTGGAAGTAGTGCTGTACAGATCAACAATGTTATTATTAGTCCAATAAACATATATGTACCTGGGGTTGGTCTCGGTGATTTAATACAAGATGCAAGTGATGCTACTGTGTTTTATAATCCCAATTTAAATAATAAAAGTTATCAATTAAGGACTGGAAAAGTTGCAACTTTAGCTGAAACAGCAAATGGTACTACAACAACTTACAATTTAGTTAAAAGTGCTGTATCACCTCCCCCACCCCCCAGTCCCAGTCCTAGAATATCACCATCTACTGTAATATTTCCAAGTACAAACTTTGCACCTTCCGTAACTCTAGTAAGTACTTTTAGATTACGGTACGGGGATTATACAACCGGTATCGATGAAAATGGAAATGGTATATATTTAACCGGATCTATAAATCTTTATAGTGATGGGAGTATAGTAGGAGGGGGGTCAAAATATACCGTAGATTCAACTGGGGCTGTAAATTCGGGCATCAATTCGGATAATTCTGATTACATAAGTAGTTTAATGAATCAATGGTCTGCGTATACCGGGGTTGGAACAGTAACTTTATATTATCTTACAGATCAAGCCACATCTCGTAACACAAACCCCAAATCTTCAACCACTTTAATCAATGCAATTGATAGTACCGGTGCAGTTACTCTGTATTTTGCAACTTTCTACTAAAGTACCCGCGCTGCTTGTTGGTAAACTTTGACGGCGGGACAACTTCATCGGTGCTGTGAACCCAATGATCTCCTATATGCGCGCTCCACTGTATATTCTCACGATCGAGCACCTTCCTACAGAGTATACACGGCAAACTCGTTCCTAAATTTCCATCACTCTTTTCACGCATCACTATGAGACTTCCAACCTTCATGTGAAGCCAATGAGGAAATTTAGAAGGGGGTACACCATTGATTTGAGCCTTGTGCCTCATGAGAGCCAAGAAGCGGCGTTCAGCACACATGTGAGTCGTGTTACCTACCGTGCAACAATCGCGAGAAGATTGACATGTTACCATTGGCCACATTGATATTAAAATGTTTTATAATTTTAATATGGGATCAGTTGGTCCTATAATTTTGTTAGTGTTTTTAATATTTGGATTGGTGTTGTATTTTTTTAGATGCAAAGTACCTTGGTTAAAAGATCAAATAAAAACATGCAAGTCTTCACCGAGTTCCACTGGGTCCACAGGGTCCACTGGGTCCACAGGGTCCACAGGGTCCACAGGGTCCACAGGGTCCACAGGGTCCACAAGTGGAGGAGATAATGGAAGCAGCGGGGGAAGTTATTGTGATACACATCTATCAGATCCTTTATGTCTTGCTCAGGATATATTGACAAATCGTGATACATATATTGGGTTGGGTGTACAAATTGGATTACAATTTATATTATCAGAATTGAAGGCATTTGAAAGTGGTGCAGAAACTTCAACATCAAAATTATTAACTGGGAAATATTACAGAGCAATCAAGGCTAAATTTTTAGGTAATAGAGCAGAATCTAAAATTGCACAAATGTTAGCAAAAGAAGAAGGTGTAAATATGGTTGGTGCAGATGGTAAAGCGGTTACAGCAACTATGAGGACAATAGAAGGAGCTGGAGTTAAAGCTGTTGATCATTCAGCGGAAAGAGCTGGTATACAAGCAGCGTCTAAAATAGGGTTAGAAACTGCAACAGCGGCAGAAACTGGACCTGCTGCACCATTTGTAGAGGCGGCTGAATTTGCATTCAATATGTTTACTGGGTTCATGGATGAATTAAATTTAGGTGGTTTTCAAGATATGACTGGAGTTGATGCGATGAATTCTATGAGAGATGAAATTTGGTCAACAGTTGTAGATGCTGCCAAAAATGCAAATTGTTCAGATACACAAGAGGCGTGTGAAAATGAAATGGGATCACCATGTGAAGAACCTGGAAGTACAAGTCCAAGTCCAGGTACAGGTAGTTCACCAGCCCCGCGTTGTGTACAAAATGCAGCAATATGCCCAACTTCTTGGTCATGTCCAGCACAAAAACCAAATGTATTTCCAGCTACGTATGGTCCGTTAGATATTGTAGATGAAGATACACTCACTACAGTAACTATAGAAAGAATGAAGTTCTTGTTACCAGGTATAATACAAGATATTATAACTTCAATGTGGTCTCTTACACCTCTCATTGATCCATCAACTCCAGCCTTTACAGATTATATAATGAATCAAATGGACTCTAAAATAGATGATTTACTAAATGAAATTTATAGCGAAATATGCACTGTGAATAATGGTTTGATGTCATCCACTGGTGAATGTTCTTTTACAAAGGAAGCATGTGTTGCTCGGTGGCCAATGCAAGCTGATGATACATATTATGAATGGAGCGATGCAAGCAATCGCTGTGAAACCAGACCATCCGCAATGAGGCTTAAATGTGATCGCATAGGAATGGGTGTACAATATGATGCAAATATAAATTCTTGTAAAATGTCCGATGAATATTGTAGACGATATGGTGCCGATGAGGGTGTAGGACCAGATGGTAATTGTAAATTTAGTGAGGCGGAAAATTTAGCGGAAACAATTCTGGGAACTGCTTTTGTAAGGGGTATTGTGAATGTTATGGATTTTGAACATAATTACAAAGATTGTCCACCTGGATCACATATTCCTTATGAATTGATTGCTGTATCGGGTGCTGGAATGGCAGTCGGTGCAAATATGTTATGCGCTACAAATTCTTGCCCAGATGGACAAGATCGTATGGGAGAAGCTGGTACAACAGGTGGTCTTTGTTATGATAATTGTCCAGCTGGTACAGATATTCATGACCCAAATGGTTACAGACACAATTGGGATATTTCAGATGGTAGTGCAGATCTGACGGCAGTTATGGGGATGTGCTATCAAAATTGTCCCGCGTGGGCTAATAGATCCACAACCGAACAATGTATAAGAGATATGGTTGTGAAAATTCCTGCTCATACGGATGCAGTTTGTCCAAGTGATTATGATACAATTATATCTGGATCCGGTGGATTATGTCAACCAAGCTGCAATGATGCTGGATTTACAAAAAAATATGGTGGTATTTGCTACAATGATCATGTAGACACCAATTTGTTAATAAAAATTCCAAATAAAAATGCTTGTCCAAACGGTCAAAGAGATGATGGTACTTCATGTTGGGAAGATTTTTCATGTAGCACTCATTGTGATAGTAACTGGAATTGGAATGATGGAGGATTTTGTCATACAAATTGTGGTGGATGTGGATGTATAAAGACAAATCTTTTCGACAGACAATATTGTGATACTGGATATGATTTGATCGCAGGTATGTGTTATGCCCAATCGAGACCACTCAAAATAACACGTCCAATGGCTGACGTCGGTCAATGTCCACCAAACTATCATAAACCAGATGGGTTAGGTACATGCTACCAAAATTGCGAAACCTTTGGAGGAAGTTATTATGAAAGTACACCCGGGTTTTGTCAAATGGATTACATGGCTGCTTATCGAGATTCATATGCTAGAGAACCAAATGGAAGTGCATATAAAGTATTTCCAAGAGAAAGAACAGTACCATACCCAACAACATCACAAGATGATTTCAAAAATTCCACATTGGGAAGTCATATGCAACAAGGAATAAATGCTGCACGAAATGGTGATGCTGGTGGGGTTTTTAGAGCTGCTGCAGCTGCTTCCATTGTTTCTGATCCATTTGTTGTTGGTTTGGGTGCGGGGCAACTTGCTAATCTAGGGGCGTGTCAAGTTGATAATACATGTGATGCTCAGAATGTAGATGGTACAAGAGATTAACTATTTAAAAGTGCAATTATAATCGATAAAATTACAACTGCTACTATTATACCAATTATGAGAGCTGTATTCGTTTGACTACAAATGAATGGAACATTGATAATAGCGCACATGAAATTTTTACCAGTGGCTCCTAATGATCCTGCTGCTTTATATGCCTCATTACCAGCTTGTGCTGAAAATGTTGTTGAAACATCAATTGTTCCACCTGATTGATAAGGTGAAGTACCATTAAGTGATGCAGAAATTGTAATCTGATTATCTTGTGGTGAATCGAGTATATTCTGATCGGTACAATCAATGGATGGATCTGTTTTAGATCCACTAATAGTAATGGTATCGGTTGATAAAATTTTATAACTTGGAGTAAATGTTATTAAAATACCGGATTGATCCGCATTATCCTCAACTTTTGTGATGGTTCTTTGGGTAAATTCACTATTAACATAATCATTAAATGCATTCAATGCAATATAAGCGGCAACTGCAGCACCTATAACAAGTCCGGGATGTTTAGCTAACCATGCAGCTTTATCAGCCAATGCATTTGCTTGTTTTGCTTCTTTCGCAAGTGTTTTATCAGCGTCACGTTGAGCCTGACTTGCAGAATCCGTCTCAACCTCTGATAATACATCTCTTAAATTTACAGCACTTGCAGCTGCATCTTTCGTTGCCTGTGAAGCTCCATCTTGTGCTGCTTGTTCTACAAGATTAGCTGCATTCTGACTAGCATCTTGTACAAGTTTTCTTAATGATGTCCTTGATATATCGCTAGCTGCTAAAGATGAAGCATCTTGAGCTGCTGAACTTGCAGCATCTTCTGCTGCTGTTTTAGCAAAATCTTTAGCAGCTTGTTCTGCTGCTGATCTCGCAGCTGATCTTGCAGCATCTTGAGCAATACTATCAGCAAGAGTTCTTAAAGCGTTTGCTACAGCAGTTCTTACAGCTTGTAACACAGCAATTCTTGCAACTTCTTTAGCAACACCCGCTGCTAAACCTGGCATTCTATTTTTTAGACGATATTATTATTTCGTAAATTTCTTTCAATTGGTGTCTCTCTTCATAGAGTCTCTTGCAATTGTAAATAAAAAGCACGAGTATGAAAATCCATGAGAATGTGTTGGAGTTGGCTGAATAAATGGGCCCCATCAAGTTTCCAAAGAAGGTTTCTGAATCCAACTCCTTCCCCCTGAGCATTTTTTCAAGAACAGTCAGGCAACACGTTTGATCATTCAAGATCCAATGAATCATAATCCCAAACATCAGAACGAGATTCAACAAGATGACGAGTGCATTGTTTGAAATAGGGGCAATGACCAAAAATAGAACAAGGAAAATGTGGAGGTATCTCACCAGATTTGCGAGAAAGATTCCCTCCATAATAATATTGGTCAGTAAATAAAGATGCCCAACCTACCAGCAAGTTCCTTTGCATCCATGGGTTCTTTAACTTGTATATTCCTCCTGGTTTTCACCGTGATTGCATTTACTCTCCAGCACCCAACATATCAACCAACTCTGACGAGAAGTTCCAATTCAAAAATATCGAGACAATTTACGGTGGCTATGATGGTCATCTCTATACTCGGGTTTTTATTCCTAACATTCTCCGCCTTTAGCCATCATCCAGTTGCCGCCAACAGAGGTGCTGCACTCAAAGAGGCTCTTGGGGTCTAATCTTCTTCCCAATCGTAAAGATAAACTTCGACACGGTCTGCACCTTGGGAATCTGAGTCTGAAGACTCGGGTCATTCAAAATAAGAGCTGACACCGCCGCCTTTGCATTCTGTAGCTCCACAATCTCCGTCTCTATGGAATTCTCGTGACTATAAATCAACTTTTTAATCTGCACCATCTTGGTTTGTCCGGTGCGATGAGCCCGGGCAATCGCCTGAAGCTCAGTGGCTGGATTCCAAGCTGGGTGAGTAATATATACACGACTCGCCTCCTGGAGATTCAACCCCACCCCACCAGTCTTGATTTGAATCAGGAAAACTGCTGGAGTTGGAGAATCTCGAAAACTCTGAATCACATCCTCCCGATCCTTGGTGTCTCCGTTGAGCACAAACACATGTGCGTGTTCTTTTAAAAGCTCTCTGATTTTGAGCGCCTCACCTGTAAACTGATTAAACACCAGAGTCTTTTCAGTGGGGTGACCCTTGATACTCTCCACAAGGTAATCCAACTTTGTGGTGGACTCGTGTGGCCACTGTTCCCTTTCTTCCGTGTCCCCTTTTTTGAAAACCCCATCATAGTACAACTGGGGCCATACGCAAATCTGGCGACATCTCAAAAACGATTCCAGGATAGCCATCATATCCGCTTTTAGACGAATATTCTCACAGAAATCCTCATACACCACATCATAGAGCGCCTTTTCAGGTGGACTCATCTCCAGCTCCACATTCTCAAACCGGCACGGAACCAGACCGGTGCGCATAGCCGCCTTGGTTCTCCTCAGAACATAGTCGTCTCGAATCTGGTTATAATTTCTTTGAATATTCCCAGCTGATATTCCCACAAACTTGGAGAGGGTCACGAAATCCTTGATGTTATTGAATATAGGAGTGCCAGTCACGACCCATTTTATATTCGAACCAAGCCCCATGCACTCCTTGAACATCTTCGAGTTGGAGTTTCGGATAAAGTGCGCCTCATCCAAGATGATTCGGTCCCATGATTTTTCCTTGACTTGTGAATCACCGACGAGAGAGTAGGAGGTGACACAGACTTCAGAGTCACCCAGGGTTCGGTTGGCACCTTCAAACCCCTCGACGGTAAACTTGGTAAAACGGCGCACCTCTGAAATCCACTGAGAGATGAGAGACTTGGGAACCACAACCAAAGTCTTGGGTTTTTTATTCTCCACCATGGTTTTCAAAAGCTGCACCGTCTTTCCTAGACCCATCTCGTCACAGAGAAACCCCCCTTTGGGTCCAAACTTTGCATTCTCCTTTTTTAAAAGCCACCGAACACCCTCATGCTGATATGGGGAAATGAGGCGGATCATTCTAGATTCGGATCGGTCCAACGACTCGTCGTTGTCCTCAAACCCTTTTCTTGACAACCTTGTTCGCCTTCTTCGGACCTGTACACACCTCTTTAGAATATAACTTGTCAAATGCAATTTGATATTTCTCCTGATTCTTTTTATTCTTGTTGAAAAGCTTAATCTTTGCATCTATGATGCTCTTTGGAGCCCCGACCCTTTTATAAAAGGCGAGCCATTCAGTCAAACTCGGTTGCTTCTTATTCTTTTCACAATAACTATTCAAAAAACGACAGAGATGATGATGATAAGGTTCATATACTGAAAATAATACGCGGTCACCGATAATTTCCCATCTAAACTCTAGCGGCTTTACAATCATCTACTCTACTGGCAACTCAATTCTCTAATCATCAAACTCCTCCTCTTCGAGGACAAAGTCTGGATCTGGATCCGCGTGTTCGCTACCAACCTCAAACTTCTCCTCTTCGTCATTCGTCACATCTCCGTGAGTGTCACACAGTGAACACTCCTTCTTTTCACCAGGCTTGTGAGTGTGCACCGGCACCACCTTCGCCTCCTTTTTCGTCTTGGTCTTTGTAACCGCTCCATCATTCTTCTTGAGATGGATGGTGCAGAATGGGCCACCCTTCACGGCACACTTGGTACACTGAGTCCCCTTGGCGGTCGTTGCAGTGCAGGCATTCTTGGGAGGCTCGCGCTTCTTGCCAAACTCACGAGGCTTCTCCGCCTTTTTCTGAGTCACCTTTGCTTCGATGGAAATTGGTGCACCAAAGAATGTCTTCATAAACTCATCGAGGTCAAGATTGGGATCCTTATCCTTGGCCTCGAGAAGAGCGACACCGAAAGCGTGGTAGGGGGCAATCACGGAAGACATGAAAGAGGCCATTTGGTTTTGTTTTGTTGTCGTCTCTTTTTTTTAAACGAACCTGTTCACTTGTTTAAAAAAATTTTATACACATCCAGAATAATTCCGGGTAAAATCAAAAGTAAAATCAAATTGAAATCTTGTGGGTGTAAAACTTTTCTGTCACTTTCCGAATAGTCAATCATCTTAGACTGTTCTATGGAAATTATACATCCCTTGTGCATCAACCAACATAATATAACACCCACGGATAAAAGGAGATGAATCATAATGTTGGTCGGTTCGGTGAAAAAATACCCCACCATCAGATTGGTGACTATCAAAATGTGATGTAAAAACATTAAAAATTTAACTCTGGGTGACAACTCATACTTCCTGTGAATGACATATACATCTGTGTGCCAGTTGTATGATGTGATTATAAATATCAACAACCATAACTGTGAGTCTCTCACCATTAACATACTATAGTATTAAAAACGACGAATCTTCCCCTGTGGTCTATTGTTACTCACCCTCGAAGACTCCCACTTCTTGCGTCTATGAAAGTCACCGTCAAAGTTCTTCGTCCCCGATTTATTTGGTGAGTGAATCTTTCTATCCGAATAGTAATCTCCCGACTCATTCAAAATGTACTCCAAATCTTCATCTGTGATTTCCTCCCCACACTTTTTCAAAAAGCTATACGTCTTCTCCATCATCACCAGCTCATCCATCACCAACCAGCTTGGAAACTCGTCATCCTTGGCCATCTCAAGAATCTCGTCAAACGCCTCATTGTACACTGCATCCTTCTTTTCTTGAACCGCATCAGACTTCCACTTTTTGAGTGGCATGCGCTTGAAGTAAAGTTTTTTACGGCACTTGGGGCACCCATCATTCGCCCCCTTGTGGTACCACGTCTTGACGCAATCGTGACAGAAACTGTGTCCACACACCAGCTTGCAGTTGGCGTTGTTGCAATAACACACCTCACACTCCATCTTATATTCGGTTTAGATTATTTTGACGGGTTGATCGTCGGACCAGTACACGTGACTTCAAAACCTCCTCCTCGGTAAACTCGGTCCGCTTACCACACTCATACTCTACAACCCAATATGGATCCCGAAACTCGACGACTGTGCCAGTCCTGCAAATCTTGGTTCCGATATACTTGGTTGGGTCCACCTGTCCAATGAAATCGGTAATAATCACATGCATGGTATTCTTAATTTCATTAGGATCTCCTGTAAAAGTTTCAGTATCAATAGACCGGAGTGGCGTCTGGGTCACTCGGAGTTTTTGGAGACACAACCTCTCACACTGTTTCACATTCATGCCTTCAGGGATGATCCATTCATGTATAAGCTTTGCTCCAATATTTTTCAAATCACGATCTTTCAGGCGTTCCCCCGCGCCTCTCAATGAATATCCCGCCTTGAATTGGGGTTCTTCCATCTCAAGAGGGGAGCGTGTTTCACACAAATACATTGAACCCATTGTCTTTGTTATTCAACATGTTTCTTTTTTAACTAAAGAAGAGGCTTTATTTTTGAGAAATGTCCAACGACGCGTCGTTGTCCAACGTGTCCTATGCCATCTGTGTATGTGATGAGGCTACTGAACTGAAAAATCTTTTGGTATTCCTGGAGGAGGTTCGAAACAAGGAGAAGACCGAAGTTGTCATCTTGGTGGATTCTATCAAAACAACCAAGGAGGTTGCCAAGTCAATCAAGGAGTGTCCCACTGCAAAGGTGCATTATCGCGATTTTGATGGTGACTTTTCGGCTCATAAAAACTTTTTAAACTCAAAGTGCACGGGAAAATACATCTTCAACATCGATGCCGATGAAATGCCAACAGAGGATCTCATCAAGGTGCTCGAGGACGTTTCGGTTGATACATTCGATGTATTGGCAATCACTCGCGTGAATGTGTGTCCCGGGTTTACAAAATCCTTTTTGGACCGATGGAATTTTAAAATCAACAATGCTGGGTGGATCAATTGGCCCGATTATCAGCTGAGATTCTACAGAAATTCTCCAGAGATTGAGTGGGTCGGAAATGTGCATGAAAAGATTAAAAATACCAAGGAGGAGGAGACCAAAATCGGAGCCATCGGAACCGAACCCAGTGCCATTTTCAGTCTGTGGCACATCAAGACTCCATCCCGTCAGAATAAACAGAATGAGGGGTACGAGAAAGTTGGACAACTTTCTCCACCAACAGTAAATGAAGGTGGTGAGAATGGTTCAGGCCAATGATGGAAAACATAAATATATGGTTTACATACGGGATGACAATGACAAAATTCACACTGTCAAATTTGGAGCCAAAGGGTACTCAAATTTTACAAAGCACAAGAATCCGATGAGAAAACAGAGATACATCACGAGACACCAAAAGAGGGAAAATTGGGGTAAATCTGGAGCTTTTACACCTGGTTTCTGGAGTCGTTGGGTTCTCTGGAATAAACCAACGATACAAGCGTCGTTGAGAGTGGCAAAGTTAAAAATTAAATAGGTTAATATATTAATGACATTTCTAACGATCGTGGAGGTACCCCACAGCACTTTTTGGAATCCCAAATTTGACATAATAAACAACAACCCAGTAGAGGAAAATCTACACGTGATTATGGTTATATCAAATCCATGCAACTTTAAAAAGAGGTACAAGCTCGCTCGTGAATTTATGGCACGGATGGATCTCGAAAAGAATGTGATTCTCTACGTGGTGGAGGTGGTTTACGGTGACCAAGAGTTTCACGTTGCGGATCCAACCAATGAGAGACATCTCAGAATACGCACATGGGAATCACCCATTTGGCTCAAGGAGAATATGGTCAATATGGGTGTTGATTTGCTCTTGCCTCATGATTGGAAGGCGATGGCTTGGATTGACGCGGATATAGAATTCGACAATCCTTACTGGGCTCTTGATACTCTGAAAGTTTTAAATGGCTCAAGGGACATTGTCCAGTTGTTTTCTCATTGCGTCGACATGGATGAGGATGAGGAGCAGATGAAGATTTTCAATTCATATGGATATCAATATTCCCGAAACTCAGAAAAGGAATTTTGGCATCCAGGGTATGCATGGGCAATGACCCGAAATGCTTTCGATTCACTTGGAGGTCTCTATGATTTAGGGATTCTTGGTTCAGGTGACTACAACATTGCAAAGAGCATAAGTAATCAAGGTGCTGAAAGTATCCACCAAGGAAATTCAGATGGGTACAAGGCAACTTTGAGGATGTATCAGCAAAATGCCAAATTCTTGAGACTCGGATACATTCCAGGAGTCATCAGGCACTACTTTCATGGATCTAAAAAGAATCGAAAGTATGAAGATCGCTGGAAGATTCTGGTAAAGTACCAATATGATCCTTTGAAACATATGACCAAGAATGAATTTGGTCTCATGGTTCCTACACCCGATTGTCCACTTGGACTCTTGGAAGAGATCCTCCAGTATTTCCAGGAGAGGAACGAGGATGAGTAGTCAAATTCGAAGAATTTGTTTCCGCCACCAACCCATCGACAACCGCATCCACAATTTCAGAATCGGTTTTTTTAGGTACCCTCGTGGCGTTCATAACAAGGTTTGTGATTCGTGTGCTTAAAGAAGGTGTGTCTGGGGGTGACTGATTGAAATTCTTTTCACCCACCATCCCATTGCATATATCTGGTTTATTATCTACACCTGGAAATTCGGTATTGTAAGCATCAACAATCTTTTGAGGAATCATCGGAGACTGAGCGAGTAAACGATCCATTTCGGTTCGGACAGTTGAAATTAAATCACTTCTTCTATGTTTATCACTGAGGCTAATCTCAGTTTCTAGAAGACGATACAACATGGCGTACTGCATAGCCGCACTTGCGTGAAGCTCCGTTTTTTCTGCAGGTTTCCCAAAACGTTGAACGCTGTTTATCAGACCTATGACTACATTTATACCACCAAATATATATCCGAGAGCCATTTCCAACTGATTCTTTGTCTGTGCACCAGCGGTTGAAAACCCCCCGGCTCCAGCAATTGTTGAAAGTATTATACTTGCGTATGTGAAGTTTGTGTTGATTTTTTTGTACAACGCCATTGACTTGTAGTGGAGCCATCTCCACCCTGCAGCTTTTGATTTCCAAATCTTCAAAAGTTCAATCTCATTCGACGCATATACTGAAGTATTTTCAGTCATCTGATGTTATACAACAATTAATTGTTGGCACTTTAACTGTTGGAACAATTAATTGTTGGCACTTTAATAATGAATCAGGTGGAGCTTCAATTGTATGTCATGATAGTTCTTCATGTAATGATATGGCTCTTTGTTCTCTTTGCATGGGCTTTTAAACTTCAAAAGATTGCATTGTACGTACTTCCCCTCATTTTCATCTTCCAGTGTCTTCCGTTCCATGGACTTGTCAAAAAGAAGCTCGAGTTTGTAAAGAAGAACAAGGATAAGTTGAAAAAGATTGAAAATTTCAAGGTTCCCAAGAGATCCAAGTGTAAATTTGAATACTACGCAAAGGTGCTCGAAATGCCTTATGATGAGGTGGTTGAACTCTTTTCATATCTGAGATACTATGAGTTGTCAGTTTTCATCTTGAAGTACAAGAATTATGTATACAACTACTTTGAGGATAATGGTTTTGAGAATCCGATGTCATCTCAAGGCATGATTGTCATTTCTTACATTTTAAATACCCTCTTAAAGTAAGATGATTTCAATCATTGCCCTTATAGTGGTGCTCATATTCATACTGGTACAAGTCAATACAAGAAACCAAAAATTTACCGATGGGATACCTCACATCATCCACCAGGTTGCAATGAGTAAATTACAGGATGAAGATTCGTGGCCTTCATCCTGGAAAAAGTGTCAAGAGAGTTGGAAAACGCACTTTCCAGATTTCGAGTACATACTGTGGAATGATAACGCAGCTGAAGAATTGATAGTCACGGAATTTCCATGGTTTTATGATACATACAAGGTGTATGATAAGGATATAAAGAGAATCGATGCAGTGCGTTACTTTATATTGTATCATTATGGGGGTATCTACGCCGATATGGATATGGAGTGTAAAAAGAATTTCTGGAACCAGATTCCACAGGATAAAATTTCAGTCTTGGAAAACCCCCTCCCCAAATGGATACCCGGAAAGGCTCGGGTCCAAAATTCATTGATGGTCACACCTAAAGAAAACCCAATATGGATGAGTTCTTTCCAAGAGCTTGAAAAGAACAGGGGACACCAGAGTGTTTTGAAAGCCACCGGCCCTGGGTTACTTCAACAGATGGTGGATAGAAACCCAAGACATTTCAACATTCTAAAAAGAGGGGAGTTTGTTCAAAGTATATCACTGGAGCATAATCCAATCATAAAACTCTCAAGTGATGAAAATGTATCCGTGGAACACCATGCAAGTGCTTCATGGGATGATGGATTCCTGAATGATATTTACAAGAATATTATACAGTAATCTTTTTCCAAAACTCCTTTGGGTTTTTTTGGTACGTTTCGAAAATCTCATCATTCGCATCATCCTTTTGGAAATCCCCAACAGGAGACTCTTTGGTCAAGATGAATTTTAAATCCTTCACCTCCGGTGTCCAAAGAGAGGCGAGTCCAAACGCCACGTCATGTATATACCCTTCCGAATCTTCGACCCAGTAGTATCTCAGTGTTTCACCAGTTTCAGGAACCTTACAAAATCCCTGTATGATTGATCCAGGAGCCTTGAGATACATCTTGATGTAGTAAGCACAATTCTCAACAGTGGAGAGACCCTTTTTCTTTTTGAGTTTCAACAAGAGTGCAAATCGTTCCATTTATTATCCTTTACATATAATAATGACGGATCTTTTAACTGGCAAAACCTTTTATTATGTTTATCTAGATAATTCAGTGTACAAAACTATTATATATATGTTCAACAACGGAGTCGGTAATTTCATATCTCAGGATTTGGGTTCAAGTAAACCAACAACACCACCTTCATATCAATCTTCAACCGCTACACCAATTCTAACATACACAGGTACTGGAACCACATATTCCATCACATTCACCACAGGTGTTGATATAGGAAAGACCGTAACCGCGACATTGAGTGCCGATGGGAAAACATTGACTTTTAGTAATTCAAGTATACTCAACACAGATTGGGCTTCGACTGTTGTGAATACCGCCCCGAGCCCACTCGCTTCAACATCCCCAAGCCCGGATTCAGGTTCAACACCATGGAAATGGTGGGTTTGGGCCCTTATCGCTCTTGCTGTCATAGTTGTACTTGGTGGATTTGCATTTTTGATGATGGGAAAGAAATAAATGAGTGATAATTTAACCGGCAAAACCTTTTATAGCACTCAACCCACGTGGTGTTGTTAAAAATTATAATCGCTTATAGGTAAATGGACCCTATCCTCAAGAAAACCAATGAACGATTCACAATGTTTCCCATCAAATACCCAGACTTGTGGGATCTTTACAAAAAAGCATTTGCAAGTCTGTGGACCGTTGAGGAGATTGATCTTTCAAAGGATACAGAAGATTGGGAAAAGTTGAATGGGGATGAGAAGCACTTTATCAAGACGGTTCTGGCATTTTTCGCAGCTAGTGACGGTATAGTATTTGAAAATGTAAATTTAAATTTTATGGATGAGATTCAAATATCAGAGGCGCGTGCATTCTATGCGTACCAATGTTGTAACGAGATGGTTCACAGTGAAACGTATTCTCTCATGATTGAAAAACTCATAACCGATCCTATTGAAAAGGATCATCTATTCAACTCCATCGACACAATTCCATGCGTAAACAAAAAGGCTCAATGGGCCCTCAAGTGGTTTGACAAGAGTCTTCCATTTGGGGAGCGTCTGTTTGCGTTTGCATGTGTCGAGGGAATTTTCTTTTCAGGAAGTTTCTGTGCCCTCTTCTGGATAAAGAATCGAGGAATACTTCCCGGGCTTTGCTTTTCAAACGAACTCATTTCAAGGGATGAAGGGTTACATCAAGAATTTGCTCTGACACTCCTCAGTCACCTCGAGGAGAAACCAAGCACGGAGCGTATTCTAGAAATTGTAAATTCAGCTCTTGAAATTGAAAAGGAGTTTATAACCGATGCACTTCCTGTGAAGCTCATAGGGATGGATTCTGAGAAGATGTGTGACTATATTGACTTTGTTGCCAATCGCATCTTGAGTCAGGTGGGTGTATCAGATGAACTCCGTGGAGTCCCTTCCTGTCCCTTTGATTGGATGCAGAACATCTCACTGGATGGAAAGACCAACTTTTTTGAAAAGAGGGTTGGGGAGTACTCAAAGTACATGCCTGCTGATGGAGACGGTATCAGATTTACTGAGGATTTCTAACGAATCGCTTGCGATTCGTTTACTCGCTTGCGATTCGTTTACTCACTTGCGATTCGTTTACTCACTTGCGATTCGTTTACTTCACTTGCGATTCGTTTACTCACTTGCGATTCGTTTACTCACTTGCGATTCGTTTACTTCGCTTGCGATTCGTTTACTGTGTTTACTCCGAAAGATTCGCACCCATTATGGAATCCTGATAAGAAGCGCCCTTCTTCTTACCGGCTGCACTTCCGTTACCACCCTTCATGCACCCCTTTCCACAGTGCATGCCCATAAGGAAATAAATAACAAGGCCAAACAGAGTGGCGTGCAGTACCATACCGGTTGGATGGGGCAGACCCTCGACGGTTGCAATCAGTGGACCGAAAACCTTGCGGATAAGCTTATATGTCATCGGGCTGGAGAAGATCAGGAAGAGAATGACAAACTTGATGGTGTGCATCAGTTTAACTTTAGGGGATGGGCACCAGCAGTGAGACATTTATTATTGCTGAAGATTTTTATTCGTATAAAAGATTTTTTCCTCTTGAAAATGCTTTACCAATACCCCTGACTGCTCCACGACCTACATTTCCAAGTCTCTGTCTGAATCCGCGTTTTTGATTATTATACATTTTTCCAGGGTTTAAATTTACAGTGTTATTTTGTGTTTTTGTACGGTTTATTCGTTTTTGTGCATTATTAAAGAAACTACCTATAAGCGGTCCTTTATTTTTTCGTATTAGATTATTTGATTCGGGAACTCCTATTGTATTTACCAATCTATTTTTGGAATTTTGATTTATAGAATTATTTTTAAGAATATATTCTATAATTTTCTGTTTATTGTTACCCACCTTTGATCGTATACCAGCAATGGTCAATGCATTTTTTGAAGGTCCGGTTGGTCTATTTGGGAGTGGTGGAGGTTCATTCAATATGGCTGCAGCTTGATTATTCTTAGCCCTTGCAGTATTTGTATCACCTGCAATCGCAGCAGCTTCAGCTTGTTTTGTGTTGTTTATTGCTTGTTGCACAGCTGGAGTATTTGGTAAACCAAAAGCTTTATTTCTAAGTCTTCTTGCTCTTGATATACCTCCTCTGATACGGTTCATTAATGAATTTGTTACGAGAGGAACCTGAGCAGGTGTCGCACCGGTCTGATTTCTCCAACTGATGATAATTTTGTTCATCGCATTTTTAACCTGTGAAGCATTGCTCAGATTCGTCTTGGTGTAATTTACTATAGCTTTTTTAAGATTAACATTTTTCTGATTAACACTACTGAAGAAGCCCATCTTTTGTAATTATCAAAGATTAAAGAATTGAAACTATTATATATCAAGAAGCAATGACGGCTCAGATGTTCAACACTTTCGATCCTTCTGCACTCGTTTTTTCCGACATGAAGCGAAACGCGAGTGGAGGCAAGACTGTCTATATCAAGCGCACGGGTGGAGTGGCGGCACTTTTCGAGCTCCCTGAGCTGCGCGCTCCATTTGGTCTGAGCAGCTACACTGACACCAAGACGAACAAGACCAGTTACAGTGTAGATCTGTCACTTGACAATACCCAAGTGGCGGAGTTTTTCACCAACATTGAGCAGCGTGTTCTTGACACAGTCATGAATCACTGTGACGAGTACCTAGGCAAGACGTATTCTCTTGATGTCATCAAGAGTGCTCTGTTCAAGAGTTGCGTCCGTGAGTCGAAGGAGCCTGGAAAGTATGCTCCGACTCTGAAGCTCAAGGTGCTCGTCGACAAGAATGGTGGATTTATTCCTCTGGCGTATGACAGTGATCGCACCCAGATTCCACTGGATCAGATTCAGAAGGGTCAGCGCATCCGAACCATTGTAGATGTCAATCAGATTTGGATCGTGGATAACAAGTTTGGAATTACCGTTCGTCTTGTGCAGCTGATGGCTTTTCCCATGAATAGTCTCCCAGCCTGTGCGTTCAGCGAGCCTGATGTTGTTGAGGACGAGGAGTAGAAAGATCTTGTCAAGTAGTAATAGATGGAGTTTGTAAAACGTTCCAAGAATCCTAGATATGAATATAGTATGCATCGTAAATTATATAATGAATTTCCCAGTTTTGTCACTCGACCCCTTCGTCTCAAAGGTAATAAGATTCACATGAAATATTACAAGAACAAATCTCTGAAACAATACCTGTCGTCGCGTAAATCTGTACCCAATGTTCTCTCGATTGTACGAAAAGTGAAGAGAATGATTGATTCAATCCAAAGAAGATTTCCTTTATTTAGACACAATGATCTCCATATAGGTAACATCATTGTTGAAAGTAAAGGGAAACTTCGTTTCACTGATTTTGAATTGACTCGTTTACAGGGAAGAGTCCCAAAAATTATACCCTCATTTGGGGTGACAAATAGACATAATCCAAGATATGATTTTCATTGTTTCCTGAATTCACTGCGTTCTTTTATGATTCACACTAAACGGCCCGTTGGGATACTCAATAAGTTGTTACCACCTGGCTACAGGGGAAAGAATGGTAAATATGTAAGGAACGGTAGACTTACATCTTGAAGATGGAGATGGCGAATGCGAGCAGGAACACGTCAACATATGACTTGATGCCGGTGCCCTGGATGGGACGGAAGATGGTGATGTACTTGGTCAGCGTGGAGTTCCACAGATACTTTAATATAAAGGTGATGATGAACAGGTACAGAAGAAACACTATGATGTTATAAATCAGATCGGTTGCTGAGCGAGAAGAAAGAATACCCTGCATTTTAATAGTTGCTAATAAAATAAATGAGAAGGACGACTTTGAAAAAAAAGTCGTCTTTGCCCCTTTCTGGATCCGAGCCAGTCTTTAAGTATTCTGTATGGGGTGATGTTGGAAAAAACCGGGACAATTGTTACGATTATGCATTTGGTGATGATGCGCCAAGAAATCAAAAGAGCGTTCCTGGAAACCATTCTGGAAACCGATTCAAAAACTCAAACTTCACCTCCTGTACCGGAATTGCCAAGAGAGTTCTTTCTGACAATCCTGGAAATGTTTACAAGTGCAAAAACCCCAACAAAGTTTGTAAAAGGGGGTTTTATAAGGTGATGAATTTTGTAGCCCCCACCAACATATATGGCAACTCTACTGGAGATTTCCATTGGTATAGACAAAATAAAGCAGTGAGATACAAGATAAAGGCTGGAGACACCATCACCGGACTTGCGCGTTTTTTCAAAGTGACACCATACGTCATCAAAAAGGCACTGCTACGTAAAACAAGACCGTCTTCAAACAATGATGGAAAAATTGCCAATCGAAATGTGAGCTTTCCACAAGCTGGTCCCAAACTGCGCCCTGGAAGCGTCATAACATTTCCAATAAACTTATGGAGCCACAAGCAAGGATGGGCAACCGGACCACTCTTGGTTGATGCTAAAAATAAGGTTATTACGGACCCGAGAAGGGCGGCTCGGAAATATGGTTACAATTACTCCAAATTTTGCAGTGCCTATTGTGTGCGTGCTGGAAAAGTTGTCACGGGAAATCCAATCTCCTGAAGAATATGCCTGATGTCATCCTCAACTTGCGTATTAAATTGAATGTCAGTCACGTAGTCTGCCAAATTGGTTTCGATTCCAAACATTGTGTTTATTGTTGTTAGATTGTTGCTCACCAGATTTGCATCTATACCTATTGGTTCTATGTGTATCCGTACATTATATGTAGTAATTTCAATGGGAACTCTACACTGAGGGCATGTGTTGTGTTTCTTTTTCCATTTCTCTATACACTTGGTGTGATAAATATGAACACAGTTGTTCAACTTCTTACTGTTCGTATTGTTCATAGGGGCTAAGCATATACTGCATGGTTCACCTGAGTGTTTACAGCATTTGCCGTCATCTTTGCTCTTGAGTTTACATCTCTCACCTGATAATGTGAGTGCTGAGCATCGATCATCCATTAGAGTATTATTATAAATTAATAATCACGAAATCTCTCCAGTCGGTGTCTGAGTCTCATATTTTCCGCCTCGAGTGTGCGTATTGCATCTGCGTATCTTTCACCAACAATATCATCAAGGGCCTTTTTAAAGACTACAAACTTATCTGCATCTTGTGTAGCTCTGCACACTGGACAAACGTCAGAGTGAAGATACCATTGAGTTATGCACTGTTCGTGAAAGATGTGCATACAATTTGTGGGGTACCTGGTTGCAACCTGTTCAAAACAGATGGCACAGTTATCCTTTGGTTTATGCCATTGACAATTCTCAGAACGTTTACATTTCGATCCAGAGAGTGTCAATCCTGTACATTTATTCATCCTAATATATCCCGAATCTTATTATTAATTTTATCAGGGCTCAATGTCCCATCGATGATGTGGACCCCCTTCTTCTTTCTGATGTAATCAATGTAATAGAGACCCACCTTTCGAAGGTACTCCAATGTTATTTTAGAATCTCCATCCTGACGTCGATGTGCAAGTCGTTCAAAGCAAATTTCAGGGGGTGTAAAAATGTAAATGTAAACATCTGGTGACCAACCATTCATTTCCCAAAAGTACTTGTATACGGTATCCTCCTCCTTGGAGACTGTTTCGTCATCTACAAACATTTTCCAAAAGACATCCCTTGATGATTCTGGAGATCTTTCAAAAATTTTAAAGTCGTTTTTGTGTGTGTGAAATGATTTCAGAATTGCAAACTGTAACAAAAGTGCCCAACGCTTCGGGTCACTGTAAAACAACTCAAGGGGCCAATCATATATTCTTTCAGATAATACGGAGTACCCTTGTTTTGCCAACATGTCAAACTGTGTAGATTTTCCTGATGCTATGTTACCATCTATAACGACTCGTCTCGGTGAGTCACTCATCCCTACTTAGGTACTTGAAAGTCTTCTTTATAATCAAAAACGGAGCACTTTGGCTGTGGGAAGAATGATTCTGGATCAAGGTTCTGAAGAAACATGCGATACTTTGTAGAGTCATCGTATGGATTAAGATGAGCAGTCTCCATCAGAAGTGTATCGTTGTAAATTCTGGTGGATAAGTAATTGGTGCACCTGGAATCAGCCATACCCATGCGCGTAGACATTTATTCTTTACCAAGATTTAATATCACGTACTTCATCCCTCCAATATTCATCAAAAGAAAATCCCATGAAATTTGGAAAAACATCAATGTCCTCTGTACTCTTCATTCGTGTACCCGAGTCTGACTTGATGGTTTTGAGAATGAAACGATATGCCGCTATAATCTCTCTCAAGTTGACTGCTCCTGTAACTATTATTTTACCAGAACTGAAAATGCTCGCTGTAATCATCTTCATACCTGGTTCGGGTTGAAATTTAACCTTTACAGCAGAATACGTCTCAGGATTGAAAGTCACCACGGCACCGGTTGCCTTCATGGAGGAGATTATACGAGACAAATTCAATACCGAGTTGATTGAAAAATTTGTATTTATCATCACTATCCTACATTCGTCACATCTGACATTATCGAGACCAAATATTTTATTAAAGATGGCACACAACTGCTTTATGGTTCGGTTGCAATCATTAATATTCGAGCACCCTGTGATGTGTATGGTGCAATTTGGGAAAATTTTTATAGATTTTTTGGAATATACATCGGTGTACTCAACTGTGGCTTGGTTATAAAAACCATTTTCTTTCAGAGACCACACAAAAACACCCACCCCATTCCTCTTGACAATTTGTTTCCTCTTGAAAGCTTCTCGTATCTTCTCCATGTCTAACAAGTCGGTTCCACAATGAATTTTGGTGAGGGCTGTTATCGTTGTTATCCTGATAAAAGAAGGACATGGATTCATGGTTTTCGATGCATCATCATGAATCTCCAACAAAGACTTTATGTAACTCTTTGTGTCGTTCATTTAAAAGCAAAGACCCTTTTAAGCCTCCTTTTTGGTCTTATGTCACGGATCAAACGCTTTTCGTAAAACTTTTTGTACCTGAAAACCTTTCGCTTATTTCCTAATATACTTTTAATGCGTTTCTTTTTTAACATGTGCACACTTCTCTTTAAAATATTCAACCCAAGACCCGGGAAAATCGCATCACCCTTTTTGTGATGATGGATATATTTTCTCACGGGGACTCTGTTCCTACTCAAATTTCTTGAAATATTCAAATTTTCCTTCACGGGGACAACAGGAACGAAGTTCCTGTTCCTGTTCAAATTTCTTGAAATATTCAAATTTTCCTTCACGGGGACTACAGGAACTCCGTTCCTGTTCAAATTTCTTGAAATATTCAATTTATTCCCATTTTTCCCAGGTGACGACGACCCACCTAAACTTCTTGAAATTTTTAAATTTTCAGAGGAACCAATTTCACTCAGTCTTGGTCCTCTCAGATTAGATGGTGACTCACCCAAACTTCTTGAAATTCTAAGGTTACCTCCCCCTCCATTGAATCTGGAACCCCCGTTGAATCTGGACCCCCCGTTGAATCCTGGACCCCCGTTGAATCCTGGACCTCCATTGAATCTGGAACCCCAGTTGAATCTGGAACCCCAGTTGAATCTGGAACCCCCTGGACCTCCATTACCGGGTCCAAATTTTGCATTTCTCAGGTACCTAGAAACTTTATTAGCCAGCCCTTGGTTTCTTGTGTTTGTTAAAGACCCAGAGTTTGATTGAGGTATTGTGTTTGTTAAAGACCCAGAGTTTGATTGAGGTATTGTGTTTGTTAAAGACCCAGAGTTTGATTGAAGTCTTTGGTTTCTTGTGTTTGAAGGTCCAGTACCAGGTTTTGCGTTTCTTAGATATCCCGAAACTTTATTAGCCAACCCTTGATTTCTTGTGTTTGTTAAAGACCCAGAGTTTGATTGAAGTCTTTGGTTTCTTGTGTTTGAAGGTCCAGTACCAGGTTTTGCGTTTCTTAGATATCCCGAAACTTTATTAGCCAACCCTTGATTTCTTGTGTTTGTTAAAGACCCAGAGTTTGATTGAAGTCTTTGGTTTCTTGTGTTTGAAGGTCCAGTACCAGGTTTTGCGTTTCTTAGATATCCCGAAACTTTATTAGCCAACCCTTGATTTCTTGTGTTTGAAGGTCCAGGTTTTGCGTTTCTTAGATATCCCGAAACTTTATTAGCCAACCCTTGATTTCTTGTGTTTGAAGGTCCAGTACCAGGTTTTGCGTTTCTTAGATATCCCGAAACTTTATTAGCCAACCCTTGATTTCTTGTGTTTGAAGGTCCAGTACCAGGTTTTGCGTTTCTCAGGTACCTAGAAACCCCTTGGTTCCGTGCATTTTTCAGATATCTTACTGTTTTATTGGCCAAATCTACATTAGGGTGAGACACACTCATAATTTAAAATATGAATTTATAATAAATGATGGCAATTGGTTCCAGAGCTGAAGTCCTCCATGGCAAAGCTAAACATACTACAGGTGGCCTTGAGAAAAAGGACCTGAAGCTCGTTAAAAAGACTGGTGAGATTGTATCTAAAGACAAATCTAAACAGGGTAAGAAGAATGACTGGGCCTCAGCCACCAAAAAAGCCTATGCTGAGATGAAACGCACTGGAATAATAACAGCAAAGGATGGTCTCATCAAAATGAACATCGGTGTAAAGGGAAAGCAGCTGTACGATCTGGCTACTTATTACCATTCACTGTGAATCCACACCCCTCTGGAATACTCACAATCTGATATGCTTTACACGCGAGTCCATAACGATCTTTGAATGGTCCATACTTTTTTGAAACCTCCATTTTTACATAAACTTTACTGTTTGCAATTGAAGGTGGATCCATCAGATACTTTCTATCCTTATCGAAATATTGAGTGAATCCATCCACCACCTTCAAGTTTATTGTTGAATTTTCAAGAGAAATCACCGAATCATAGGGCTCAATCTTACCCAGATGTTCTTCGAGCTTCTGGAACCAGCTAAAAAACGACTCGTCGGTCAAGGTCAATTGCACAGAAAGCCTCGACCATTCGGATACACCTATATCAGTGTATCCCATTGGTATCTGAAACCTCAATGGATCCCCGTTATATGTTACATTATCCTTTTCATCCATATTGATGAAACCAAAATCTATATCATTCCACATTGAATGATTATAACTCTTTACCTTTAAGACCCACAACTCATGCACCCGGGTTCAAAGCGACAAACAGGCACAGTAACCTGAATCGGTTTCGCCTTGGGTCGAGTCCTCAGATAATACATACCCGTCTTGAGACCTTGTTTCCAGGTGTACATGTGAATGCTGGACATTTTTGCAATGCTTGGATCCTCCACAAAAAGATTCATACTCTGAGATTGACATATATATGCACCGCGGTCTCGGGCTTGTTCGATAATCACCTTTTGGCTCAATTCCCATGACGTTTTGAAAATCTTTTTAATCTCATCAGAAATTTCGGGAATATTCTGGATCGACCCCCCGTGTTCTATAATCTTATTCTTCATCTGGGGCGTCCACGCATCACCCAGAGCCTTGATCAAGTGTTTATTCACCACCACAAATTCACCAGCCAGGGTTCTACGAAGATAAATATTGGTTGTGTATGGTTCAAAACACTCGTTATTCCCTAAAACCTGTGAAGTTGTTGCGGTTGGCATCGGTGCCAAGAGAAGAGAATTTCTAAGACCGGTTTGACGAACCTTTGTCCTCATTTCATCCCAGTTATACCTTGAATTATCGGGAACTCGTCCAGCGAGATCAAATTGAAGAAGACCCTCTGATGCCGGTGACCCAACAAATGATGCATACACCCCGTGTTCCCGTGCAAGTTCTACACTCCTCTCCAGGGCGCCATGATAGATGGTTTCAAAAATGTCACTATTGAGTTTATACGCCTCTTTGGAATCAAAGGGGTGTCCAAAAAGCATGTAAACATCAGCGAGGCCTTGGACACCTATACCGATGGGACGATTCTTCTGGTTTGAATAGGACCCCTTTTCAACCGGGTAAAAGTTGTGATCAATGACATTGTTTAGGTTGGTGACGAGTTGTTTCGAAACTTCATGGAGCCTCTTGAAGTCAAATTCTTCTGAATTGGGCCCATCCACAAAAGAAGGAAGAGAAATGCTCGCCAAGTTGCACACTGCAATTTCGTCTTCCGAGGTGTACTCCATGATCTCGGTACATTGTCCCGTGAGTAAACCGTTGAATACACCAAGATGTTTTTTCGGTTCAGTAAAGCAAAATGTAGGTGAAATTCTACCAGTGTATATTACACTTAGTACTTTTGGGAATCTTTCGTCGGTATCAAGTTTTATCAACTCATCCCCAACTTGTAGATCCTTGGCCATTGTTTCATGAGTACCATCTTTCAACCAAAACTTATGTTCCGGTGTGCACTCTAGAAATGTTCCAGTATCGACTTCTACTCGAATAAGTTCTGAAGCATCTGATGTCTTTTTGATTTGAACACTGGACCACTCGGTTCCGTTCCAAACATTTACATTTTTATTTTCAAGAGTTGAAATTGGCAAATATCCATTATCAGTTAGAATTGGAGTTTCTGGGGCAACACACAAGTTTGACCCCTTGAGTGTCCCCAGATTTCTTTGATTTGAGCGCGCATTGCATGTATCCTTGTAAAGCATATATGGAGTTCCGGTTTCAATTTGAGACTTGATGATTGCATTCCAGATTGTGGAAGCTGGGACCATCTTTCGTTGACGACCCTCCTTGATATATTGGTTATACAAAATCTCAAATGATTCCCCGTAAACGTCAGAGAGTCCCGGAGCCTCATCGGGGCAAAAAAGAGCCCATTCTCCATTTGACTCCACCGTCTTCATGAAAAGATCTGGAATCCATAGAGCTGTAAAAAGATCTCGACACCGTGCCTCTTCATCCCCTTGGTTCAGACGAAGTTCAAGAAAATCAAAAATGTCTGCGTGCCATGGCTCGAGATACACAGCGAATGAACCTTTGCGTGCCCCCGAGTTGTGAACGAGACCCATGTCGGTGGTGTAATTGTGATTATCTTGGATACTCAGATCATATACATACCCTTCATATTGTTCGGTTTCGATGGTTCGTATGCGAGACCATAACATATTTTGATATGTGAAAAACTTGATTGTCGTTGAATACTCAATCGAATCTCCAAGGATTGGTTGCAAATTTTCATGTTTTGGAATTCTTATAGAATATCCATCCTTTTTCTTGCAACCACCAGACAGTATACCCATTCGAGACAACATATAGCGCATGGAAAATGCTACATTCTTTGAAGTGGTTGTGATGCCACCATCAGTCTCCATGAGACCCTTGATCAACTCATTCTGTTTTTCAAGTGGAAGATTGAGAAACCTCGAATCAATCTTCTTCACCTTGTTATTGTCATAAATCATATCACGGATTAATGGAATCTTGTCAATATTTCCAGACCACCGAATCGACAACACATCCTCCCTCGATGCAACCCAATAATGAACATTTCTCTTGGTTAGAAAGGATTTTACAAATTCAAAAGTTTTCATCTTTTTCAATCCAACCGATACTCCAAATTCATTCTTTGCAGTGTGACCGTCTCCAATGATTATACCATACAAACGGAAAAATTCAGGCTCTTCATCAAAATCAATAACTTGCGTTGGTATCGGAAATCCAACATAGTCTCCAACTTTGAGTGTATTGGCAGCCACAAATGATGGTTTTATGATTTTCTTCTCAAGTCGGTTTCTAATCACATCAAAATTCAACATTTTTGCTTGGTTCGTCAATGCGTAAATATTATGTTCACCGGTAACCCTGGTTGGTTCAAAACTGTGATTTATGCGAATCTTTAGAATATTTTTATTTACATGATTTCTGAAAATCTCACAAACGCATTTGTCGCTACCGTCTATTGTGATGACATTATCCCCCGTAACAATCTGATCAATATGCTTCGGTCCATTTATAGTGTACACGATCGTCTCAGGTGTAAAACACTGGTTTACGTACCGTGCCGTGTTGTTGAAAACCCTGAGCATGGGAACAATCCCATCAGAACGTCCATTTGTTCCCCTGATTTTTGATCCATTGGCTCGAATATTTTGGATATGGATCCCAATACCCCCACCGTGTTTTGAAATCTGAGCACATTCTCCAAGTGTATTGTAAATTCCGGTTATACTGTCGCTCTCAATTTGTGTCAAGAAACAAGAACTCATCTGAGGCTTTAATTTTCCAGCATTGATCATGGTTGGAGTTGCGTGAATAAACTGTTTCGTTGACATCATCTCGTATGTTTTGAGAACTTCTGGAATGTTTGATCGATGAATTCCAAGAGCTACACGCATAAACATGTACCCAGGAGTTTCACCAGGAGCCAAATAAATCTTCTCCATGGTTTTCAAACCAAAATACCCAAAGAGATTATCACGATCCTTCTTCACAATGAGTTTCTTGGCATTCTTAGATGCAATTTCAATAATCTCAGGGTCAATGAGAGTATTCATCCTGAGACACTCCAGTAGAGTCTTTGGTGATTTTTTGTGCATATTGCTCACATAGATTCGAGTGGCACAGAGTTCATAATCAGGATGTTCTGTTGACATGTTAGCTGCAACATCGGCTGAAATTTCATCAATTTGAATTGTGCTTATACCATCTATAATCTGACTCATTGTCTTTTGAGTAATCTTTTCAGGTGAAACCTGGAGTCCAGCACAAAGTGTCTTTATCCTACGTGTAACCTTGTCGAACGAAAGATCCTCATATTTTCCTGAGCGCTTCAGAACCCTCATTTGTTTAGTAGAGATTCTTATTTTTAAATGTCCGTCCAAAGTAATACCATGAGATTCTCTCAGACTCCAAGTCCTCTCAGTGATGCATTCTTCTCAGATGATAACCAAAAGAATTTACAAAACTCAATTGCTTCAACTGTGAATTTAACCAGTGGGTACCGCATTGGCCCCCAGAACCCCAATGATCTCCTGGCAATCATGGGTAAATCTTACACCGATATTCGAGGTGATACGGAGAAGAATGTCGATCAGCAGGTTTCTATGATGAATCAGAGTGTGGTTTCACAAGCTGTCAGAATGATTGTCAACGGTATAAAGAGTGACTTGCATTATCTCAATGATATATCAAAAATGCCAGTTCCACCGGATCTTCCCATGAATACGAGCATATATGGCACAAACTTGAACAGATAAAAACGTCAGACGCTACAAGTGTAATATAATGAATGCTCTGAAAGATGAGACGGCTGCAATCTGCCAAGTAAAAGGGTGGGATAAAGTTCCGATTCAGAATGTATGGTTGCTCTTCACGGAGGAGATTGGTGAACTTGCTTCGGCAATCAGGCATCGAAAGAGAATGTATGCAAAATCAAAGAGGGCTGATAACGTGAAGAATGAAATGGGAGATGTTTTCAGTTACCTTTTTCAACTCTCACACATGTTGGATGTTGACTTGGATGATATGTGGAGGGAGCACAAGATGAAAATGGAGACGAAAACATATATGGAGTAAGCCCGACAACGCAGTTGTCGTTGCAGTTGAAGTTTGTCGGGGAGGGCTGACAACGCAGTTGTCGTTGCAGTTGAAGTTTGTCGGGGAGGGCTGACAACGCAGTTGTCGTTGCAGTTGAAGTTTGTCGGGGAGGGCTGACAACGCAGTTGTCGTTGCAGTTGAAGCTGACAACAACGCAGTTGTTGGAATAAAATAATCATCCATAATAAATGACGAGCATGATGGCATGCGATGAAAATTTAAGAAATGCTATAAATCCGTATACAGCAACCGGTACATTTGGAGTCTCTTGGAATGGGGGGTACAAACCAGACGATTCACTGGAATATGTCAGGCCATATGACAACATTGTCAAACCCTCAATTGAAGATGACTTTGTGCCACCAATGTACATCACACCAAGCAACATCTATTTAAAGACACAGGAGGCACGACGTGATAATATAATGACGGGTGGAGTACCAACCCGCATTTATGAGGATCGTGTTTGTGAATTTCAAGAGACTCAATTGGAAGCAACCGCCCCACCACCAACCGCACCAAACGTGTTAAAGGAGTCAAGAGATGGTGATAATGACACCGGTATGGCCAATCTGCTTTTGTTTATCATAGTCGCACTTGCAACTATATTTTTAGTATCTTTGAAGCACAAATAGGTTCGAGTTTTAGATTCTCTCGTGAAAATTTAACCTTCTCCTCCATCTTGCTACAATTATGTATATCCATGTGAATACACCGACTACAGTATTCATTTTCACAATATTTACACTTTAGCTTGAAGAATTTTGTGCACTTTGGGCACTTTTTGTCCAAAGACGAGTCTTTGTCCAAAGACGAGTCTTTGTCTACCTGAAGACCCCGAACATCTCCCATCCTATATTTATATTGGGAATCACACATTTAAATATGCGTTCTACGTTATCTTCAAGAGACTTGTTGGTATATTCCCTCATATTTTGAGCTTCATAATGAAATGAAGTGCTATAAAATGATTCGTCCTCGTATGCTCGTCTGATGAAATCTTTGATAACCTCCACGAAGGTGCTCACAATTCCATAAATTTCCTCCTTCTTCTCACGCGCCTTTTCACGCCTGTGAAGTTCGGATTTGAAACTATCCTCGCTCATCTCCTTGAGTATATATTTTACACGAAGATCCCTATTCATATCATGTGCATCTCCTGGATTTATACGTGGAAGATATTGATGTTCAAGATGTGAAATGACACTATAAATTTTAGCCAAGACAGTATCTGTCCCAGCCTTTGGATACCTTCTCAAAAATGAACTGTATCCAATATTTTCACCACACTCTTGAACCTCTGGAAGATTTGTATTGGCATGGGTTCGAAGATATTCGAAGTAGTGTGGATTATGTAGTTGACCCCTATCCACGATATTTCCAGTGACCCAATCAAATGCGGTGTGACACAATGTACAAAACATCTGAGGACATCCCGAAATCCTATAGATGAGAGCCATGCACTTGGGGCAGTTTTTCGAATCGGACTTCATGAGTTTTATAGTTTCAACAGTGTCTGGGTTGCATGTGTGTTCTTCACTGCCCAAATTCGTAGAATTTGTTTCCCGCTCCAAACAGTGCTCACACACCTGAATGTTACAAATTGCGCATTTCCAATCTGTAACCGACACAAACCCACGACACTCTTGATCAGGGCACGGAAAATATCTCTTTGCAACAGTTTGAGACGATTTCTTCACACGAACCATATCCATATTACCAAGTCCAATCTCAGCCACATATTTATTCTTTTTCAAACGGTGAATCTCATCCATGATTGAAAGATTGAATTCGATAGTGGCTTGATTATTCACCGGGTACCCAAATTGTTGAGTTGTAATGATAATGTCTCTATCACACTCTTGAATAATTTTAGTCAACTCCCGGGTTCTTTTTACACGTTGAGCAAATTCAATCGTCTCGGGTAAAAGAGCCTTTTCAAATTCAAAGAGAATATTCTCCCTATGATTTTTGTACAAACCGGTTACAAATCCAATACTGAAATTGTCAACAAGATCCTTCTTTGTCCATTCCACTTTACAAGACATGCAAGAAGCTCTCATCGGTCGACTTGGATCCAAGATGAAAGTTTTGGTACACTTTACACATGATTTAAATTCGCATTTTTTACACGTCACAAATGAGTTTCTTTTTGAAGCACATATATCACACTCCATTCTTATTATGAAGGTTGATTTTTTTAAACTTAAGAAAATGAGTCACTGGTATATAAATGGAGTTTCAGGTTATATCATGGGAAGGGAGGGACGAGACGGACAACTGCTCACAGTTGGGCAAGTTCGTGATCCACATCTTTGGAAGAACCATGGATGGAAAATCGGTTCACCTTGAAGTTCCTTGGAAACCCTATTTTTTTGTCAAGGGGAATCTGGGAGGCGGGAGACCGGTTGTCTCTCGAAAGGATCTATGGGGATTTCAAGCCGGTGCCAAACATTATTTTACCCAGATGGAGTTTGATACACTCAAGGAATTTCGCATGTCACAAAAACGGTACCAGGGGCGTCTTTACGAAGGAAACTTGGATCCGGTTTTGAGGTTTATGCACCGAACCGGAATCAATTCAACCGGATGGCTTCGAGTTTCAAACGGATCCCTGAATGTCTCCACATCATCATCTTGTGATGTGGATCTGACTGCCGACTGGAAAGATCTTTCTCCAATTGATTGTGACTTGATGGCTCCATTCAAAATCATGTCTCTTGATATTGAGTGTTATTCCGAAAATGGACAGTTTCCCGATTCGAAAAAGGAGTCTGATGTCTGTTTTCAGATTGCAGTGACTACCAAGTCAAAGGGTGAATATATTGACAAGAGGGTCTTTGGAGTCCAAACCGAATTCCAAACCGAAAAGGAGATGCTCGAGGCTTTTGTGAAGCACCTCAAAAAGATTGACCCGGATGTCATTACTGGGTGGAATATATTCGGATTTGACTTGGAGTACATTTATAACCGAATGGTTTTCTGTGGATGTCGAGACTTTGTCTTGGGTCGTCTCTTTGACACCGGGGTGGAGATGAACATCAAGAATCTTTCTTCGAGTGCTCTCGGAAACAACACCTTAAAAATCATGAGAATTCTGGGACGGTACACTTTTGACATGTATCACGAGGTGAAGAGGGAGCACAAGTTTGAAAGTTTCAGTTTGAATAACGTATCCAAGATTGTGTTGAATGATCAAAAAAATGACATGCCGGTTCACGAAATCTTTTCGAGGTTTCGCACCGGAGTGGGACTTGAGGAGGTGGCGGAATATTGTCTCAAGGATACCGAACTCCCACACGCCATCTCTGAGAAACTGTCACTTTTCCAAAATCTGGTGGAGATGGCCAAGGCGTGTTGGGTTCCCTTGTCTTTTCTGAGTGAAAGGGGGCAACAGATCAAAGTGTTTTCTCAGATGGCACAAGCTGCGCGCATCTTGGGTTTTATGATTCCGGTTCTCAAAAAGACGGATGATCAACAGAGTGGGTACCAAGGAGCGACGGTTCTCGAAGCTCAAACTGGGGCGTATTATGAACCAATCACCGGTCTTGACTTTGCATCCCTGTATCCATCAATCATGTGCGCTCATAATCTTTGTTATTCGACCCTCGTTCTCGATCCGAAATATCTGGGACTCCCCAATGTAAAATATGAGACGTTTGGGGAGTACACATTTGCAACCGAGATGGATGGAAAGCCAACTGAAAGTCTTTTGCCTCACATCTTGGTGAATCTCAAAAAGTATCGCAAGAATGCCAAGGCGCTCATGGTTTCTAAACCGGAGATGTATGAAATTTACAACGGTCAACAGTTGGCGTATAAAATTTCTATGAATTCGGTGTATGGATTTACTGGAGCCACGAATGGTATCTTGCCACAGGTTGCAATTGCTTCGAGTGTGACTATGAGGGGTCGTCAGATGATTGAGGAGTCTAAGAATTACGTAGAAGCACACTTTCCCGGTGCAAAGGTGAGGTATGGTGACACGGATTCTATCATGGTTCAATTTGCTGTGGAGGGAACTGTGGAGGAGAAGATTAAGAAATCGTGGGAACTTGGTGTCAAGGCTTCAAAAGAAATTACACAACTCTTCCCGAACCCAAACCAACTGGAACTCGAAAAGGTTTATTACCCATACGTCCTGTACTCCAAAAAGAGGTACGCAGCCAAGATGTGGACACAAGGTGCCGACGGGGAGATGCACTGCAAGGACAAACTTGACGTGAAGGGTCTCCAGACTGTGAGGAGGGACTCTTGTCCCTACGCGAGGAGGATACTCACCGAGATTCTGGATGCGACCATGGAGTCAAGTGACCCGAGTGTTGCCATTCAGATTGCAAAACGCGCCAAGGAGGATCTCTTGGGTGGAAAGATTGAAAATGGAGAATTGATCATCACAAAGAGTTATCGAGGTGATGATTACAAAACGAAGATGCCACACGTCACCGTGGTTGAAAAGATGAAGCAACGAAATCCTGGTTCGGAGCCCCAGGTTGGCACTCGGGTCCCATTCATCATCATCAAAAACAACGAAAAGTTACTCTCTGACAAGGCGGAAGATCCGGTGTGGGCCCATGAGAATAAGATTGCGATTGATTACGTGTACTACTTTGAACACCAATTGGAGAAACCAATCTGTGACCTCTTGGAACCTCACGTTGGAAGCCACGCAAACATTTTTGAAAAAGCCAAGACGAGGAAAATTACCGAGTTCTTTGTTAAAAAATAAAAATGCCTATAAATAAATGCTATCGATCGAGATTCAAAATGCCATTGAACAAGAGATTGAGCAAAGGGTTCACGAGAGGATGGGTAATGTGCTAAAAATGATTTCAGACTCTTATAAGATTAGTTTTGATAGTTTACTGAAAGATGTAGCAACTATGAAAACTGGTGTGAGTGATGCGCCAAACAATATATGTTGTGGGGTTTTAAAAAATGGATGCAAGTGCAAAAACAAAACAAAGGGGGCTGAAAGGTACTGTAAACGTCACGAGTCTCAGAAACCTCCACCCCCAAGAAAGGCGTACAAGATTGAAACGAGTGAGAATTCCCCATTTCTTCAGGGATTAAAGAATTCCAAAGCAAAGAGAATAAATGTCGAAGACGGAGATTCTTCTCAAGTCACTTGACGAGTTTTTCCAAGAGGAGAAAAACTTTGAACAACTCAGAAACATTCTCATGAATCAACAAGTTTCCATGAGAAAGTTGGAATCTTTTGTAACCAAAAATAAACATCTGGTTCTTGACACCCCGTCAGGATCTAAACTTCATGTGAATATTGCGTATAAATCCTGTTTAAATGGATACTCGAAAAAACTCTTTGACCCATTCTGTCGAATGGAGAGAATCGAGTACAAAGGTCTCGTGACAACCATCGCCCAACTCAATTTTCTGAGATGGTGCATAAAGAATGGAATAGTTACTGCACTGAAACAACAGTGCCATACCCCCCAGAAAATACCAGTTGAGTGACTCCGTAATAATAAAACCAAAGTTGAAAAAATTTAACCAATTCGGCACTCAAGTTGTCGTCGAATGTTATAATCATGTTTGTGGTTTTGCTTGGGTATTTTGAAAAGTTTATGAAACCGTTATTGGTAGGGCTCTTTATATCATCACCGAAACAGTAAATGTATAAATTTTTATCCGGTACGGACAATCCGTGTTGCATGGGTTGACGATACGCATAGTAAAGATCATCTCTGATGCCAGAAACGATGTTTGCATTTTGAATAAAAATTTGTAGATTGTTGAAAACTTGTTGATAATATTTCGTATTCCCTCGCCAGTCAGTATACGTGGTGTATGAGCGCACCAGATCGGTTATGTATCCATATGTGTACCTCTTTCTATAATCATATGTATATTGCGCCTTGTTTCTGATAAACCATATTATCATAGAGACGTTAAAGTTGGCAGTCAAGTTTATATTGGCATATGCATTTGTAAAATCAATGGGACTCTCTCTATAGTATTTGGGAATATTCACAGTGATTGGCGTGCTTGTGTAATATAACTTTTCTTGCTTGGTTAAGAATATTGTATCATAAATGATGCTGACATTTGTCAAATCAAATGGAGTTGCATAATCTGTGAACCATGACCCAGGGTTAAAGTAGATTCGAATATACACCTTTTGGTTCTTCATGGCACACAAGGGAAGATATCTCTGTTCGTTATTACAAAAGAAGAAACGCATCGGTATCAATAAATCAGATCCGTTTATCATTGGTTCGAGTGCAAGTATCTCATCGGCGCTCAAGAAAAGTTCGTTGTAAATTGTGAACCAATCAGAATCATATGTATCAACCAATATGTTGTCAAAATATAGTTCATATTTGTCCACCAACGCAACCCCTACACGGTCTATCAAATTTATATTGTATGGAAGAGTGCACTTTAAGTACATTTGACCTATGAGATCACCGGATTCACCCGGAACTATTTCACAGTTTACTATATTGTTCAAAAAGGGTCCACTGGTTAAATGAATCACCTTTTGAAAGATGGAAAAGTTGGTGTGTTGGAGAAGATTTGGGGTCCAATCGGTAAATTCGGAAAAGAGATATCTTTCCTGTGGACCAACTGCGGACAACCCGATAGCAGCCCCGGTTGCTAAAACTCGTATGGGTTCGGATACTTCAGGGTCATCAACGAATAAAGAATCGGGTTCTTTGGGTTCCCAATCGAATATGTTTGAATTTGGAACCGGGTACAGGTCACCGTTGACTATTGTTAAATTATTCGAGGATAAATTCACCTTGTGATACAACCCAAGAGAATCCACCGTGTAATAGTTGTTGTCATTCAGTTTATAGAATCGAGTGTTTTTGTTGTCGGTGAGAGTTTGAACAATGTGAGGTGGTTCAGTGGGTGTGGATGTGGGTGACGCACTCACGGTGTAATCCAAACATGGCACCCACAAACCCCAATTGATAAAAGGTTCCGTCTCACCTGGATTTATTGTATCCAAAGCTACGTAGTAATTATTATCCGAAGCAATCACTGTATCCCCTTGAGTATACAAACTCTTGGGGTCGAATAACCCCCGGTATACCACGGGTGAAGGTGGTGTGAAGGTGCATATTTTCCATTTGGTGGCGTCTTTGAAATTGGGGTGATCTCCAGGCATGTCTTTAAGTGCGAGATAGTAGTTTGAATTATAATAAGCCACTGACCCGGTGGGGACGTTATGGAACCTAAAGTAATCTGGGGTACCTATGAATAGAGTACCCACAGTCGGTTGAGTCGGTTTATAGTTCAAAACCGGTGTCCACGTATTCAAGTTTTTAAAAGTCGGGTAAACTGCTATGGATTTACGGATTGCAAAAAAGTACCCACCTGAAAATGAAATCACATCTCCCACGTTATATAAAACTTCATGTGTAAATTCACCTCGAAAGGGACCGTTGGGAATCGGTGGGGTATATTTTGGAAAGAGTGACCAATGTGTATCATCAGTGAATGGTTGTAATTCACCTTCTTTAATCGATATGTAATAATTCTTATCCGCAGGGTTATAAAATATATAATCTTTGGGGATGGTGAATCCTACGGGGTCTACGGTTCCCGCGTATACTGGACCACTTTGTAAAAGTGGGCCCGGTGACAACTGTGAAACAGTTGGACTGATTGGGCCCGGTGACAATTGCTGCGCAATTGGACTGGGTGAGGGACCACTCTGCAAGAGTGTGCTGGGGCCCGGTGACAATTGCTGCGCAATTGGACTTGGACCCTGATATAAATTGGATGAATCAAATGTGACGTCACTCCCAAACTGGATCATGGGTGGATTGGTTTTATAGATTTCCAAACCGGCCCCATCTGGGAGATTGCTCAAGACAAATGCATTGCTCAAAACAACCCGATTATAAACCGCTGTATAAACACTTGGATCTGGAAGTATCGATTTTACAGTCGCGCCACTTGATATAGTCGTCGGTACACCTTTTCCATAATCGGTACTCACGATGAGTTGCATTCCTATAGTTCTGCTAGATCTTTCTTCCACATATCCGCAGTTGTGGTTTTGGAGAGTTCATCCAGTTGGGTTGTAAGTTTATTGATGTTTGAATTCATCTCGGAAATCTTCTCCTTGGTGTACTCTTCGGTTCTGGTCTGAAGCATATCGATGGGTAAACTCATAGAGTCCAAGTCGCTTTTAATCTCATTACGAGGTCTCCCAAAAACTTTCAATTCTCCACTTATCACTGCGGATATAAACTTAATCTTATCATTCAATTCCTGAAGTTTAGCAATGATACTCTTCTTGATTGCCGCCTTTCTCAATTTATAGTATTGTAACCTGATTTTCGAATACTCAAAGAGAATCTCTTCGGGGCTTGTAAATTTACGAATACCGGTTGGTGTCATGAGATACATGTTGGTTGTGTGAAGTATCTTTTTGGGACACGGAAAATCCGCATCTGAATACACCATGAATCTTGGATGTGTCTCGGTTGAATAATTTTCATAACGAAGACCAGATTCTTCTAGACTCTCCTTGAACTTTTGAGTCCACAAACCCGGTGGCAATTCTGTAATCTCATATTGATTTCCGCTTTTGGTGAGAATCCCTTCACATACCCAAGTGGTGTCATCCGTCTTGGTAATCTTCCCTGTGAATCCTCTGAACCACGGAGTCATTTTTTGCATCGGTTCCCTGTTCAAGATTCTAAGTATATTCGCCTTGATATCGTCAGGATTATAAGGTGGAATCTTACACGAAAACCCGGTTCCGATACCCTCACATCCATTTACGAGGCACAATGGTAAGATTGGTACGTAAAAATCATCTTGTCCACCGATTCCATCATCCCGGGAGTCGAAGAGTTTTTTGGTATACGGTGCAAACTTGGTAAAGATGTAACGAACGCTGGCCGAGTCTGATCCACCCTCAAGGCGACTTCCAAACTGTCCACATGGTAAGAGCAAATTCATGTTGTTGGACCCTACAAAATCCTGAGCCAGTCCTATGATGGCACCTTGGAGACTCGTTTCACCATGGTGATAATCGGTGTGCTCGGCGACGTATCCAGAAAATTGACCAACATTAATCTCCTTCTCAAGGTTTCCCTTTTTCTTTCCGGCATAAATGATATTTCGTTGACTCGGTTTCAACCCATCAGCCAAGTGTGGAATGCTTCGACGGATATCCTCCTCTGAAAATTTGATGAGATCGATGTTGATGAAATCAGAAACTCCCAACTTGGTGAGGTGTCCATAGTTTATGAATGGATGTTCTGTATCATTCATGTATTTCAAGAGCCAATCCTTTCTGTGTGACACGTGCGTCTTTGAAAAGGCTAGAAGCATAGCATCATCGGTTTGACGATCGCACTCAAACTTCACAGACAATTTATCAATCATCTTGAAATACTCTCGAGCCTCTGCCGACGTTGAAGTTCCAAGCCCCTTGTAATATTTGGTTGAGAGTCCGGGTTTTGGAGAAGATTTTTTAAACGCCTCCTCCGTGTAAAACCATTCTTGTCCCCTCTTTACAACCGGTGTCACCATGGAGTACACAAATCCTATACGGATCAAACTCGGCCAAAAAACATGAAACATGTTCAAGATGAGACCCTTGATGTGTGATCCATCTAGATCAGCGTCAGTCATGATGAGAATTTTACCGTACCGTAGCTTTTTGGTATTTTCATAATTCTCTCCCTGTTTCAAACCCAGAATCTGTTTGAGTTGTGTAAACTCCTTGTTCTTTTCCAAATTTTTAACCGCACTGTCCCTTACATTTTTTGGTTTCCCTCTTAGGGGGAAAACTCCATATTCGTTTCGACCAACGATTGACAACCCTGCAATTGCTAGAGCCTTGGCACTGAGACCTTCCGTCACAATCAATGTGCAACGTTCGGATTTTGCAGTTCCTGCCCAATTGGCATCATCCAATTCAGGGATTCCCTTAATCTTTGAATTCTTGGAACCATCTGATTTTTTGAGTTTGTTTGACTCCAGTTTAGAAAGTTCGTGATCGATTCCGGTTGCCAAAAGATCCTTGATGAATTTGGGTTTAAACTCGGGTCCATCTTTCAATATAGTCTCGAGTTCATTTTTGGTCTGAGAGGAAAACACCGGTTTATCTATGAGCACTTTTACAAAAACGACAAGATGTGGTTTCAATTGGGATGATCTCACCCCTATGAGTTTGGAAATTTCATTTACAATCAAGTCAACATGAGTTCCACCCCTTGATGTTCGTAGACCATTTACAAATGAATATTGTTTGAAACCGTCATCAGACTTTCCGACAATAACTTCCCAATTTTCATCCTTGTATTTTGAACTGGATTCAAGATTTGCATACTTTTCAAGAGATCCAGAAACCATCTCTCCATTGAAGTGCACTTTTGGAACCCAAAGACCGGTTTCAATAGTAATATTTCTAAGAGAATCGATATCAATTGGGGGAACCCTTGACATATCCGGTTCAAAATACACCGAGAATTTACCCGATTTTTTAGAATACTTTTTAATCTTGGGGGACCCACAGATACTCATGTTATTCTCCCATGTCTGAGTATACTCCAATCCATTTTCAGGGTCACATGAAGTTACAGTAAACTTTTTGGAAAATATATTGGTGAGCTTTGCACCGTACCCATTGCGTCCACCTGTGTATCTAGCTTGGTCTCCATCATCAAAGTTTGAAGAAGTTAAAAGATGACCAAAGATGAGTTCAATGAGCCATGTATCCTCCTCTTCGTGTTTGATGACTGGAATACATTTATTGTTTGTGATGGTGATTCCCTTTTCACCAACCGTAACTTCTATATGATTTGATTTAGAATCTCTCAAGTATTCATCTGAAGCATTCACAATAATTTCCTGAAATATCTTGTTGACAACATTTTCAATCGGACCTACATATGTGTCAGGGCGTGCCAAGATGTGTTCTCGGTGAGTAAACTTTCTCCACATTACTTAATATAGGTTGACTAAGTTTAATATACCATCAGGTATGAGTCTCTTGAGACCATTGTAAACAGTTTTTATCATCGAATTGGTGTGTATAACCTGAACCTCCTTCAATAGTTCGGTATTTTCATATCGTTTGGCAAGATATGTAACAGCTCGAGCAAAGTAAACAAAGTTAAACTTGTGGATATTGATGCACTTGTCACAGTCTATCACCACAACTTGGTTGACTCGGTTCTCCCTCGTGTAATCGTTCAATTTTGATATTATTCCGGCATACAGTGGGAGTTTTTTATTATAATCTTCAGGATTGATTGGTTGTTCTTTTATGTAATTGTCAGGTATAAATTCAATGACAAGTGTCTCCAGGTCCTTACGATATATCTTTAAACAGTCCACATTCATTCATCTTATAAATTAAATATCTTTTAATTATAAATGAGAGGTGAACAGTTGTACGTAATATTCTTTATAGTTATAGGAGCCTATCTTATTCTGAGCTCCCTCGATGTTGGGTTGACTACAGCAGCATCCAAGAATCCATCAAATATCATAAACGGAACCGATATTTGGACGAGGGTTCTTTTCGGGATGATTGCAGGTATCGGTATCATCTATCTATCAAATGTGGCGAATAATTAGTCGAAAAGAGTGTGAATACACTCTTTCTTACCAGACCCAATTAATTTATAAAGGAATAATAAATAATGGGTTCAGTAGATACATTAAAATTTTTCTCCATGGTGTGTGCCATCTTTTTATTTTTGAATTCAATATTCTCATTGATAAACAAAACCACCCCACCAGGACAGAAACAATACCCCAATCAGAATGTAATCATCAGTATAATGTACATGATGATGGCAATCATACTCTTCTTCAGTGCAATGAACCTTGATAAAGGTGTCAGCATGGGGTCCAATTATTAAAATTTTATAATATAAATGAAAACGTTTGAAAGAATTCTATTATGGGGTATTGTTCTATTCACCTTCTTTCTCGCCTTTTCAAACTCCATGAAGAAATCAAACTTTGATTCTCCGACAATGTCTCTCATGGACCTCAAAGAGTTTGTAAATCTGAGTCCGGCTTTAAAGAGCGCGTACAACACTCTCATAGTACAGAAATTACTTCCTGGTATTGAAAACGTGGTTGATAAACAATACGCTGCATTGAGTGCACCTAACAAACAAAAATGGAATCAGGTGATGAATTCTAAAATTGATAACATGTTACATTCTATAAGTGCACAGAGTCCAATTGCGCAGCAATTGTCATCCCCCCCAAGCACACAGAGTCCAAGCACACAGATTTCATCTGTGGTCCCATCCCCCTCGAGCACACAGAGTCCAAGCACACAGAGCCCAAGCACACAGATTTCATCTGTGGTCCCATCCCCCTCGAGCACACAGAGTCCAATTGCGCAGCAATTGTCATCCCCCTCGAGCACACAGAGTCCAATTGCGCAGCAATTGTCATCCCCCTCGAGCACACAGAGTCCAATTGCGCAGCAATTGTCATCCAGCACTATGATTGGTTCACCATTTCGTTAAATTTTTTTAGATCCATATAGGCGTTCCATGAAATCTTTCTATCTTCATCTTTTACAAGGCTCTTAACTTTTTCCAAGGCGTCTTCAAGAGATTCAGCAAATATTATTGTTCCGTTTTCGAATGTATATCTTTTTTCTCTTTTTTTGCAGCATTTGAACATTTGTTTAAAACTGTTTCTAGTCTCCCTTTACTTCGTTCCAAAGGTTTAAGCCGTCTCAATTGTAAATCAGTAGTCCCTTGTGAATTATTATTCACAGTCTGTTGGTTATTGGTTGTAATCACCTGCAATTGAAAATTCTCATTGGGGATATAAACTGATATTGGTTTCTTCAAGGTTCTAAACTCTTCTATAGTCATTGTCCCTCCAAAAGTGATCAAGCACTCTTTCGGAGGAGCTCTTTTAATAACATCACCTATACTTCCCTCTATTCTCTTTCTCATGAGAAGAATAAATTCATATGTATCACTTCTCCCTTTGGAGAAAGCATACGCCTTCATACATGTCCAACTACAAAAGTGCCCCGTGGTGCTAAAGACATTCGACTTGAACCTATATGGCCAATGAAGTGAATCCCCTTCAAATGGATGACAACACCACCAACAATGTGGGGTCATTTTCATTATAAAGAATTATGATCTTTATATAAGATAATGCTGTTGCTCAGTATCGATGTTGGAATTGTGAATATAGGAATATGTCTCTTGAACAATAGTACAAAAAAGATTATCAATTGGGATTCGAGTGGGATTCCAACCCAGAGTGACAAGGGTACATTCCAATGTTTACTGAGTCACCTCAGAGCACGCCCATGGGTTCTTACAGCAGATAAGATACTCATCGAGAAGCAACCGGATAGAAACAAGAGAATGAAGGCTGTTGAGCATTTCATGACCACATACTTCATGTGCAATGACAAGGATGTAACTGTTTATGATGCAAGGCATAAAATTCCAGATGTTTCTGGTGCGGGGAAAGCTATGTACCGAAAACGAAAAAAAGCTTCAATTGTTCGGTGTGAAGAGTTTATAAACGAACACAACAAGGAGTGGGTGACATTTTTCAAGAGTCACGCAAAGAAGGATGATCTTGCGGATGCAGTCATGCAGGCTCTGAGTTACAAGGATGTGGTTGTGGCTCCCGAAGAAAAGGTTAAGAAACCCAGAAAACCAACTGTAAATCAGAAGAATACTACATATTCGAGATCAAATCTTGCATGGTTACTCATCAATAATGTTTCAGACAAGCGTTTCGAAAAGGATCTTAAAAAATACTATACTGATGTCCAGGAATTAAAAACTGAATTTAATATAAGATGAGCGGGGTCGTCGTCTGCTTGCTTTTATTTGCAGTCACAGCGTTACTCGTATATATATTTAAATGTAAAATCCCGTGGTTGAAGGATCAATCATTTACTGGGTGTGCCAGTCCAATTGCGCAGCAATTGTCACCAAGCACACAGATTTCATCTGTGGCCCCCTCCCCCTCGCCAAGCACACAGATTTCATCTGTGGCCCCCTCCCCCTCACCAAGCACACAGATTTCATCTGTGGCCCCCTCACCCAGTCCCGTGAGTCTCAATGGAAACCCGGGGTGTGTTGCTGGATACAAGTATTGTCAAGGTCCAAACCAAAATGGAATCAACACTGTGTTTTATTCGGCAAATTGCCCCAAGTCATCAAGTCTGATGAGTGATCTTGGATCACCCACCTCATGGAAAACAATTGATTGTGGAAAGAACCCATCTCAGTGTATATGGCAAGATGTGTGGAAAGATACGGATGTATCACCAAGCACAGCACCAACCACCTTTAACTTGGGAAATAATGTACCAGCTGTTCTTTGTAACAATGACGATTTGATCATAGGGTACTGTCCAACTTCAAAGTGATGTGAACAGGTTACCACCAATAAAATATTTGAAAGTATAAAATGGAAACCACACGCAAATGGGTTGTGGATTATTTTTTGAAAACCTTTGATGCCAAGACTTCAAAAAATATAGAGGTTTCCATATACAATTATACATTGAGATACAAAAAATCAATGGGTAAAAGATTTACACAAGATGCCAACTTCAAAATGCATTATAAGCATCGTTTTTTTACGCTTTGTAATGCCATATCAAATGGGGGATTAGATACGAGGATAGTTTCTGGTGAAGTTTCTTGTAGAGATCTTTTGAAGATGAATGCCGAACACTTGTGGCCAACTGGCCCTCAGGCTGAGACAATCAAAAAAGTTCAGACCCGTGACATGGAGATTCTCAAGTACAAGGCTCAGAGCGAGGAGGAGGATTATGTAGGAACCTTTAAATGTGGAAAGTGTAAATCCATGAAGACTACCTATTACCAGATGCAGACGAGGAGCGCAGATGAACCGATGACAACCTATGTAACGTGTGAAAATTGTGGGAATCGATGGAAATTTAGTTAAAGAAATTATGAGACCTAATAGATAATGAGTTTTATAAAAGTACTTACAGATGTTAATGATGTCATAAGTAGTATTCCAGCCCGTGTCGTCAATACAAACCCCGATGGTTCTTTCAATATTCAATATTTATCCAAGACTGACAAGAAGCATGTAAATGGTAGGAATATATACGAGTATGAGACTGAGATTTATAACATCACGGATGATTCCATAAATGAATACATGTATGATGAAAACGAGGGTGGTTTCAAAATGATTGGAGAGGATATGTACGTTCGATTTTCAGGAGGGGATGGTGACGGGGAAGATGATGATGATTATGTACCATCGTCCGAATGTGAATCCGAAGAGAATTCTGAAGAGGAGGATTCCGAAGAAGCTTCGGAGGAGTTTGAGGATGACATTGAGGATGATGATTAAAATAGTTTATAATTAATAATGTACTATATACTTTTGATTATACTTGCACTTGTCTTGCTTTGGTTTTTCATGAATTCAGCACATACGAAAAAAGGTGAATGTGGGTGCGGTGGGTTAAAAACGAGCGACACTTTAATGTAAATGATTCAATCATTTGACGCCAGTAACGAAGAGCACGTCAAGTGGTTGAAGAAGGTGATTGATGCACCAACTGCTGAAAAATTTGACATAATGAATGATAACCCGATGAAGAAGAACATGCCTCCATTTGAAATTCCACAGGTTTTATTTGCAATTTCAATGAAGTATACTCAAGCGGTTTTCAAAGGGGTGGCGTTTATACCTCGATGAATAAATTCTCATAATATTCTTTGAAAAATTCGGGATTTATATCCCATGAAATATAACTGCCTCGTATGTTGAGTTTATCTGGAGCCATGAGAACCTTTTCAACTTCTACAATTGGTAGATTGTGATTGATGCACACCGAATGAAGATTATCAACATCCCATTCGGTTATGAAAATCTTGGTGAGTTCGGGTTCGGTGTCAACAAATCTGACAAACCAATTGTTTGATTGTGAAAACTCAACAACCGGCCACTCTTTATCAGCTGCAAACTTAGCCTCTAGAATTCTTCCAAAATGTACCGCATCTTTTCTTCGAGTGAATGAAAGAACAGCGGTACATTTTTCTTGAACCGTGAAAATGTTTATATTTGTTGTGTGAAGAGTGAAGCATGGCTTTGGTTTTACACCCAGAACCCTGGTTGGTCGCACGGAGACGGCTGCCATTCTTCTTATAAATGTGTTTATTTTTAAGCCTGAGCTTCACCCCAGAAGATATTCAAAGAGTAAAGAGTGATTGCCGTTGATCCGACATTTGTAATCTGTACGAGAAGAGTATCTGGACCATCCGGGAAACAATTGTTTCCACCTATGACTCCGTTACAAATCTCTTTGAGGCCTGAAAGATCAATGGAGTTTTGGGACCCAGCGTTACTGATTGTTGAAAAGACTCTCTCACCCGATCCGGGTACAAAGGTGTAATTTGAATTTGCAATTGTGGTGGAAACCTGTGCAAAGCTTGGTTGGGATCCATTTGCAAAGTTGTTGATCGGAATCCAAGACCACGATCCTGCATTCACTGGATAATTGCTTGCCGATGTGCTCGTAAAGACTGGATTCAAGATTCCAGAAACAATGACTGACCCCAGACCCAAAGTCGCAGTTTGTGCCCAAAGATCCAAACGCTGTAACAGAAGCTGAGCGCGATTTAAAAGTTCTTTAAGCCCGAGATCAGCAGTGATGCCATTTGAAACTGTCGGTGAGAGACGCAAGCAAAATACATTCTGTGTGACGTTAGACCCAATGTTTGCAGCCAGATTATTGGTTTGGTAATTGAAGAGGTACCCGCGATCCTGATCAAAGAGACCATCCATGATGAATGCAGAACCCCAATGAGTCAAGCTCGGTACACACGTACTGCTCACCAAAAATCCAGTTGATGGAACCGAATACAGTGATATGATACCGAGTGAAGTGGCTGTAAAGTTTCCGGTGATGGGGAACGTTAAGCTATTGTACGTCGGGTTTGCACCCACGGTGAATGTGGTGTTCACCTGGCTCCCGGTGCTCGTGTAGTTGGGTAAGAATGCCCCCACATTGATGAGATTTCCAGGAATGAATTGTGAGTATGTTGAAGAAGTTGCATACCCAACGTATATCGTACCACCGCTTGTGAGTGTCCACGGTGCCGAATAGTTGATGGTGATGCTGTTTGTGGTACACGCAGTCACCAGGAAATTTCCATTGGGTGGAGTTCCGGTTCCGGTTATCCCGGTTATGGTTACAAAACTTCCTACGACGAATGGCGGAGCTGCTATGGTGCTCTGGAATGTTATCACGTTACTGGATGTTGTTCCACCCACCGTTATCGCATTGTAGTATGTTACAGTGGCTGTCGATCCGTTCATTGAGATTGCACTCACCACCGCACTGATGCTGGATGGCAAGAATGTGGAGGCTTGTCCACCGGTCACAGTTGCCGAGTAGTTTCCAGATGTGGGTAAATAAAAATATGCTGACGTTGGAGTTGGGGCTGGACTGGAAGCCACCGTGAAGCTCGTGTTGATATTTAAACCGGTGGATTGTCCGGTTGCTCCGGTGATGTACATGGTTGTTCCGGAATTGAATGGAACCACGTTGGTGTCAATTGCAGTGAACAATACGTTGGAAATTTGTGTGTACACAGATCCGGTGCTCAGAGTCCCATAGGATCCGGTGGAGGGTACCAGAAAGTTTACCGATGTGCTCGACGAATTTGTCACTGTGAATGTGGTGTTTAGTGTTGAAGGCGTAAATCCAGAGAGGGTCACCGTGTTGCTCACCGGGATGATGGTACTCCCAAGGAATGAAGAGAATGAAAGAGTTGCAGTCTGACCAAATACGGTTGAGAATGCAGTTGCTTTATACGCCACAACACCTGGCATATTTATTACGGCTGAAGTGGATGTGGATGCAGTGACTGTATACGCACCAGCTACTCCAGCTGAGCTCGGTGTAAATGTGCTCGGGATACTCACGGTTGTTCCGATTGGGAATGCGGTTCCGCTTGAGAATGTTATAAACCCGAGACCGGCGCCAGAGACGGTTCCAGAGGTGGTTTGTGTGAAACTGTCGAACGTGTTTCCCAGTGAAAATGTAACTGCGGTGGTGTTGCATGTCAACACGGTAAAGCTTGAATTTACAAGGGTCCACGTGTTGCTTGTAGTCAAGGGTAAAAACCCAGAGAGGGTCACGATGCTTCCAACCGGAAAGATTCCGGTGTATGTTGTGGCGCTCGTGAATGTGACGGTTCCGATTCCACCGGTGAGAGTCAACGTTCCGCCAACCCCTATGTTGGTCATGAAAGATGTGGGTGTTACATTTTGTATCGAGATGCCGGTTGCAACGGGTTGAATCACATTGAATGAGGATGGCACTACGTAGACTATGGCGTTGCTCGTATTGGTGTGTAAATTTGACAGTGTACCTGCGGTCAACTGTCGGATCGTGTCAACGACATTGTAATTCAATGGGGCTGTTCTCGTGAGACCGGTCAGCGAATTGGTTCCACTCTTTGACGTGTATCCGATAAACTCGTTATCAATCATGATTGTTCCAGAAGAGGGCCAATACGTCACAGGGTCACTCAGCGTGATGCTCGTATCATAGGGTCCAAGTGTATTTGAAAGGAGACTTGCAGCGTGACTTGTCTCAACGACGAGTTCATAACGCACCGCCATGTTTCCGGTTCTCATGTAAGCCTCGTCGTTTATGTTATTTTGTCTGTATCGGTGAGCATAGACCCAATTTCCATCGCTTCCACGAATCATGAAATCGATAAATCCAGCTCCGTACCACGTGTACTGGAGACCCAACATTTGCATCTTGGTTTGATCAAACTTGAACCCAGATGGACCATTTCCGTCAATCGTATCGCGGTTAAATTGACTCTGTGGAGTTCTCGTCTCTCTGATTTTACAGATGGTTGCAGGTGAAGATGATGATATTCCAAAAGCACCTCGGAATGGGGGATTCACCGTCATTGTAGTCTGAGATGTTATCGATGTAACCACATGTGACATTCCTTTGAGTGTAATCTTGTCACCCACCTTGAGTTGATCAGAGTATCTGGTCCCCAGACCATTGACGAGTTGAGAATATGCATTTACGTATGAAGTTCCCGCAATCTGGAAAGTGCTCGAGCGTTTTACAACCCAGAGAGTCTGACCATCCCATTCGAAAAACATTCCATTTTGATCATCAAAGGTGCCAACCCGGGCCGATGCTCCATGCCAGTTTGACATTACGAACCGAGGCTGATCACCAAAGAGTGGGCTCACCGATCCGAGTTGTTGAGTGGCCAAAACCTGGATTGTAATCTCATCAATCACATTAGAGACTGTGTATGTACCATTGTATCCAGGTGTGGCTATCCCTTTGATAATCACAGTAGCACCGGGTTGAGGATTTCCGTGTGGTATACTGCATCCGATTGTTATCATACTTCCGACAGTGACTCCATTTGCAAAGAGTGTGATTATATCATTGTTTGGGCAAAAGAGGGTTCCGGATGACCACATGAGACCCTTCCCGGATTGGTATCTAAACACCTTTTTGGACTGTCTTGTGATGGAGGCTCCGTATGCTGGTATGATGGGTGAAATCAAAACACCACCATCGTATGGTCTGTGAACAAATGAAGCATATGTTTGAGTATACGTATTTCCGGTTGTCGTGACTGACCCAAGATTGGTTCCAACTGTTACATAAGTAAATGTGGTTGGACTTGGGGTACTCCCTATTATGTAACTTCCATTGTACCCGGTTGGAACCCATCCTATGGATACAACCGGTGTACCGGCAATCAACCCATGGTTATTGGTTGTAGTGAATGTAACCACATTTCCGGTTGACGTTGGTGATGCAGACAAGGGAATTTTTAGATTTCCATATGCTGGGCTCACATTGGAAGTTGAATAAAATCCCGCCTTTCGTATGATTGTATAATTTGTAAATTGAGATGTCCCTGCGCTTTTTGAAACCTGTCCCTTTGCTTGATATTGAAAATTGATAAATTGAACAGACCCATATGTTGTTATGGTGACTGCAGGTGAAGAAATGGATAAAGAGGTTGCAGAGTTGGTGCCAGTCACAGTGACGTATTGACCATTTAAAGAATTTGGAACAAACCCGGTGAGATTCACAACAAACCCAGGTCCATTGAATGGTGCTCCAGAAAATCCACTCAATGTGAGTGTACCAGCACTCTGTGAGTTGGCAGTTGGAGTGAATGACCCGGTTGAAAGAATGCTGGTTATTACAAAAAATCCCTGAGCCTTGTCATAATCGTTTGTGTTGTTTCCTAAACCCTGGATCGATATGGGTGTACCCAAAATCGGTAGCCCCGATTGAGTAAAAATATTACTCACAGTTATTGTTGAAGGTGATCCGGCGTCGCTCACGATTGTTGTATTTCCCAGAGTAAACCCGTAATCGGTTCCCGGAACTTCAAAAAAACTTGGATTTCTACGAATATCGGCATATGTTTGCCATTTGGTTGCCTGGAGACCATATTCAAAATCTGCATCGATGAGTGATTGACCTTGTGAAACGCGAGTTTTTTCAATCGCGTCGGTTCCGAAATCAAACGGTCTGGTTATCTGAGGTCCCTGATATTTGTTTCCCAGTGAACCGTCTATATTCATTATTAGTAGCCCAACAATTTAATTCAAGCATCACTCTGTACCTCGAGAGTAAATGACCAATCGATTCCGTTATTATTTAAAACATTCCCGTAGCGATCTATGACTCTCACTATGATTCGGTCTATAAATTTGGATTGGTCGGTTGCGATTACGTATTGTTCATTTTGGATATTCTCAGACCATTGTAAAATGGCACCGGAACTTACATTGATTGGTATCTTGAAAGTTCCAAGAGTATTCTCTTTGGAAGAGGTGCCAAAATCTGGAAAGTACAGATATACGTATGTGTCAAAGTTTATAATGTATGAGTTTTGAGCCACACCGGATTGTCCGCTTGTAAACCCCAAAAGATTCATCAGGGTTCCGGAAAGGGGAACCGACCCACCTTGAGCCGGTGTATACTGGAATGTATTGGTGAGACCGGATACTGAAAAGGAACCAACCGACGGGGTAACCAACCCATTTAAAGTATTCACCAAAGTGCCCAGGTTGTAATTTCCAGGATTCACGGTGTACGCGTTGCTATTGATTGTGAAGGAGTTGTAGGGACTTCTTATGTTGTAAAATCCGATTGGCATCTGGACATTTTTGAGAGCCACCTTTCTTATATTTCGATGAACATGATTCAAGAGAACTGTACAATCAAAAGGGTTTGCAGTCGCCACGCTCTTTGAAGATGTATCTATATGAATCTGATGTATGCAATTTCCAGGGGTGTTACAGCCCAACTGTCCACAGTTGTTCATTTACTTAAGAGTAATGATTATAATTTTATCAAGTATGGAGGATGTGGCGCTTCTTCAAGAGTACAATGTGAAGCTTTTTAGGGCCGATGAGGATGATATTGTTTCAATCATAAACAGTACTCTTGAAGGAAATGTTTCGGAGGAGGCTTTCTTTTTGGTTGACATTGGAAAGGTGATTCGACAGGTTCAAAAGTGGAATGAGTTTTTGCCTGATGTAAAGCCATTCTATGCAGTAAAATGCAATCCCAATACATTGATTCTAAAAGTTCTTGCAAGCCTCGATGTAAACTTTGACTGTGCGTCAAAGAATGAAATTGCTGCAGTCATGAATGTCACAGGAGACGATTCGTCTCGGATCGTCTTTGCAAATCCGGTCAAGATGATTTCACAGCTAAAGTATGCTCGGGCAAATGACATTGATCTCATGACTTTTGATAGTGATCAGGAACTGTATAAAATCAAGGTGTATCATCCATACGCAAAGCTTATTCTGCGAATCAAAGTTGACGACACGGGGAGCAAATGTCGCTTTGGGTGTAAATTTGGAGCCGATATGAGTGACGTTGAAAAAATATTTGAAATTGCAGTGGCTCTTGATATCAAGATTGTTGGAATTTCATTCCATGTAGGTTCAGGGTGCACCGATCCTGAAAAGTACCGCAATGCAATCCAGGATGCCAAAAAGTGTTTTGAAATTGGGGCTCGTCTTAAGCTTGCTATGGATACGTTGGATATAGGTGGTGGATTCGAGGACACCTCCAACTTTGAAGAGATTGCAAGTGTCATCAAAGATGCATTGGTTGGATTTGAGGGAATCAAGGTTATCGCTGAACCCGGGCGTTTCTTTGTCTCGAGTAGTCACACTCTCGTACTCAATGTGATTGGAAAGAAGGTGAAGGATTCAGAATTTGTTTACTATCTCAACGATGGAATATACGGGTCATTCAATTGCATCTTTTTTGACCATGTGACTCCTGTCATCTGTCCGTTCAATGAGAGGGATGGACAAAGATACAAGTCGACAATCTTTGGACCGACATGTGATTCAATCGATAAGATTGCAGACAATATTGAACTTCCGGAATTGACAGTGGGTGAGTGGTGCTATGTTGAAAATTTTGGAGCATACACGTGCGCTGCATCCACCTCCTTCAACGGGTTTCATCAGACACAGACGATTAATATTCTCACCTCTTAGTAAATGATAAGCACTTCCAGTAGAACCACCGGTTATAAAAAATACAGTCCATCTAAAACAACCAGATCTGCCGCCAGACGACGCGCGGTTACAAAAATTCAGGCGGCTTCTAGAGGGTACTTGGTTCGTAAAAATATGAATAAAATGACACGAACAAAATTGATTTCACTTGTTAAAAACAACCCAAACATGTACAAGAAAGTTATGGAAATACTCGAAAAGAGAAGAAGGGCACTAAACAATGCAATGCGTGCAAAGTTTCCACATTTTTTCAGATAAAGGTGAGCATTGTTGTTTTAAAAATGGATTATAGTTGGTTTGAGATTGATGGAACCAAATTGTCACAGCGTCTTGATGTCATTGCTGGAATCCACGATGTTGTGAAACACACACCTGATGGACAACTGTTTATGCAGCCACCTGGGTACCAACATTATCACTTGTTGGCTTACATCTCCAGCATGCTCCCAGATGGAACACGAGTCCTTGAGATTGGAACTCGCACCGGTGAGTCAGCCGCTGCACTCAAGATTGGAAACCCTACAATCAAACTGACCACGGTTGATTTGGTGGATGTCATCATTCCTGAGCTCAAAGAGACGATTGATTTTAGGCTCTGCAATGGGATGGATGTCCTCGATGAATTCAAGGATATTCCATTCATGTTTATAGACGTGGATCCACATGATGGAGTTCAAGAACGTGAGATGATCAAGAAGCTCGTTGAAGTTGGTTTCAAGGGTATCCTCATGCTCGATGATATTCATATGAACCCGGAGATGCAATCCTTTTGGGATGAAATACAGTACACCAAAATTGATCTATCTCGGATTGGCCACTATTCAGGAACCGGAATTGTTTTCTTTGACAAGTAATAATGGATGCAGCTCTTGGTGGATATGGTAAAATTCGAGGATGGAGTGCATCCGTTTCCAGTCTTATAGCTGGAATTATCATGTTTATAATAGGTATATCTCTTACCCAAAAGAAGAGTTGTAAAACATCTGGAGTCATCACATCGAGTGTATCGTCTCCACCTTCGGCAAATACATATAACGTGACTATAAATTCAATTGTATATCGATTCCAATTTACAACATCAATGACTATTGGTGATACTGTAACTCTATACAATTGTAATCCTGACATAAATAATGTAAATGTGGCTCAGACTTTATCAGATTCCACTATGGCAATATTTCTTATAGTATTTGGAATAATACTTCCTTTATTGGGAGCTTCTCTTGTGTACGCAATAACAAATTCTCCAGTAGCCGCCGAAGTATATGGTGGAGTTTCACTCTTTGATAATCTCACTCAAAGGTGAATTTGTTTTCTTGTCAAGTAATAAATGAACGGTCCACCAAATAGTAACATGCGCCGATACGGCAATGCAGCCATAAACAATGCAGCGAATGGGAGAGTGAACCAGGCTATCAATGCAAGAAATAATCTGGTAAATTCTGCAAAGAATGTATCACCTGAAAATGTCAAGAGAGCTTTAAATTACATTGGTGTCGTTGATGAAAAGCTTGCACGAATAATCGGTATACTCAACAGTAATCTGGTTATGAAACCAAAGACGTTTCGTTTCAATAGCAATTAAAACTTTGAATCACGTAAAAAGAAAGAATGTACGGATTCAGTGGACTTTTACCATTCGTATTCATCTTGTCTCTTCTCTTTCCCAAGCAGAAGGTTCTATCCTTGAATGAATTGAATGAACTTTGTGGGGTGCACAATTTTGATTTGAATGGAATCAAAAATACAAATTTGGTGATTGATGATTCGACATCGATAGAGGAGGATGTTATCCTTTTCCGTGGGTGTGGCTCTAATATAAACAATAAACTCAATTCAATTTTGGCGAGTCATCGAGGATGGTTCGACATTTATCGCAAAGTTGAAAAGGGTCGGTACATGAAATGGGGTCGTGGAAAACGCACCGGTAATTATGAAGCTCATTACGACTCTGTAAATCAGCGAATCAAATACACCTTTCCTGTAAAGTACACTACCGATCTTTACATTCCCAGGATATTTTTGTTGCTTTGAATGTGGTGAAAATCTCACTCGCTGCAAGTGAAGTCTTTTCCCTGAAATCGATATTGCAACAGAATAAATCAAAATACAACTTTTCATGTTCGGGATATGTATGTACCGAAAAATGAGATTCTGCGAGTAGAATTACTCCAGTGGCACCGAATGGTTCAAATTGATGGAAGCATCGAGATACTTCAGTCAATTTTAACTTTTCAACAATCAAATTCATCTTTTCGGTAAGATTTTCAACCGTTTCAATCTTCACACCTTCTAGTGTTCCAAATATGTGACTCATTGTCTATTATAATAAAAATATCTTTATATTATAAAATGAAGGTGAATAGACAATTTCTTTTCAAGTCAAAGTATAGCGACATGGCTCGTTCGTATCAACCCAAGATGAAGAGTAAGAATCTTATTTGAAGCTCACCTTGATGGATGTATAAATTGTTAGAATGAGAATCAAGAGTAAGATTCCAGTCCAGGTACCTATGACCAATTTCAATTCGTTCGTCTCAAATATGAGATTTAAGACTTGTTTAGTAATAGAAGTATCATCGTCGCATGCCATTTCCTACTAAAGGTCTTATAAATTTTTGGGGCTTGAAAAATTCTGGAAAGAGCACTTTTTTTGAAAAGAATGTAAAACACGTTAAATTCGAACACGACATATTAAAGTCACGAGAAAAGACGCTTGATTTCATGGACCGAATGCGGTATTCCAAATTACCTTTGGTCCTGGATGACTTTGAGAGTGTTGAAAATTTAACCGGAACCAAAGAAATATCTGGATCGTTTCCTGTAGCCTTTTACATAATTTCAAATTCAAAGGTGACGTCGATTAAATTTGATGATTACTATGAATTTAAAGGGGTTGATGTCAAGGAATTTGCAGAGTCTCTGGGTATATCAGTAGATGATGCTACTAAAAAGATTAAAGAATATGATGGGAACTTGAGTGCTGTGAAGATTGACGTACTCAACTTTAAAAGTCTCAGAGATGATCTTTCATCCCCTAAAATGTATGTAAGCAGCTTGCTAAAAACTCAAGAACCGATTGGAGAATCGTTGATAAGTAGAGTTATGATTGAACACGGTCACACATTTGGTCTCATGCATGAAAATTGTATCGATTACACATCCAATTGTGAGACTCTTAGCCTCGTTTCACATTCATTTTCAGATGCTGATATGATTGATTGTGTGGTTTATAAAGACATGTCATGGGATCTCATACAATTTTTCAACGTCTCTGCGTGTCTCATACCTGCATGTTTATTAAAGGGGGGAACTCAGACTCCGCGAGATCTGAGACCGGGGAGTATGTGGACAAAGTACTCCAATGCTTGTATGAAATCCAATCGACTCAAAAGACTTAAACTAAATAGAGACTGTATCGGACTCATAGTTGGGTACATAAATTCTCAAACCGAGTTGCCAATTTCACTCGATTCATATGATCTCGATACAGTGAATCAATTATCCTTTTCTGAAAAGATTAAACCCAAACTTTTATCCAAGTTGAAGAGTCTAGTCAAGAAATGACTCCTCCTCCAACTCTTTGTACTCTTTTAAACTGTGTCCCTCTACATTGTGGTCATTGTCCTCCTCCTCGTCTTCATTTATTATATAGTACTCAGGCTTTGTTATCGTGTATCCCTCCATTGATATCTATTGCTTTTTTTAGTAAGACTCCAACGGGGCTATCTGGATCCCACTCATCCCACGTGTCAAAACATTCATTCATCTCTATGAATGTCTTGTCCGTTCCTGAGTATCGAATAAACGGTTCATCTTCATCATCCACAACTTCTATGTCCGACTCTGAGTCCTCATCCTCGTCCTCCGGAAAGAGAGTACCAGTTCTGGTTCCCAAGACATTTCGGGCTGCATATCTCATCCCATATTGTATATCGGTTGATGTGATTGTATTACGACCACACGCTTTACAGTAATGACCGGCAAGATACACTGCACTTTCAAGAACCGGCTGTAAAATATCGATAGCCGCCTCCTCCATTATCCTATTGAAATCAATGTAATCTTTAGATATCCATCTGACGTTGCCGGTGCGGTTGCAGAATATGCAATGTTATTCAGACCCGGATTGGCCAATGTCCCCCCCAAACCTCCACCACCATAACTGGGGTACCCACCACATCCACCACCACTGTATCCACCACCTCCACCTCCAACATAATTGGTCCCGAGACTCACCGATGAACCTCCACCTCCAAATCCACCTGGAGACTCCTTTACAAGGAATGGACCTGAAGGAACTGTAAAATTGGTTGTGTATCTGGCTACACCCACCGTCATTCTGATTTGATCCATGTACCCCTGGAAAGATGGTCTCAGATTACTCGTCTTGCTATCCGCTCCAAAAATGAGATAATTTATCGGAGCTGTTGTTATCGGGTCGGTGGTGGTGGTTATTGTCGTATCTAAAATTCCATTTATAAAGATGTTGACCGTGGTTCCACTCCTCACATACGCCACGTGAGACCACGTCTGTAAAAGTGCTCCGGTGCCCCATCCATTGATACCAACAGTTCCCATGTTTCCGTTACCGGCAAGTGCAAATGTTCCACTCTCGATTCTGACCCACATTTCCAAGGTGAATGTCTGTGCTCCTATATCATACGATGAATTGGTTGGTGTATAAACACTCGAATTACCATTGAAATAGAAGGATGTTCCGTTGAATATGCTTTGGGTTGTAGACACACTCACATTCTGATTGGTTAAAGATGCACCCAGAGTACTGAGATCAGTCACTCCATAATCAGCTTGCATCAAGAATATAACCGATGAAAAGTATGGATCATTGGTTGCAGTGTAGTATCCACCAAATGCTCCATTGATAAAAGCCTGTGGTGCAGTTGGTATGTTTCCACCATTTCCAGAATATCCAGCTCCACTATCGGCAGCCCTGAACCCATTGGTGGGAACACTTCCCCCGGAACCTCCTGTACCCCCCGAACCTGCGTTGTAAGGCGCACCGGGAAGACCATCGAGACCATTGCTCACCGGTACACCCCCTGGATTTGTGTTGGTGTTGAATCCGGATCCAGGACCCCCAACACCACCGGCTGCGGCCAAGAATGTTGGGTTGGTTAGTACATTTGAGAGTGTGTTGATTGCCGTAACATTGGCTATGAATGTTCCACCAGATCCAGAGGTTCCACAATACAAGAGTTGACTTCCGGCTTGACCAACCGCCACCGCCAATACTTGACCCTGTGAAAAATGCCCCGTGAATGTCAACTGCGTCCCCGGTCCAGCTCCAACCATGGTTACCAAGAGTGTACAATCACATGGAACTGTGTAATATTGCATGCCATAGTTGAGTGTCAATACATATGGTGTCGTCACACCGGGTAACAGTTGAATTCCACCATAATTTGGATCGTTGTACGAAGAGTAGAGAGAAGAAGAGAGTGGCCCAATGGCACCCTTCGTTCCCAGTGTACTGAAGATGAAACTATACGTCGATGTGATGTTGACATCATACAAGAATCCATATTTACACGTTGATGTTTTTGTCAAATTTAGATTATACGTTCCATATGTCGTGCTGGTGGATGAAATCACAAGTGCCATGTAAACCACTTGCTTTAAGGAGTACCCAGTTACACCGAATGTACTCGTGTTTGCCCCACACGTTGTTGTTGCTCCGAGAACCCATGGTCCACTGCTGCTACTTGAATGGTAAATCTTAACCGTGTCCCCACTCACGTACCCATAATATGTCCAATTGATAGCCAAGGATCCATTTGGAGACCCAAAGTATGATGGTTTTATATATGGAAGTTGATATGTGATGTAGAAACCCTGTGTACTGTTATAGGGACCCTGGGTTGTTCCAGATGGAACAGTGAGTGCCACATTGTATGAGGATCCAAGTGCCAAGTTTTGAATATTTGAACTTGCTGTAGACAGTGTGGTGGTGGCGTACAATGTAGATCCTGTATAAATTGTGAGTGGGTCAGTGCTCGAGTACCCGGTGTAGTTCCAAGAAATATTGATGCTGTTTGAAGTGAGAGCAGCCGAAGATATGAATACAGCAGCGAGAGTTCCCTGTGTGCTTATCGAATTGCTCGTATTGAAAGGTCCGTTGATTCCACCACCTGGAACCACAAGAGATACGAGAATCGAGGAACTTGTCAGAGTTCCAGATATGTTTGTGATTGTGGTTGGAGAAGATCCGCATGTTGTGTACCCACCGAATCCCCATGAAGTTCCAGCATTGTTTGAATAGTACACATAAAGAGGTTCCGTTGACGAGTATACATTTGAATTCCAACTGAGAGTGACATTACTTGAAGTGGTTGAAAGAGAAGTGATCAATTCTGAAGGGCTTGTGGTGCTTGCATAAAATGTGTTGCTGGTGTTGTAGGGCCCGATTGAACCACCTCCCGGAATGACTCCGGAAACCAGGTAGGTGCCGAGTGTTGATAAACCTGAAATGGTCACCGGTTGAGTTGCACCACATGTGGTTGTTGTCCCTGGATTCCACGACGAACCCCCATCCAAAGAATAGTAGAAATTGAGAGGCTCGGAACTTGAATATGCAGTATAGACCCAGTAACAATTGATTGTCAGATCGGTTGGAACCAAGGAACTTATGATGACTTCGGGCACTTGAATCGTACTGTAAATGGTTTTGTTGATGTTGAAAGTTCCATTGAGACCCCCGTATGGAACCACGAGAGCGACACGGTACGTTCCGGTGAATTGAGGCACTGAGATTGTAACCGGACTCGATCCACATGTTGTTGTCACCGCCAAAAACCAAGCTGTGGTGTAATACCAAATTTGAAGAATATCAGTGGATACATAACTTGCATACGTCCACGGAACCACTATCGATCCCTGAGAACTCGTGAGAGTCCCGAGAGTGACCGTGGCTGGTGTGAGGTACACACCGGATGTAAATATGTTAAAGGGTATATTGTACGATGCCAATGTCGACGTGGCTGGAACCGCAACAGCCACATTATACGTCCCAAATGGTAATCCTGTGATGGTTGCAGTCTGTGCACCACATGTGGTGGTTACAGCCAAAATCCAGTTGGGTGTCGTGCTCAGAGTATAATAAACAAGGAGTGGATCGGTAAAATTGTACAACGTATATGTCCAATTGATTACGATGATTCCTTGACTCCCAACTCCAGTCACCGATGTGATGGGGGCGGTTCCGTATTGAAGAGAATTTTGAGGAGTTCCGCTTATGAGCGCCACATCGTACACCGACCACACTGTATTTCCAGGATCGAGTATATTGACTGTAATTTTCCAATTGGAATAACATACCGTTTTGAAACTTATCAGATTATTCACAAGAGGAACGCTGCTTGCCAACGTGGTATAACTGTATGTATTCGAAGCCTGAATGGTGTATTGCCCTCCTATATTATTGTCACTTATGTATACATTTGAGACAAAATTGGTTGTCCCAGACATTTCAATTGTGATGTATGAGGTTACACCACCGGTTGAGATCCAGGCTGGTGGGCCATTAAATCCTTTAAATGCATTGGTGAGTGATTGAATGTTACTGGATGCACCGAGAGTATACGTCGCATTTCCAAAAACTTTGTTGGACACCACGTATGCACTTGATGTGTTTGACGGTCCATATACATTGCTCAATTGGATGGGTGGAAACCGAGTCAAAGGGAGAGCAGGTGTAAATACATTTGAATTGTAATATGTGTTGATCAAATTTGTGTACTTGACCAGATCGTTTGCAGATGTTTTCCACGTGGATGAAACCTTCCCAGTCGAATCACATGTGAATATAAAATTGGTATTCGGTGGGACGGTAAAGTTCACCTGATTTGTATCCGTAACGGTTGTCGACACACTTGAAGTGTACCCGCACATGATCAAGTAGTGTGACACCGGGTTTTCATAAATCTTGGTCAGAGTCACCGAATTATTGGGGCTAAAATGAATATAATCGGTGTAATAGGTGGATCCGGATGTTTTGGAACCACAGTAATAGTACAATTGGAGATTATTTAAATTGTTCAATAACGTTTGAGTCACTGATATTTTGTACACACCATTGATTCCGTTGTAAACCCATATATTTTCAAAGGAATCTGTGGCCCACGTGTAATTTGGTAAATTGAAATTAAAATAGTATGGAGCCACACTCGGAACTATAGGAACTCCATTTATGTAGATGCTACTTGAGTTTGCACTGGTTGAAAAAGATCCATCATAATAAAGAACGTTGCTGGTTACTGTGTTTGAAGAAAAGTTGAAAACAAATGTATTGCTCAACACCGGGTCCAAGAATGAAACGTAGTTTGAAGAGTTGCAAAATTGAAAAGCCCTCAGAGATGAGGAGATGTTGTTTGAAAACACACTGAGTGACACCCCGGATGTTATGTTTAAAAAATTATAAGATTCCGTGGTGGCATTAAAGTAACTGCAATATACATTGGCGATATCTGTAAACAAAGCAATGTTGTAATTGCTAATCAGTTTTTGTGCCAATATGGTTGGTGTTCCAAAAGGAGGACTTCTCGGTAAGGAAACCACGTACCCATATGGTGTCTGATCGGTGTATGATATAATCATATTGGCATTGACGTCAAATTTAAGGTCCCATGCTATTGAGTTGGTTGCAATCGGGATGTATCCAAATCTTTGATGATATACACATGCATTGCTCAGAAGCATAACTATGTTGTTGGTTTGTGGATCAACTGCAACCGATGCGACATTTGACCCTGGAAACTGTATATTGATTGGAAATACACGAGCCGTGTAATAATTACATGCTATATTCGAGTATCCAGGTGAACTGAACAATACATTTTGAGCCGAAATGTCGTCGGTGATGTATGTGTTGGATAGATTTACATTGCTTGTTATGGGCAAGGGGGACAAGAAATTTAGATAATAGGATGAATTGATGTAATTTTGATTCAGGTACACAGGGAGGGTGGGCAATGCAGAGATGGTGGTGACACTGCTATCTGCAATGTATTCATTGTTGTAAAAAACGGGAGCGCAGTTGGATTTGTTGAAATACACAAAGTTGTGCGTTTGAGCCCAGATGGTGATTTTTATCGGATCCACTATGGGGTACAAGGAAATTTCAAAACGTTGAGAATTGATTCTTGAAAAATTCATTTGACCACTTGCGCTATGAATATCGGATGGGTCAACGGCAAAGGTGTAAAGATAAATTGGGTCACTCGGAATACCTTTGTATCTCTTTAAAGGTTCTGCATATCTCAAGTAACTGCCCGGAAGATTGAATCTTTCAAACGTACTCCCCACATACATTGCAATGTTTTTGATATTTTGAATATACGTACCGGTGTTTAGATTTTGAACAGTAAAATACAACTGATACACCGGTCCAGTGAATGTGGTGTTCATCTTTACATCGGTACAGCTTCCTGTAGAAACTGTATACACGTCTTGAACATCTCGAACCCTTTGAAAAAACGTATCCCCAGGTGGATCCTCTATGAGCACATAATCCACCAAAAGATGACCCTTGATGAGCACTGGACTTCCATTCGAGTTGAAAGATATTCTCACATCGGGTTCATTCACCATGAAAAATCCCTTTTTGATTATATAAAATGGAATCTGGATAGTCACAAAAGAACCATTGACAAGTGAATTTGAAGTGGCGAGCTTTTCAAGGGGCATGTTCATCTCATTGTCAAGTTTAATAAATTCTCCTTTGAGAGACTCCAATACAGTTGAATTTGAAATGAAATCCACTTGGTTGATTATCGCCTCACCGAGTGTGTTGTTTCCAAAATTTCCACATATTCGAATGCTCGTAATCATGTCCCCCAACCTTGGAATGTGTATGGTGTAGTCACCTGAATTTGTGTAGAAATTTTTTGGAAATTCAATGGGTAATGTTTGTGTACACATTCTCTTCATGAGACTCATTAAATTCTATCAAGAAAATAACATCCCCGCCAACCCATTTTTCACTTTCAAGATGTTTAGAGTTTCAAAGTATACGTTTGAACTTGGTGCATTCACACTCACATCTCGTATCCTACTCATGTTGATGGGATTGAGGAAGAGTACACTTTGGCCTCTCAAAGGAATATTCACAAAATTTTCATAGGGCATGATGTTGGATGAATTGGAATCAAACATGTTTTCACCATTGAGTTTCAATGATGTGAAAGTATTGGATGTAAATACCTTGGTACATGGTCCCTTTGGTGTCCCACCTGATGTTACGGATGGAACAACTATAGTGTATTCACTGTTCGGTGAAGGTGTCGAGTCAAATTTTATATATGTGATTACGAGATCCATATCTATACCCGTCACCTGATTATAATCCAAATATATCTGAACATCTTGATTTGTAATTGCACCGATTGGTATATTTTTTAAAATGTCGGTTTGAATGTAATAATATCTATCAAAAGGAACCTGGTTGGTTCCATCCCCTTCAATGAGGTTGAATATGGGTCTATTTTTATACGAGGTGGCAATTTCCTTTTTGAATTCCAAAAACTCAACCGGGATGGTTTGAACGAGTTGTTTTCCTATATATAGACTCACTGAATTTACTATACTTTCATATGCGGGATAAATGTTACTCGTGGCGATGTAATTTAATCCCTGGATAAACCCAGATTCTCGGAGAGTCTGTGGGCTCAAAAATTGATTGACATTATAAAGAGGTGAGGATTGTGAGAGGATGTACGAGTTGGTTGATATTTTTGTGAGATCCTTGTAATCGTACCCAAAAAAGTTGGCAACTTGGATCGAATCAAAGAGTAAAGAAACATATGAGCTTGGTGAAAGAGACTCTTGGGATGTTTCAAAAGGGAAGGAGAAATTGAAGCTATCATTCAAAAAGGATGGAAGTGCCATGAGAGTCTGAGTCTTGTATCCGATTGACCCTATAGATCCATTGGTGGAGTCTCCAAAGAACAAATTACCACATAGAAAAAAGTTGCCTATTGAAATGATTGGCATTTCATTCGGTTGGGGAGAGATGGTGTTGTTTACAAAAATATTACTCTGAATGTTTCCGAGTGCCACTCGATTTGTTATATTGACCCCAACGTCACTTAAAAAACTCAGATTGGTGTTGAGCCCGGTAATCGGATCCAAAAATCTGGTTACATAACACAATGTGTTTGAATATCGATTGGTGTATATCGAATCAACATTGGTAACAACCGAACACACGTTGCTGTCTCGATTTGTGTTTTGAAGAAACACGATATTATTGTTCCCTGCAATCCATAAAGAGTTACTCACCGTGTAAGTGGATACATTCGAACTCGTTGTGTAAAGAGTGTCGTTAGAATTTACTATGATGGTACTCAGGTTGGTGAGCGTGACGAGTTTATTGGTTCTATAATTCAAATCACTCAGATCCACCTTTGATATGACGTTACTCGCACCGACGTATAAAAAGTTTTTAGGAGACATTGCCAAGGTGTACGGGTACACAAAACTGGTTGTGATTGTCATCGAAGCCCCTGTGTTTAGATTCAGTTGGGTCACGAGGTTATATGAACCTATGTATAGATAATTGTGCGTGGAGTCAAAGGCGAGCCCCTGTGGATTTACATAATTACTGGAAATCACACTCACCACATTCGAACTCAGATTGATTTTGGATATGGTTCCAGCGGATGAACTGGTTGCGTACAAGAGATTATTGGTTGTGTCGATTGCAAGTGTGTTGTAAGACCCTGTCACCACATTACTGACGGCGGTTGTTATAGTCTTGATTCCCGTGTTGTCTGAAAAGTACAGTGTGTTTCCGTTATTCACAAGACTTTTTGGACTCGAAAGTCCATAGACGTATAAATTTACTGCGTTGGTGCTCAGATTGATTCGGTATATAGCGGCTGATCCACTCACAACATAAAGGTAGGTGGTTGATAAACATATTGAACTCGGAAATGATATGGTGCTATTCAAAAGGGTGGTGACGTTTGAACTCAGAGAAGTGAAGCACGCAAAATTGTACCCAATCTCCAAGTCACATATCGGATAATTGAATCCAGATGTTTTGAATGTACATTGACCAAATGCAGTTGTGGTGCCGACTCTTCCAAGTTGTCCAACGTTGTTTTGTCCAGATGAATATACTTTACTGTTCTTGTTATCAACCAGGTATAAGAAATCGGGACCAGCCTTTATACTGTCAATGAATGCCCCATTTGGGAGTTCGGTTGCAATCTGTGTAAAAGAGAGCTTAAAGGAACCAGGTGGGAGAGCCGACCCCAATTCTCCAACCGAATTGGTTCCAGTGGCGTATACATTTCCGGTTGCGTCTCGGTATATAGTTGAATAATTGCAACATTCTATATCCACAACACCGGTTGCAACCGCTACGGGCGTTCCAGTCACAGGAGCGCCACCATTTCCAAGTTGACCCTTTGAGTTGTCACCAAAGGTGTAGACGTTTCCAGTCACATCAAGAAAAGCAGCATGAGAAACTCCACATGAAATCTTTTTGGTTGTGAATGAGTTGGAAACCGCATTCAGTTGAACACTCCCGTATGCCGTCAAGGTGTTGTTGGTGTCCACGATCAATGAAAAGTTTGGCCCAGATCCAACGACCGATATATTTGGAACCAAGGCGTTGAATAGTTTCATCTGATTTACATTTATGTTTTGTGGAGTCACGGTCAGAATCGGATCGAGACTCTTTGTGGATGAATACACATACATGTTACCAGCTGGTGGATTTGTAAAGGTCCAAAAGTTGTCATTTGGGGTGGCGAGTCCCGGTAATTTCATTCGAATCGTCACATCACCTATAAAGTCTCCAAAGTATGGAATTGTCGCAATTCGATAGTCAACGGTATCAAATGGAACCACATATGTCTTTACGAGGTTTTGGGACTCGAGATTAAATTGATTATTGAAATAAGTGAATGATGGATCCCCGGATAAAAATGCATCATGCATCCCGGTGACAGCTCCGTAGACCCCGTCGCTCATCCTGATACTATGTGAGTTTTTATTCTATTATTAAAAACTCGCAAATTAATAGATGAGTACTATTCAGTTGAGAAAGTTTGATCCTTCAAAGATTGGGAACGACAAGGTGTGTGTGGTGATTGGAAAACGTGGAACCGGTAAATCCACCCTGGTTACTGATCTTCTGTATCACAAAAGGAATATACCGGTTGGTGTGGTGATGTCAGCAACCGAAGAGGGGAATCATTATTATAAACAATTTATTCCAGATTTATTCATTTATGGGGATTATTCAAAAGATACAATTGAAAAGGTTATCGCGAGACAAAAGAAACTTGTGGCACTCAATAAAATGGATCCAGCATTTATACTTTTGGACGATTGCATGTACAATAAATCGTTTATGAAGGATACATGCATCAGACAATGTTTTATGAATGGGCGTCACTGGAAAATCTTTTTTTTGATGACTATGCAGTATTGTATGGATCTGAGTCCCGATCTCAGGGCGAATGTTGATTATGTATTTGTCTTGCGTGAGAATGTAATTCAAAACAGGGAGAGACTTTACAAGGCTTTCTTTGGAGTCTTTCCATCTTTTGATCTCTTTAATAAGGTGATGTCTGCGTGTACAGAAAATTTTGAGTGTCTCGTTCTTGACAACACGAGCAGATCAAATAAATTGGAGGATTGTGTTTTTTATTACAAGGCTCCGATAAGAAAAGGGTTCAGGATTGGATCCGATGCAATGTGGAAATATCATCAGAGTCACTACAAACCAAACGCAACCAGTAACCCAAATCTAGATAAAAAAACGAGCATTGTGAATGTGGTGAAGAAGTAATTTTATTTTTTAGGGCTAGGTTTGTCTAGACTCCAATCACCACCTAAAGATCTTGAATATCCATTCATGTGTAAAATTGAAGCATTTGGACTTTTGAATGGAATTGCTAATGGGGAAAATCTGGACTTGGAGTTATAGAAGAAGAAAAAGGCGAGTATCAAAATTATTATGAGCGTCAGGTTATTTTTCATTTATTATTCGGCAACATTTTCCTTTGCGCGACGATCAATCTCATCCTGAACGCGCTGGTTGGCCAGTTTCACCAACTCGGCAACCGACATGTCTGGAAACTCCTTCTTGAGATCCTCCACCACATCGGCTGGATGGGGAATCGGTGGTACATCGGGCTTGTTGTAAAACTTGGAATTCTCATCACCTGGTTCGATGAAAGGTGTATCACTCCCCTCGAGTGGCTTGGCCAACATATCCTTCTTGCGCTTCTCAAACATGGCTGCAGCGAGACGCTGGTTCTCACGATACTTGGTCATGATATCCTCCAGCTTGTCGTCATTGTAGTGCTGATCATCAATGGCATCCATGTCGGGTGGAATGAGCAGCCACTTGTACATGTCAACCACAAAAATGTCAAAGGTTGCATCATCCCGCTGGAGACGCTTGGCATGAGACTCCGCCTCTGAACGGGTGGAAAAGGCTCCACGAATCTTGATTCCAAACTTGTCATTCTTCTGAGGGCAACTTGGGCCAACGATGGAAAGGCACGCGAATAGCTGACCCGGAACGGTGATGTAATCAGTCTCAAGTGTAGACATTTATGTATTCTATATCGAAATCTTTAATTGCTGACACTTTACCAAAAACTCATCTTGTTCCCTCTTTGAAAGACTGCTCGGATCTTTGGTTTGGAGAACCTTGATTTCGGGTCCGGTGAGTGTCACTGCATTCAAGCGGTAATCTTCAAACGCTTCACATGCCAAAGGGACGATTGGTTTGATAGCCTCGTAAACCACTTTGGCCACGTTTGTAATCTCGAGTTGGGCATGATCATCCATTCGGAGACGCAAAAAGTGAAACAAGTTGTGAAGATTAATCTTCCAGTAAAACTCCGTCATGGTACACACCGGAAGAATGCCCCGAGCCAGTTCTTTGGCCACTCCGTAATCCAAAAGAGTCTTGTAATTTTCAAAGGCGAGATTGCACGTGTTGTTTTGGAGGTTTACAAATGCATCATTTGTTTCGTTATCAAAAGGATCAGAGAAATCACTCCCTTGGTGGTTGATGACGGATTGCTTTCGAAACTCCACCGGAATGTAAAATTCATCCTCCTTGATTTGGGTGTACCTCGCAGATACCTCATTCACACTTGCTGTGCGATGACGTAACCACTGTCGGGCAACGTAGATTGGAACCTTGATGTGAAATTTAAACTCCACCATCTCAAAAGGAGTCGTGTGCCAATTGCGCATCAGATACCTGATGAGATGACGGGTCTTCACTGGGTCCTCTTTATACCCAGCTTGATTATATGAAATTCGAGCCGCCTGAACAATCGAATCATCCGACCCCATGTGTTCCACGAGGCGTGCAAACATTTATTCAAAAGCGCTTCTCCTTTTTAAGGTGCATATCCTGGAACCGTTGAACCATCCGGATACACTGTGGTTGGAAACGCCTTGACAAAATCGGGGCACGTATCCTTTGTGCAATCAACATATTCAAAATCGGGATACTTTTTCTTTTGCAGAATTGTATATCTACACGTGTCTGATCCGTAGATGATCCCGTTCTTTTTTGGAGCCTCATCCTCCTTCTTTTCAACAACCTTGCGCTTCATAATAAAGAAGATTACAGCAATGGCAGCCACTACGAGCAATACCAGAGTGATTTTCATTATTATTAATACAAACTTTTAAAAATTTTTGACTTCTCCGCAACCGGGATCGAACCAGTGACAAATGGAGCTACAATCCACCGCTCTACCACTGAGCTATGCGAAGCTCATGTTTGACGACTCGATGACACATATCTTTAAATTCATCAATCGAGATCATATTTTTTGCATAGTTGCAGAATTTGCAACATGAAACTACATTCCCTGGAACGTACCCCTTTGAATTATCAATCCGATCAATACCATTTAGACGAACTTTCAAATCCAAGTGACCACAATAAGTACAAGGAAATACCAACATTCTCTTGGCTTCTATATCATCCAGAGTCCATTCTTTATTTCTTTCTTTTGCACTTCTCTTGATTGCATCTAGACGAGCATTCACATTGGTTCTATTCCAATTTGCTATATAACCTGGATTTTCAGATTTCCATAATCGATGTGTTTCATTATTATGATTTCTGTACCCTTCTGGGTCAGCTGCTAAACGACGCGCGCGAGACGCCTGTGAATACTCATTCCCCTTTTGGGCCATGAGTGCAGCGTGTGCTTCTTTACGTTCTGGTTTTTCATCATATTTTTTATTCTTTTCACGACATGATTTACACGTCTTGGTTGGTTTACCATGTCGACCGATAAACTGATCGAGTGGTTGTTCTGCACGTGTACAATTTGAACATTTTTGCATTTTTTATTAAAGCAAGTCTCTTCTTTAAATATAAAGTAGGACTTGCATTCCCACCAACATATGGGCGGTCAGTTTGAGAAGGCAAGCCCGCCCATTCCAGACTGGATGCGCAGCACGTTGTAGTTGACGGCGAACATGCGCTGCTGCAGGGCAGACACACCTGGTTTGAGGACAACCTGGACCTGGGCATTGTCGATGCGGGAGAAGTTGCAGGTGCCGGTTGGCTGGTGCTCCTCTGGCTGCAGGGCGAAGGAGTACACATAGATACCTGGGTAAGGGTTGCCGGTGTGGTAGTAGTATGGCTGGGTGATGTTGAAGTACTTACCTGGCTGCTGGGAGAAGCGATCCTGGCCGTTGAGAATCAGCTTGAAGTTGTACAGGGGACCCACCTCGATACCCAGGGTACCTGCGGTCGTTGCAGCTGCTGCGGTGTATGAGGACACACCATCCTCGGACCACATGCAGTTGGAGCTGAAGACGTTGCCAACAACGCCGTTGGCACCCTGGTAATACCCGGTGAAGATGTGGGGGGTACCGATGATGTGGCCCTGAGCAAAGTTGTTGGTCAGGGAGAAGTAGTTCAGGTTGGAGGTGACGTTCACGTTGGCGCAGTTGGAGGAGAAGTTCCACATGGAGTTGTACTGGGTGGCTGAGCCGTAAGATGGGTTGGTGTAGCACCAGATCAGCTCCTTCACTGGGTGGTTGTAGGACAGGCGGATCAGAGCAGTCTGGGTGGTGGTACCGGTGGAGTTGGTGGAGGAGGTGTAGATGGTGTCGGCACCGGTGTGCTGGATCTGCTCAATCAGGTACTCGTGACCCTTCTGGGCGAAGCGGCGGCGCTCCTCGGTGTCCAGGTACACGTAGTTGCCCCACACCTCAAAGGTGGACTGGAAGAAGTTGCCAAACAGAGTGGACAGGTTGAAGTCCAGGCGAACCTCGTGGTACTGCAGAGCAATCAGTGGCAGATACAGACCTGGGTTGCGGTTGAAGAAGAACAGCAGTGGCAGATTCACACGGACGTCGTTGGCAGACAGACCGGTGACGTTCAGATTGGAGGGGGTGGAGTTCTTGCCCCACTGGTCCTTGTCTGGCTCAGACAGGAACACCTCGGAGTACAGACGCCACCAAGCCTGGTAGTGCTTGTCGATACGCTGACCACCGATGGTCAGTTCCAGATCCTGAATGGCACGCTCGGCGATCCAGTTGTAATCTGGGACGGTGTTGTTGGAGGTCTGGTACACACCGGTCGTCAGTGGTGCCAGGGACACATACATGTTACCGATCAGGTCACCGTTGCGGGCAATGGTTACGGAAACGCGATTGCCGGATGCAACAGAGCCGTTGACGGTCTGGATGATGTTCTCCATCGCAAAGTTGGTGTGGCGCTTGTAAACCGCCTGGAAGAAGGTCACCTTGGGTTGACCAGTCAGGTAAACATCCTGAGCACCGTAAGCAACCAGTTGCATTAATCCACCAGCCATTTTATAGTACGCCAAGAAAATAATTTCACGCGTCAAAATGCGCATAAAAAAAGAAAAGTGTACTATAAAATGTCCACTTCAAAGGAAGTGTCCAAGAAGCCAGCTGAAGAAATCATCGAACTCGATGGAGACGATGAGGGGGACGAGGACCTGGAGGGGGACCTGGAGGAGATGAACATGGGGGAGGATCCTTTTGGAAACTACCTGGTGAATGAAGAGGGTGACAACATTGCCGATATTCTGTCTGCTGGTGTGAAGCAGATGGAGATGCAGAATAAGATTCTCATCAAGATTTTGACTGTGTTGTCAAAGAAGTAGAAGCTTAAAAATTATATTCGAGTATACATAAATGACAGACGAAGTTATTGACAAGTATGAAAAGTTGACTGGACTCACATCTCCCGCTGATAGTTATGTTTCAATTACAAATGCTTGCAATACATTTTTGACAAGTGATGAACTTGATAGCTATGGTTGTCCTGATGATGTAGACATGGAAAAAATTAATGAACGGAAAAGAAGGTTTCTCAGTGAATTGGTTGATGTGTATCATTCCATCTCATCCACAGACGAGGTTGCAGTTGAGCCTCAGGATGAACCCCCTGCTGTATGTCGGGTTAAACGTCTTATTGAACATATAGACGATCAGTATGAACTGCTATACAGATGGATTCGAATGCGCGAACGCAATAATCAGCCAACCATGGTTCCACTTCCCACCACATTCGACGGGTCAATTTTTAGGCTCGTGACTATGAATGCAGATGATGATCTCACCCCGCTTCAACAGCTCATCCTGTACATGCTTGATAGTCTTCATAAGCAAAATTTCAAGAGGTACAAGGGGAATTGTTGTCAGCAGATTCTTTCAAACGGGTTCAATACACGAGCCTGGAGAATTATATCAGAAATTAAGGATTTTGTTTACGAAAATGTTCAGAAGGAGTTGAAGTATGACATGTGGAGAAACTCAACCGCCAAGTCTGGAAATGTGGCCGATTGCATAAAGCATCTATCCTCTTGCTTTGATTTACAATTTCCTGAGATTAAAAAGAATCGAAACGTCTGGTCATTCAGGAATGGAATCTATGACGGAACACATGATGTATTTTACAAGTACACCGACCCTGCTATAAATGGTTTGGATCGTTTCACAGTGTCTTGTAAGTTTTTTGATTTGGACTTTCCTGAAGAGACTCCCGAAGATTGGTATGATATTCCAACGCCACACTTTCAGAGTATTCTCGATTATCAAAAGTTTGATGAGGATGTTCAGCGCTGGCTCTACGTATTCGGGGGTCGCTTGTGTTTTGAGATGAATGTGAAGGATAGTTGGCAGGTTATCCCGTTTCTGAAGGGTATTGCCGGATCGGGAAAGTCTACAATCATCACAAAGGTTTTCAAAAAGTTTTATGAATGTGAGGATGTCAAGACTCTTTCAAACAACATTGAAAAGAAGTTTGGTCTCTGGAGCATCGATGGGTGTTTCATGTTTATAAGCCCGGAGGTCAAAGGAGACTTGGCTCTGGAGCAAGCGGAGTTTCAATCGATTGTCTCAGGGGAGGATATCTCAATTGCACGAAAGTGTGAAAAGGCGATAACCAAGGAGTGGAAAACACCTGGCATTCTTGCGGGAAATGAGGTTCCCAATTGGAAGGATAACTCTGGGAGTATTCAACGTCGCATTGTAACTTGGAACTTTACGAAACAGGTTATGAATGCAGATCCAAAATTGGATGAAAAATTGGATACCGAATTGGCGTGCATACTTTGCAAGTGTGTGAGAGCCTATAACGATTACACACGAAAATATGGATCCAAAGATATCTGGAGCGTTCTTCCAACATACTTCAAGGAGATGCGGAAGAAGATTGCTTCAAGCACAAACTCTCTTCAGCACTTTTTGGAATCGGAGAAGGTTACTTACTCAACATCACAGATGTTGTTCGTCCCCCAAAAGGTGTTTTTCAATGCGTTCAATTCACATTGTCAAGAGAACAACTTGACGCGCCCTCGTGGATTCAACGAAGATACATATGCTGCACCATTCATGAGCAGGGATATAGAAGTCAAGATTGCGACTGTAAATTATCACGGAACCAATTTTACAAATCAACCAATCATCTACGGTCTCGATGTAAATCAACTCATTGAGGCTGAGATTTAGAGTACTCTTCAAACTCTCTACAAGCGAGTGTAATTCTTGGAAGTATGAAACTGTCCCAGTAGGTATCATCGCGTTCGATTGTTGTATAATCCATCTCGTCATCAAACCGCTCCACAAGTTTTGCACAATGAACATGTGGCAAAAGATAAAGATAGGCGTGCACCTGAATTTTTTCATACTCTTTCAAAGTGTGAAACAATTTATACTTTCTATTCTTTGTTTCAATAATAATCTTGGTTCCATCTGGGTGAATTTCCCAGCTATCGATTTTCCCATTGAGAGTATACATGTCGTTAATGTTTCGGTAGTATATTTTCTCGTCGTGTACCAGTTTTATCTCCTCCTCCTCCTTGACACTATTAACAAATTTTTCGAAATTTTTTAGCACCTTATCCTCATTGGTGATGCCATAATTTTTTGTTAGAGTCGACTCGACGTGTTGACAAACTTCCCTCTTTTGAGAAGTTGTTAAAACAGGATCGCTTTTAACAACATCTTGAGCTTCTTTAATTCTATCATGAAGTTCATTCGAATTCGCAGATGGAATTGTCATCATGGTTTCAACCTTTTGTGGAACCGGCACAGGTTTTTCGGGTTTCTTTAACATGTGATCAAAAACCTCCCTTTTTGAAACATAAGGATTACAACCGATAAAAGCTGCCAATCTCGATGCATTGAGTATGGTTCGCATTTATTTAGTTGTACCTCACGTCTTTATATCTCAATCTCACAAAGTCCATTCTTTCTCTTTTCAAGAACGCGATCCCAAAATTTCTTCATCTTGGGAAGATGCTTCTCAAACCATTCTCGATCCCGTGGAACCTCAATGACTTTTAAGGTTCCGGTTGGTTCGTGGTATTGAATAAAATGACAAATCTCCAATTCTGTAATCTCCATGAGTATCTGAATCTGAGGCAAATAATAACCTGGCACCTTGGGTGAAATTTTATTAGGACATTTGATTTCAATCAAGTATCCATCCTCAGTTATGCCATCAGCTGACCCCCCGAGCCACGTGTGAACCGGGTGGACAAGGAGACCAATTTCGTGAGACTTTTTTTGGTACTGCAAATCGTACATGTCACGAACTTCTGGTTCTAGACGAATGCCTCTTTCTATATTGGCGTTGGTGAAACTCTTTTTGTACCCACATTTTTCAATGAGAAGAGCCTCCGAGGATTTAAAGAAGTTGAGATCGAGAGCAGCCGCCGCGTCACTCGCTGTCAACAGATTCCCTCGGAGATTGAACCATTCCACACTTCTTTGATCATCATATGTTTTTGACAAGAGCTTCTGGACGAGTGGTATCATTACCCAATCAGGAGTTTAATTCTTTATCATGGCATTCTTTGCTGCATTTTGTTCAGCTTGCTTTTTGTTTTGACCACTCCCTCGACCCTTGATTTCATCATCAATTGAGACGGATACAATAAATATCCCCTTTGTAGAAGACTCCAAGATGTACTTCGGTAGAGCCTTTTTATGTATGTGACAAAACCGCATGAGTTGATCCTTGTAGTTGTCATCATCACCTAGATCGGTTGGGTACATTTGAATAACTTTTAGAATAAAGTCACGGGTGCTTATGAGTCCCAAGTCTAAATACATGGCTCCAATTAAAGCCTCCAAAACATCTTCCAAAATCTTGGGATTTTTATTCCATTCATTTCTCGTACCTTTTTCATCCATTTGAATCCACTTATAAAGACCCAATTTATGTGATATGTTAGACAAGTTGGTACCTCTTACAATTTTTGTTCTGGCCTTGGTTAAAAAGCCTTCATCTTCACTTTGACCAAACATATCATATAAATACTTTGTGACGACAAACCCCAGCACCGAATCCCCTACAAATTCAAGATTATCGTACGAGTTTTCTACATTTGAAGACTTGTGTGTGAATGCAGTTTGATAGTACTCGAAATTATTAATTTTTGAACCTATTAATAGTTCTATGTCTCTCCGTGTGCACATTTGATATTAGTACATTTTACTTTTTAACTGCTGGACGACCGCTCTTCTTTGGGGCTCCGGACAACTCTTTAGAGTTGGACACCTCTGTAGAGTTGGACACCTCCTCAACGGGCTTGGGCACCTCCTCCTTGATGTAATGATCCTTCATGTACCGCTGAATATTCAGATATGTAATGTCTGTGCCCTCTGGTGGATTCAGGAGGGCACGGAGCTTGTCATCCAGATTAATCTTCTGACCATTCTTGAGATTATTCTCAGCTGCATACAGATTGATACGCTTTGTAACTTCAGAACGAGAAATCATTTCACCTGGCTGGAGATGGAGAAAGTCTCGTAGATGGTCTGAGACTTTGAGGGGACGCTTGAAACTGTTGTTCTCTGTACGTTTCTTTGCCTTCTCCCCCGATGGATCCGCTAGAAGCTGGTGAATTTTGCGCATCTCGCGGTGAAGAGACTTGATTGCTGATTCGATGGACTCTAGAGTAGCCATTGTTAAGTATATGAGTAACCTTATCTTTAACACCTGGAACGAATAATATAATTGCGACTATGGCTGCAAATATCGTCATCTTTGACATTTGAGAAAGGACCAAGAGACCGATCAACAATATGTTTTGATCCATCTTTCCTGTAATAAAGGAATATTTTGTATATAGAACAAATGAACTTTGAAGCCCCAGTAAAGCTCACTGACGGTCGCTACTTTGTAAAGATTACCAATGAAGACAAGACTCGTGTATTCAAACAAATCAACGGTGTGGAAGTGGCTGCACCTGGATGCTACAAGGTTACCAAGACTGATCTTTCAGAGTATGATGATGCAATCATTGCCAAGGCGACGGAATCATCAGAACTTTGGTTTGGAAAGGTGGTTCCAGAAGAAACTCTAAAGAACCTTTACGAGTCTTCCATCACCGATGACGTGTTTGAGGCGAGTCTCATGAAGATCAAGGGGAAGACGGTCACGGTTCTCTTTGACAGCAACAAGAAGGAGATTTCATTGGATCAACTCACTACAGGTGTCAAGTGTAATCTCTTTGTAGAACTTTCTGGAATCTGGTTTCTCAAGAAGAATTTTGGACCAATCTGGCGTGTGGCTCAGGCTCGCATTGTGGAGAGTCAAAAGTCCAGCGTCACCAAGTCATACATGTTCACTGATGAGGAAACTCAGGAGGATGAGTCTGATGAGCTGAGTGATTTCGTTTAAAAAATTTCGCGATTCATTATAAATGACTCAGATGAACGGACAAATGTTGGCCATCATTGCTCTGGTTGTTGTAGTAGTTTACGTATTCTTCATAAAAAAGGGTAAGAGCGGTTTTACCCTGGAGCCAGCTCCCTTTATGTCCAATTCATCCTCCTCATCAGCACAGAGCGACAGTCGCCCAGTTGATAGCGCATCTGTAATTACACCAGGCAGTCTCCCACCAGCTGCTCTCCTCCCAAAGGAGGTTCCGGTCATGGAGGATTTCAGCCAGTTTTCCACCGACGCCATTCTGTCTAACCAGAATTACCTGGATCCCCGCAACATGATTGGGTACCCAGAGACTGTGGGTGGCACTTTACGTAACGCCAATTGGCAGATTCGCTCCGAGCCACCCAATCCACGTGACCCAGTGAGCATCTTTAACCTGTCCACCATTGTTCCAGAGCAGATGAGACCAATGTTTGAGATTCAGGATAGTGATTATAAATAAAGGGACCAATTCGTAGAATTGTGCCAATTCGTAGAATTGTATCAAGCAGAGAAGACAAACAGACAGTTGCGAGCAACTGGATTTAAAGAAATAAATCTCCAAAACATAAATGGCGGATCTAAAGCAGCGTATCGAAGAGTGGGCTGAACTCAAAAAGCAAATCTCAGCAGTTCGCAAGGATGTGTCGGTTCTTGTAAAGAGAGAGAAGGAACTCGCTTCATCAATCAAAGAGACGATGAAAGAGGCTGACGTCGAGGATGTCAAGACTGGTGACAAGAAGGTTCGATTCCGTGAAAAGGAGGGGAAAGGAAGCATCACAAAGGATGTCATTGTGAAGGGTCTCACTTTGTATTTTTCCGGAGACGTGGTTAAAGTTGAGGGTGCTTTGAAAGCTATAAGCGACAGTGCTCCTCCAAAGACAACTTCATCGTTGTCTCTGTTGAAGAACAATGGGCCTAAACAGTGAGTGGTCTGATTTTTACAATGAGGAAATTTACGAGTTTTCAGATGACGATGAAAAATTTACAGATGTAACATATGAAGAATGGTGTGACATAAACAGCACGCATCTCTTGAATGATTGGTTTACCCTACAAGAGAATGCACAACTTTACTACAAGTTGAATCAGAAGATTACTTTTGCAGATTTTTGCGAATTTATGTATTCTGAACCAAGTGACAACTGTTTACAGTTGGACCAAACGACTCATCTGAGTCGGTCTACTCATCTGAGTCGGTCTGGGGCCTGGAATCTTTGGGTGACGATCGGGTCACCGAAAACCTTTGTTGATTTTTATAATTTCTATTGTTAAATGAAACTCGATATCCGAAGTCCAAAGGTTTTCACGCCAGCCATACTCTTTGCAATTATTGCATCGGGTACTCTGATGTTCCTGCATCTCACAAATTCCCATGTATTTAACAAGGGTCTCATAATAAACGCATTGATTTTCACCATCACGTACTATCTGGTGATTCGCTTCTTCACCAACGTCAAGTCCATGACAACTGCTGACATACTGGTTCCCCTGTGCTTGTTTGTATTGTTGATGCCCGGTGTGGTTCTCACTCTGCCCCCTGGATCCAAGGGTTTACTCTTTTCAGGACAGACGAGCACCAGTGCCGTTGCTGTTCACACGGTTGTTTACGCTGTTCTTTATGCGTTCATCAGAAGTTCATTCCCCAGTTACTATTAGATGAAGTACCTCATTCTGGGGAGTGGTGGAATGATTGCTTATAAATTTATAGGGGTTTTGAAATATCTCAAAGAGAGTGAAAGTCTCAATGACCTTGAGGAAATTTCAGGAGCGTCATCTGGTGCAATATTGGCTGCATTTTATGTATTGTTCAAAGGTGACGTTGAAAAAATGCTAAACATCATGCTTGAAATGGATGTCAAGAATTATGCAAAGAAGAATATAAAAAACTTTTTGAAAAAGTATGGTCTCATCGATAGTTTAAATATAAAGAAAATGGTGGATGAATGTGGACTCAAAGATGTAACCTTCAGGGAACTTTATGAAATCAATCCAATCAAACTGCACATCCCTACATTTGACATTGAAAATAACCGAACTGTGTACCTCTCCGTCGATAATAACCCTGATATGGATGTGAGTACAGCCATTATGTATTCGGTTTCGGTTCCTATATTATTCACACCGGTTGAAGGGCGTTTCGTTGATGGAAGCACAGCCGAGTGGTCACCAGGTGCTCCATTTTTGGGCAAAAATGACGTATTTGAGCTGCGTGCGGATATTTTCACAGCACCTAAAGAACACAAGTCACTTGTCGATTATCTCATCATCCTATTCAAGTGCATACTTTCAACAAGAATACGATATGATGATTTTAAGAGAATTGACTTGAGTGCCGACTTTGACATTTTTGACTTTTCAATGTCCCGTGAAATGCGAATCGATCTGTATAAAAGTGGGTACGCTCAGGTGGTTGGTATGTATTCCCATTGAAGTTCTTTACATATTTCTTTCCATATCAAGTCTTGTTTATAAAGTTTTTCTTTTGACTTCAAGAGAGGGAAGCAATGAAGAAAAGAATCTTCAGATAACAACTCGCAAAATTTATAAAGGATATATGAATAACTGAGAAAGTTTTTCCGATCTTCCGGTCTATGTTTATTGAACGGGGCTTGGATCATGTAAAACATGTGCCTCAATTTATCTTCGAGTTCCTTTGACATTGAAGGAGGTTTCACCCCACTCATGTAGCTGGTTATAAATGGAACATGATCATAATACTTGGTCAAGGAAAGTTTCTTTAAAGTGTCCCTGACGAGTGTATGAGTTATATTCTTCTTTTGAATCTTTCTTTTTTTAAACTCACTTGAAAGAGTTTCAAAAATTTCAGGTGGAACATTGGTAACTTCTCTGGCTTGAAACTGTGCTATCCATTCATTGAAATGATTTTCCTTCTTGTAAGAGTATTGAGTATTGGGTTCAGAATCCTGCTCCTCTTTGTAACTCCTCTCTCTTCCAGTATCATATGTAGCAAACCCACAATTTGTGCATATGATATCACTTGAATTTTCATCATAGAAGACGTTGCTCGAATCACACTGTTCACAGTTGATGTATGAAGAAGGCTTTTCGGTATCGACAACCGCACATATTCCACCCTCCTCGACTTGAGCCATGTACTGCTTAAAGATGTCATTCTTGTTTTTTGACTCTTCATAAATCATAACAAATGGAGCTGCCCTTGACATGTAATCGTACAACTCGTCACCTTTGAGTTCTTTGAGTCTTTTGTTATATAAGGCGATCATTATATATCAATATTATAATATCTTTAAATGAAAAAGTTTTTGTTTCAAATCATTTTGAAGCTATTAAAGCCCAACTTTTCAATACTTTCCATAAAAAAGTTGAAAAGAGCCAAATGTGGGTTTTGGTTGGAACCGGTGAAGGAAATTTCAGAACAGTGTATCGTCGAATACAAATACAACAGCAACATTCTGAAACATCTCAATCCAACCACGTGGCCTCCGGTTTTCAAAGGAAGATTACCCATAACCAAAGTGGTGTACCAGGGTGAAGATGTGACGGACCCGATTCTAAAATTTGCAGGTCCCCTAAAATCTGAGTTTAATCCATTTGGGTTGTTTAAAGTTTCAAAAAGACCCAAATTAAAATTTGGACCAAACTTGAGAGTTTCTTTGTATTGGTGTGATTTTGTAGAGGTTTCAACAATCGATACTGAAAAGTTATTCATTGGTCGCAGCCAGATAAAATTTAATATCCCCCAGATTTGAAACCGAATATTTGAATATAACCGGTGAATCATTGTCGTCATTTTGCATAATCTGAACAATTGGACAAAGCACTGTTGATTTTACAAACATTGAAATATACTTGAGACTAAAAAGTCCATTACATTCCGTGTCTACCATCTTGGGTTGATCCTCAATTCGTGTAATCTGGTTTGCAAAGTCACCTTCGCATGAAAATTCCACACACGTATCAAATCTTTTTATTCTCAAATCTGGTCCAATGGCGAGCATATCCCTTATGAGCTTCTGAAAATCAAAAGAGGGTATGGTGGTTGAGTATTTGATATCAATATCTGGAACGTCTATAATCTCTTCATTCAAGTCTAAAAGTTTCAGATTGAATGTACTCAGTGATTTTTTATTGTCATTGCTTATCGTTATATTTAGATACTCGGAAGTATTTTCCATGACAATGACGTCATTGTTTCCTGTGGATTTTATAAGTTTATATGTGTTGGATACATTCATACCAAGAACCACCGGATGTTTACATTCATACTCTTCAAAATTTTCAGCTGGCATGAATACGTGAACGAGTGTCACTCGAGCAACATCAAAGGCGGTTAATTTTACACCGGAACTGTCGAAATAAATATTAACATCGTTGATAATCTCTTTAAGAACTTCAAACAGTGATTTGAATGCAGCTGCTTGGATACTCTTCAGTCTCATTATTTAGACTACACTGGTTTTCTTTAATTCGTCATACGCCTCTTTTGTCGACTTTTCAATTTTACTCTTTATACTTGAATTGATTGGAGGTGCGAGAGCCACCCCGTATGCATCGAGAGGAAACCCGTCACCCACCCCGTCAAACGGTTCATCAAAGTTTGCAAGTGCACCACATGAATAATTTCCTTCAAATGTACAAGGTACATTCATCTCTAACCACCGTATAACCTCCATACCAACGTGAACCGTACCCTGTGCTGTTATGAGAGTCGGGACTCGTTTCACGTCTGGGTGATCCTTAGGCAGTCCAAGTGTATTGACATTGTGCACATTTACAAGAGGCATGAGTATAGGATTGCTTTTAATAAATTCAATGGTTTGTCCACAATATTCGCAACGGTCACTCACTACAAGAAGTGCAGCCATTTTTGTATTGGGTGATATTAAAAATGAAAGCTCTTGCCGCAGCTATAATAATTTTTTTTGTGATACTTTTTTTCTTATACACGCAAAAGCCGCAGTCTCAGGTTGCCATCCAGGAACAATGGGACCGTTCCGATTTTCAGGCTGTTGACCCAACCATAATCCAAAATACAATTACACAGATACAGGAAACCGCACCGACATTGTATCCTGTAAATACAGTCTACTTTAACCAAACTGGAAGCGGCTACGAGGGAAGACTGATGTTTATGGATTCTGCAAACTACGCAGGTGTACAATATGACGTCACAGTTGACGAGTCTGGTAAACTGACAACCGCAAACAAGGGTATTCCTGCAGATTATATGAATCCATTCACGGGATTTGTGAATAAATTCAAGTTTGGTAACCTCAACACGAGTGATCCAACTCCTGATATGCAGGCAGTCTGGAACAATTATCTCGTAACTGCTTAAGAATGAAACTGGAGATTGTTTCAGCGGAGGATTTGGAGAGGATGAATTCCGAAAAGAGGGAACTCAAAAAGGAGGTTTTGATTCGCATACTCAATTCACTTTGTAAAAAGATTTCATTTGCATATTCACTCGGTAAAGATGAAATACTCGTTCAGATTCCTGAGATGATTTTTGGATACCCCACATATAAACTCTCTTTTGTAACATTGTACATGAACAGACAACTCCAGAATCTAGGGTACTCAACGAGTATAATGGGCACCGGACTCATCAACATTTCTTGGAAAGTTCATAAAACCAAGGAGATTGTGGTGAAAAAGAAAATCAAAACCATTCACGTCGAGGAATTGGATTCACTTGCAAATCTCAAAAAGACTGCGAATCAAATCAGGAAAAAATACATTTCCAAATAGTAAAAGATGGATTACATTAATCTGATGACGTGTGTTTTAACCAAAGCGATGGTTCCTGTGTTTGTTGACTACATATTCAAAATGTACAACAATCCAATGGATTTTATAGAAGCTGATAAACCTGGAACCCTCCCAAACCCTTCATTGGTGAATTTTCAACACGCTTTAAAGAAGGTGCAGAATTTATCAAGTGCCCAGATTCAAAATTTCATCAATGAGATTGAAAAGAAGTGCACATCCTTCACAAAGTACAAGGATTCGGTTTACATTGCATATGTAAAGCTGGTTTCAAATGCCATCAAGATGAAATCAGATGGTCGTAAGATTAACATCAAGCCACCAACCAATGAGCTTTTCATTCACCAGTGTCTCATACTTTGCGCGCACAACTTTTATGAGAACCCATACGTCATGAAGGAGGCGGATGAAACCAAAAAGGAGAAGGAGGTTCAAGAGAGAGTAAAGTTTTGCATATCAGAGGCGATAGCAGATTCGATTCCATTCTGTGATATAATAAGTGAGTTTATGACCGATTCTGGTGCAACTGACGAGACTGCAATTACCGAGATGATGAACCCAAGCGGTGAACCGGCTCCAGAAGAGACTACAAAAAATGATGTGAATACCGAGTCTCCTATAACCGAGTCTCCTTTTGAGAATGAAAAGAAGGTTATAGGGGGTGATGTCGAACTCTTTTCAGATGCTCCAGAGAAGCACCCAGATCAGGAAGAAAAACCTGAGCCTATTGTATAAATGGATAAATTCATGAGAAATCCCCTAAATGCCGCTCTCTTTGCAGCTGCAGTTACAGCCGCCGCAATCTACTTTACACTTCCTCAAAAGAATGAAAAGGAGAAGAAACCGGTGAAAAATTCCACCTATACCAAACCAGCACTTTTCGTGGGTGTACTCGTATACTTTATTGTTTATTATGGAAACGCTAAATTTGAAACAATCTCAAAGGAGCCCTTTTAAAGAAGTGCACCCCTTAATCAAAAATGGCCACCACGATCAAAGCGTTCAATGACATGATGGATCAGTTTCTCACCGAACTGAATCTGACGTTTCCAGAGAATAAAGCAGTTATAAAGTTTCAGGCTTCTTTCGAAGTCGTGAGAACCGCCACCCCAAGTAAAGTACTGGATGAGTTTATGAAGGCAATCAAGCCGTATCGAAACAAGATTATGCGCAAGGATCCCGAATTCATCACGGAGGATAGTGGAAATATTCCAGCTCTCAATGACATTGACATAGCTTCAATGTGGTCTCAGGCTTCCGATGGAACCAAGGATGCCATTTGGCAATATCTACATACGCTCATTCTCTTTGGAACAACCATCAAGGCTTTTCCACCAGAGACTATGAGCATGATTGAGAGCATGGCGGCAAAATGTGCAGAGCAGATGCAATCAGGGGAGTCTTCTGAAGGTGACTTTAATATCATGGATCTCATGAAAACTCTTAACAATATAAAAAATTAGTATTATATTAAATGGATGAGCTATTCAAACCAGATAATTTGAAGAAATTTTGGCCAACCAAGAAACAGGAACCAAAAGAAAGGGTTCTCGCCACAATGCGTTTTGTAATTTATTTATCAATAATTCTCTTCATCATCAAACAGGATAAACGTATAATAATTCTCGGAATGGGTATACTTTTTGTTCTTTATATGATGTACTCAAATGGTATGGTTAAAAAGTATTCCGAAACATATCGAAGCGCAGGTGAACCAACTGCAACAGCAGACAATTTTATGGATAATACTTTGATGGCCAATTACCCAATGGGACCCAACACAGGAGTCCCATCAAACTCAGACGAGGAGTGGAAAAAGATACATCCATTCCTTGAGGGGTCTCATTGGTCACAGATGAATTTCTTCAAGATGCCAAACAACAACTTGAATGAGTTTACACGTGGTGCATATGAACCCATGTTTAAACCGACATGCAGGGATGATAACGAGGTGTGTGACCAAACGACGAGACCAGACTGGATACAATCTCGTGGCCCCGCAAGAACAAATAATGGATTATATTAAATGAACGAACAAGAAATTGCAAATAAAGACCTCCTTGGCCGTGTAGAGATTGAAAGCGACATGAGACCTGTAACCACAACAGGCTATCACAAAGGGTGGCAGGCTGAGTCTTTTGACTTTCCAAAGCTGTATGAAGTTTCACCAACCTTTCCTGTCATGTTGTACAATCCGGTGAGTTCATACACACTTGATAGAAATATACGTTTTGCTCAGAGATATGAAAAGTAAAATCTTTGTTCCTATTAATAGATAATGGATCCATGGTCCGTTGCTGCGATTGTAGGATTGGTATTTGCTGGTAACAAACTAAACTCTCAGGAAGATCCCATGGAGACTCGATGGGCGAAACAAACATCAAAGGTATCCACCAACCCCAGGGATCATGATCTTGATTACATGGATCAAAAGAATCAGACACCTGACATTGGACGCAGAATAGGTGATTTCCGTCTTCAGCCTAAAAATGAGGTGCCAAATCTCCAAGACACTGCACCTAATGTCCAGTTTCCGTTTGGTCAACCGGTGTACAATCTTTATGACCGTGAGAACATCTCCAACAAGATGAACAATCTGAATCCAGGAGGTGAACCGATCAACGTGGGTCGTGGTTTAGGTGTGTGCGCTGATGTCCCTGCAACCGGTGGGTTTCAACAATTCTTTCGAGTTCTCCCCAACAATCCAAATGAGGAGAGACTTATTGGTTTAAAGGGGAATACAGGTGGCCCATCCAATCCTGTGGTTAAGAATGGTGGTACGGTCATTGGAGATCTCACTCATTTTCCTAATAAACTCACCACATTCAGAACAGGTGGCCCGAGTGGGGAGGGACAGGGTGGGGTCATTCGAGGTCCGGAGGGTCGCCCCACATTCACATATACCCAACGCCCGACGAAACGTTCAGAGACTGGAAATCAGGTGTTTGAGGGTCCAGCCCAGTATAACGTGTTTCAACCATATGTCGATACCGGAATCAAGACTTTACCAAGAATTACCGATAATCGTTCAAAGGGGGATCGTGCGGGAAATGGTCAAAAGATGAATGTAAGAGGAGATCCACTCAGTGCAGTTGGTGAGGTTACAAATCTTCGCCGAGATTTACCAGGGGATCACCCCGGTGGACCCGGTCCTCTGAATGGTATGGTTCAACAGTATGTGCAGCCAATTTTCAATGATTTGAATGAACTGAAATCAACTCCAAACCCATACACCAAGACGTTGAACATCGGTCAAGAGGCTTTAAAGAATAATCCGTTTAAAATTAATTTAGGTTAATAGTATAAATGACTACTATATCCGGTGTCGATTATATAAAATCATCACCAGCTATGAATTATTCACCGATTCATCAGAGCCACTCGGTTCCAGCACCCACCACTTCAAACCCGATTCCTCAGAGCCACTCGGTTCCAGCACCCACCACTTCAAACCCGATTCATCAGAGCCACTCGGTTCCAGCACCCACCACTTCAAACCCGAGCCCTCCTCCATTTGACGAATCCAAAGTACAGGGGTACAATCTTGCCGATCCCAATTCGGTGGAGTACTCTTACTTTTTACCAGATGAGTCTCCTCAGCTGATACGTTCTCCAATGGCGACTGCTTCAACCATGGCGGCGGTGGCAGCCCCTCCACCACCGAGACTCATGTCACCCATGGCGGTGGCAGCCCCTCCACCACCTACAGTGGCTGCACCTCCACCATCCACCGCCCCTCCACCACCTACAGTGGCTGCACCTCCACCATCCACCGTCGCACCCACGGCAGTGGCTGCACCTCCACCCTCGAGACCCATGTCACCCTCGAGACCCATGTCACACTCGAGACTCATGTCACCAATGGGGTCCATGTCACCAATGGGGTCCATGACACCAATGAGAACTGCAGCTCCGATTTCATCACCTTCAATGAATCAGCCCCCATTTGCTCTACCTTCACAGGTTGGAAATACATTCAGAAATGTTTCAGCAAACTTGTTAAACCCGAGTTCGGTTATATGAAATTAAAGTAGTTTCACTTATTAAATAAGATGTCGGGAGGAATCACACAGCTTGTAGCAGTAGGTGTTCAGGATGCTTATCTATCAGGAACCCCAGAGATATCCTTCTTCAGATCTTCATACAAGAGATACACTCATTACGCTCAGAGTGTTGAACGTCAACTCATCCAGGGAACTCCCACTCAGAATGGCGTCTCTCTCCTCCGTTTCGAGAAGAAGGGTGATCTTCTGACCGATGTCTATCTGACTGCCAATGACCCAAATAACACCGCAAATGTGAATGTCAACTGGAACCAGATTATCTCCAAGATGGAGCTCATGATTGGTGGACAGATTATTGATACCCAGGATATGTCTTACATGTCCAACGTGGATCCAATTGTGAATTCAAAATCCTATAGCCAGCGTTACGTGGCTGCCAACGTCAACTCCAGTGTTTTCCTCCCACTCAAGTTTTTCTTCTGCAGAAACTGGCAGGATGCTCTGCCCCTTGTAGCTCTGCAATACCACGATGTGGAGATTCGCATCACGTGGGCAAATCCAAATTCTTGGGATCAGTACATTGCATGGGCCCGTTTCATCTATCTGGATAATGACGAGCGTGAATGGTTTGCAAAGAACAAGCACGATCTGCTCATCACCCAGGTGACTCGAGTTCCAGTGGCTCCAGTACAAAACTTTGAGTTTGCTCTGGCTCAACCAATCAAGTACATTGCATTCGAGTCCAACAATTACAACACCGTGTACAACTCGTATGCAACCAGCAACAGTGTGAGTCTTCCATTCACCAACTCTATAAATGGAGTGCAGGTTGGTATGGTTTCAAATGTTGTAGGGTACATCAGCAACGCATATATTACAGTTCCATATTCTGCAAATGATAGTTTACAGTTTTCTTATGCATCACAAGTGGTACCATCTCCAATCCCAATCAATACAATTGTAAACTTTTCACAGCCAACATTCACCGCCACATGCACGTGGTCCGGATCTGGCCCATATGTCGCAACATTGACTGCGGTGACTCCAGTGACACCAGTGACTCTTGCTCAGCTCAATTCAGCAATTGCGATATCAACTTCCGCAACCGCAGGTGGAGTTTCACTTCCAGGATGGACAGCTCTGGTGTACGGTACTGCTTCAGGTATCACATCTCTCCTTGGACAGGGTATAGTATACAATTACAACGCTGGTGCGGGAACCTTTAACGTATCTTTCAATGGTGGTTCAGCAACCGGCACCGGTGTGGCTGTCACTGTATCTCTGATTCCACCCAATGGGTACGTAGGGTCCATCCAATCTTCTCAGTTTACAACCGGGTCTGCATCAACCACTGCAACTCTCACCATGAATAGCAATGTCATTATGAATTCTACAATGGTTGGATACTCCATCCTGGTTCCATATGGCGCCGGATCAAACAACATCGGTCTTTTAAATGCAACCATAACATCGGTTGAGGTTTACGGACCAGCTTCAAATGTGGTGACTGTCGGTACAACCGTCGTGGGTATATCCTTCCCAAGCACCACCATAACAACTGCACCAACCGGGTCAGCAACCGCAACTTCTGCAACCTATATATCCTTCTTCAACCCTAATTTGAGCACCACTGCAGCAACCAACGTGGTTCCCCTGAGCAGTGGGTCTGCCACAGCTGCAAACATGCAGTTCAAGATGCAAATCAATGGTAACGATATCGGGGAGTCAAGATCGTTACCACATTGGGTGGATGTCAACCAGTATTACCTTACCCCATATGGGTATTACAGTCTGACTGCAGGCACTGGGCTCAATGGCGTGGTTCCGGTGTGTATCATTCCATTCTGTCTGGATACAGCCAAGGTGCAGCCAACCGGTGCCCTCAACTTCAGCAGACTGGATACATTCCGCCTCATCTGTCCATCCGGAAACAACTGGCAGGCTCTCACCAAACTCGGAGCCGGTTCCTATTTCTACGCCGTCAATTACAACATTCTGAGAATCCAAAATGGCATGGGGGCTGTCATGTATTCTTCTTAAATTTACATAGGAGGTGGTCTCATTCCACAAGCACCTGAAGTCATTGCAACATCCGCAACACTCGCCACTTCAACCTCCTGATCGGTTTTTCTCTGAGTGGGTAAGAATTTCGAACCCTTATTCATGAAAAATACAAAAAACAATAGGATAATGCCAACGATTATAATGATATTCTTATTCATCATTTATTGTACCGCAACAAATAAATTCCCCCAATTTATTTGTTGCCCCATAGTAGGGCGATGTCGAGTAGACATAAAGCGATTGCCATACCCATGCACATTATAAACGATGAACCTCATTTCTTGATTGTTCATGATAGGAGATTTAAAGAGTGGACTTTTGTCACCGGTGGGTGTCGAAAAAGAGAAATTTACAATCCTCTGAGATGTGCTTTACGAGAGCTCGAGGAGGAGACTCGGGGAGTTGTAAACATAAAGGCTGGTGCATATTCGTATTACAAATTTGATATTCAAGATGAGGAGGATTCAGAAATGACCAACGTATACCACGTTTACATCTTGGATTTTCCCATGTCTCTGAGAGATCAAGAGAAGATTATAACACGATTCAACATGAACAAAGAAATGATGACATCAAACAAGATTCGATTCAAGAAGCAGTATGATGAGAATGACTTTATAAACTTTGACACCATGAATAGCATTCAGAATCGAAGCGACATCTGGAACATGATTAAGATTTATGTGATTCGTAATGTAAAATTCAAGGATGCCATATATTCAAAGCGCACCATATTCAATTTAAAAAAATGAGCGTCTTCATTAGTAATGGGGACGACCCATATGATATTAACCGGTGGTACGTTGAACATACAAGATTATGACAGTTTTTATGATTATTATTTGAAAAGTACTCAAAAACTCTTTTTGGTTGAAAAGATTGAAGGTGTTTTTAAATTGTTTTTTGACATTGATTACGTAGGTCCCGAGTTGGATTTTATAAAATTGTTTTTGGAGATTTGTAAGATTGTGAATGCTGGAAAATGTCACATTGCGAGAGCCGATCCCAGGATTACGGAAAAGGGTCTCAAATATGGGTTTCATTTGATTTGGCCTCAATGTGACGTGACAAAGCCCAGGGCTGCACAGATACGACAAAGAGTCCTCAATGAGTTTGGTCCCGAATGGTCAAATATAATTGATGGAATCGGATCGGGTCTCAGAATGCTTTGGTCATATAAGGTGGGTGATGGAAGTACGTGTTATGTTCCTTACGGAACAATCACCGAAAAGTTTGAGTTTATCGAGTTTGAAAACCGGGATCCGTCGATTGAATTTTTAAAGATGTTTTCCATAAAAAGCAAAGAAACTATAAAAAGTATAGAACCATTCAATTCCACGGACAATTCGTCATTGGAGAATTTCATTCGCATCAACATAAGGGGTCAAGAAAATTTAAAGATAACCGGGTGTAAACCATCTAGAAATAACGTGGATGTGTGTATATTCACAAACTCGAGGTATTGTGCCAACATCAGGAGAGAACACAAATCAAACCATGTTTATTTTATAATCAAGGGGTCTCACATATTTCAAAGATGCACGGATTGTGACTGTTCAAAGTATAAAGGTAGAATGTATCTTTTACCTAAAACAATTAAAGAATTATATAGTCTATATCTCAAATGCTAACCACGCGATCTGGTCGTGTCGTGAAGAAACCCGAACGCTTCTCCCCTTCAGAGAATCCTGTTGATGATTATAAGGATGAAGAATACGATTCTGAAGATCCGAATGGTGAAGCTTCAGAATCGGAGAGTGATGAAGGAGAGGATGAGGAGGGTACTGACGATGATTACGAGAGTAGTTTTATAGATGACGAAGAGGAGGAGGACACCGAGGAGCCTTCAGGGTGAATCTTCTGAAATCGGATACATTTCATATCTGCTTGTAGTCAATTGGGCAGCATCGATTACATCATATGCTTTTTCTATGGGTAGATTAATCTTTCTATCTTCTTCAATCTCCTCTTGAAGAAATCCAGCCCATGCATTTGCTCTTTGAGTACCACCCTTTATATCATTATATAGATCGCTTGCTTTATACGTCATCTTTCTTACTTATCAGGTGTTGATTTTATTATTACACCGGTGTAGTCATACCCATCATTACAATCATATGTGCAATTACAGTTGGAGCATGGCATTTATAATTGGTTCAGATAATTTCTGCACCCTTATATTTTCCAAACTGTTCTTTAAGTTTGAGTGCCCTGAAATTATTTGCAAGACGATTCAACTTTGATGGAGTTCCTCCATGAAGTCTATAATAATTGGCAAACTGTGGTGCATTGGTGTTGTTGAACATCAAACGGGCTCTGGAGTTTATCATATTGTTCTTCTTTTGTTCAGTCTCTTTTTGAAACTGTCTTTCGAGTTCATTTGCAAAGCTCCCGAGACTCGAGCTCATGGGACTCGGACTCTTCTTTTGAAGAGGACTCTTCCCGAGAAGAAGGTTTGTGAGATTTTTCTTGGTAGCCTTTGAACCGTGACCCAGACCCAATTTGCTTGCAAACCCAATCAAGTTCGATCTGGTAAATGAGCTGATCTTTTTCACTCTACCACCTCTTCGTATCTGTTCTGTATTTTTGAGAATGCTAAAGTTGGATTGTTGAGGACGGGGTTTGGGTGGGGACACTCTCATGTTTTGACCATACAATCGTGCACACATCTTTGGTTTGGTGAGACCCGAGTAAGCAATTCCTCGTGTCCTCATAATCTCTCTCAGTTCCTTGACTGTATACCTCATACAATCCTTCCCACCGAGTATAACCTTTGATTGATTCTTGAGAACCGCTTTTGGTCCCTTTGGATTATTCGGCACACTCGGTGACTTGTTAATCTCAAATATCATTCGAACCTTATTCGGAATTCTGACACCAGCCTCTTTGTATGATTTTAGTACCGTCTTTTTTGCCGCCTTGATTCCCTTTGGAATCTTGTAAAACTTAGGGAGACCACCAGGTCCTGGTTTTATATAGTACCCTGGTTTGATTGCATTCCAATTTAAAAGATTTTTGGCACTCTTTTTTGGTGGTGAATACTTGGTTTCTTTAATAACCGGTGAATTGGGTTTGGGTGGTGCCCCCATTTTGGCAATCATCATATTTGCTATGTTCATCATGGTTGCACCTTCTGGAATCACATTCTTTGGAGCTTTCTGTACACCAGGTGAAAGACCAAGGGCGCGTCTGGTTGCAGCGGGTATCGGAACTCCTGCATTTGCATACGCCTTTCTCAATTTGGAAATGACGAGTCTGGGATTTGCAGGGAGTTTGTATCTTCTTGGTTTTCGATTTGGACCTGGTTTCACATAGTACCCTTCAGTGTTGTTTTCCCAATTCACAACCGGATATCTTTCATTTCTCATGTGTTCTCTCTTCCCTTTGAGATTCTTTCTTGCAGGAAGTTGATGTTCGATGCTTCCGCCTATAAAAAATTTAGAAACCACATCGTGGACCCTCGATTTTATATCACTCATATCTTTCCCAGATGCGATGATGACACCATTTGTAAATATCTTTAAACTTACCAGTGGATCCCTCAATTTTAAACTCAATGCTGGAAATTTTTCAGGAATATACGTTGCATCACTTTTATACGCCATTTCGATTCCAACCAAATTTATTTTTCGATGAAATTGCCACGTCATTGTTGTGTTGGTAATTTCATAATCCACCCCACGAAGGTTCATCAGGGACCCAACCACCTTTGCAATCTCTTCATACTTTCTCTTACCTGAAATAATCACGGTGGTTCCAGATTTTGTTTCGTACACAACTGCTTGAGACCCATTTTTAAACTTGATTCTGATACGCTTCAATTTGACGCTTTGATTTCCAGTAACCTCTTTGTGATTTGCTTGAACTACAGGGTATCCCTTTACGGCTCCAGTGTATCCCACGAGTGTATCAATCGCAGGATTGGTTACAATTTTCATAAAGTCATTGAGATCCAGATGTACAGATGAGACCCCCTTTGCTGTCTGTAGAGTCAACTCGGGACTTGACATTATTAATTTCTCACAATATTATAAATGATGATGAACTCTGATGAAGCCAAAAAACCGATCGATAAGCTCCGTGTGGGCGCATTTATAATAGCCGTGTGTGCATTTGCCTTTCAGGTGCTGGTTCTCTTCCCATGGCACCTTGAAATTTCCAATCAGATGAAAGCACTTGCAAGCGCATGCAGACGTTGAAAATAAATATTTACAAATCTTATAATGTTCAACCTCGCGTGTCTCTGTTGCACGGAAATTCTAGGAAACTGCAACATCAAGTCGTTTGCTGAAAATCAAAAGACGAAACATTTGCTCATAGGAATTTTCGCATACATTGCGATGATTTACTTTCTCATACGGATATTCAAATCTAACAAGAGCATGTTACACGTGAATGTCATGTGGCAAATGTCGGTTGTGATTTTGGGAACCCTGATTGCTTATTTTTTCATGGGTGATCGTTTCAAACATCCTATGCAAATGCTCGGAATACTCTTTGCAATTCTCTCAGTGTACTTTATAAATTACTCGTAATTATTGTTATTGTGACTGGTATTTCTATACTTTCTGAAACGTGCCTTGAAACGCTCAACGTTCCCCTGTGAGCTTCGGTTCAAATGTCTCACACGTCTTGCGTACCGGTTTGCTCTTTCTAGGAGATCCTCGAGCTGCCTCTGTTTTTGTTTGATTGCTTTTTGTATCATTTTAAATCTTGGTTCCAAAAGTTCAAGCTGATGTTTATCGTTATCTATAGACTTTACAAACTGGCGCGCCTTTGCGAGTAAACCATCCACAATTCTCTCCGTCTGAATCACACGTGGATCGGGAGCTCGTCTTCGACCACCATTATTATTAAAAGAGTTCATTTATAATACTTAAAGAAATAAAACGAGTATATATTGGTCCCATAGCGTAATTGGATAACGCGTCAGCCTTCTAGAAAGTCAGGAAGCCAGCTGAAGATTCCGGGTTCGAGCCCCGGTGGGGTCAGACCGACTCACCAGTCCAAACACTACGTGTTTGTCATCATCTCATCCTCTCCAACATGTGCAAAAGTCTAACCTGAGCCTTTGCTTTTGCAAGTGTTGTGTGACGCGCTTTAACAGCTCCAGACTTTTTTTTCACAGTGTAGTATCCATTTTTGAGTTTTGTGATTACGTACGGCATTTTAAGATTTGGAAATATAAAAAAGAAATGGATCTCCAAAAATCCGATCTTCACACTATTGCCAAATATAATGAAGATGAACATGAGGTGGAGTTTAAAGAAAGTTGTTTTGATATGATTACAAATTGCTGTAATTTTACGTTGTGGAAGATACGAAAGTATGGAGATACATACACAGCTAGGGTTTACTAGTCTACTTATAAAATGCTAAATAATAGTTTTGGTCCATATTTGGAGATGCATTCGATATCGAATCATCGTCACACATGTGCCAGTTTCCAACAACGACGCCCCGAACAAAGGCTATATAATGTCCGTGACACCATGGTATCAGTGCAAATAATTTCTTACCAAACATAATCTCTGAAACTTTATTCTTCAAATCACTCACTACCAAAATTTTAGGAACAGTTGTTAGATGTGTCTCTTGAATCGCCACCTTATGAACCTTTCCCGTGTCATCCTTGTAATCACTCAAAATAAGCTGATCATTGTTCAAGAAAATGGAGCACGGATATTCGGTGACTGAAGTTCCATCTGGGTACGTGATGGTCTGAGTAACTTTACCAATGAAATCGGTTAGGTTTAGAACATCCATCAAGAGCAAGAGAGCCTCTTGACAGTCGTTTGGTAAACCTTGCCAAGATGGAAACTTTTTAATAAATTCAGAGAGGAAAGGTCTAGGATCTGAGTTTTCCTTTTTCATAAAATTTAAAAATTCTTTTTGAAGTGGAGTGTCCTTCTTCTCAATATTTGAGAAATCACTTGATGCTTTTAAACATTGCATGAGAGCATTGAACCAACACGTCGCTCCATAATTTTGGAGACCCCTTGGGGCCAACTCACTCGAGTTGTTCATTTACTAGAATAAAGAATTTATTGTCTAAGTAAACACGTGATGGTGGATGATGATGTTCTTCGTTTCATAAGGCAGCACAAGAGTAAAAATTATGTGGAGATTGAATTTCGTCTTGGGAGAAAGGGGGCTTCTTCATTTGATACCAATGTTGGTTTCGATGCACACCAAAAAGCTCTCAAGGCTCTTAGAGGATACCAAGGGTGGGAAAGTATCATAGAAAAGAATGAACAAATTTATTACGGGGCTCGAAAGGGTCTCCGCATAATATATGATGAGGTTGCTGACATTCAAACGTGTGTGACGAAGCATCAATCTGGTGTTTTGGATAAAACCATCGAAAATTCACCCTTTGATGTGAGAATAGCGGCAAGTATTGAAATTCCAAGTACATATGACAATGAGAAGGATCATTTTCCAACTGTCAAAAATAGGAGGAGAATTTCATTTGTGAGAAAGGGTCTATCAATTGACGTCTCTGAGATTACGACGAATGGTCAACAAGAAGATCGAGATGAGGAATCCAAGACTCAATTCCAAATCGAATTTGAAATTTTAAACGTAAAGGACCTGGATGATAATAAGGCCAGTAACCATTATCAAAAGGTGTTTGATTTGCTAAAATGTTTCTCTCCAGAACGGGATTGAACCGTCGACATTCAGGTTAACAGCCTGACGCTCTAACCAACTGAGCTACTGGAGAAATTATTATGCGATTTTATTCTTTAACTATATAAATGAAAGTTCATCTCTTCATATTATTTTTTGTATTGTTCATTATCGTCGTAATTTTGAGTGTTCCAAATATGAGTAAATTTTCACCAAGCGCATCTCCTCTGGTGAATCCGAATTTGAATATTCTTACTATGCCATTTTCACCTTCTGCGTATCCTCTAGAAGTTACAACATATGAAGGTCCACAACCCGGACAACTAATAGTAAATACTTACCCAAATGCTTCACCATGTCCAAGTACAACACCGGGACAATCTCCAACCATTAAATGTCCTCTTTATCCACCACCCTTGAATTGTGTACCGAGTGCACTTCGTCCCAATACCGTACAATCTTCACCTGGTCCTTCTCCGTCAAATGTACCAACACCTACACGTTCACCGACTTCAAGTACTTTACCAGCACTAAATGCCGCACCGACTCCAGCGAATGCTGTACCTGCATGTCCAGCTGGGTATGAACATCCAAATGCGCCACAATATACAACACCTGGGCAAGTATCATCAGGTCCTATACAAGAAAGTGCACTTCAAAATATTATGCCATTATATACAAATCAGATACAAACATATGAACCAGGCACAAATACTCCCCAAATTACATTTGGAAGAATAAGTGCATATGGTTCAGGCTTTCAAATTGATTATTTATTATTTCAAGGCGGTACATCTTACATCATGAGATCTGCAATATATGATATGATTGAAAATGATACTTCAAAAACTTTTACATATTCTTTAAATCCAAATTTGACCAACCTAGTTGACACAAATAGAGTTTTACCTATAAGTAGTATTATAAATGGAAATGGTTCATTTATTTTAAATTATACTCCACCATTTCAATTGTCTACGAGTCAAATGCAAGCTGGTTGTAATACTAATGCTATAGCAAATTGGGGAGATGCACAAGAGTCATCATTTGATGGAAGTGATGGTGTTGTACCTGGTGTAGATTATTCTATTTCATCTGGTCAAGTAATTACTTATAATAATAACAAATATATATATCTTAACAATGATAATCCAACCTTACTAGATCTCCAAGAATCACAAAATGTTGTACCACCAAATCTTTTAGTTATAGGGTTTGCAGCTTGTAACAATTTACCATCACCATCACCCACCGTTTACTCACCTCCAACTACTGCTTCAATTACTATCAATGGAAATATATTCAATCTGCAACCACCTTTTTTGGTTGATGAACTGACTCCAGCTGCAAAAAGTAAATTATTACACGATGGTTTATTCAGTAAATTACCATTTTTTTATTACGATCAACCTAACGACAATATACTTATTTTGAGAAAGGGGAATTGGACTGGTGACACTGTACAAATTGACGATATTAATAATAATTTATCAACAGTTTTAAATATATTAACTGATGGTAAAACAAATAATTTTTATTTTTCAATTCAAAGTATTATTAAAGGATCTTCACCTTCTTTACCGTTTAGAAATCCTGCAGGTATGACTGATTTTTTTGTTACACAAGAAAATTATGGAACATTTTCATCATCCACATCTTCCACGTCACCCTCGCTAAATGGAATTACACAAGTTACATTTAATTATATGTCAACAACTGGAGGTACTTCTACCATATTCAGAGATAAAACAAATATTATACCACCATTACCATGGAATGCAGACCAACATACATTTGCTAAAAAAATTTTACAATATTCGTGTGCTAGTGTGGATATGACTACTTTAAATGCTCTCAATGATCAGAATATTTCAATGTGGCTTAATAGTAATACAGATAATATACAGTTATGTACGAATTTATTACACGGAACATCATACCCAGATTTTTATCAAAGACAACAATTTAGTCAACCGATGAACCCACCTTTTTGTACATCTGTGTATACGTTGAGTATAGGTGAATGTGAATTAGGATCTTATTGTAATGTGGATAATGATTGTACATCTAATTTCTGTAATCAAGATGTTCAAATCAATATAAATACCGGTGGACCGGCAACCACAGGTAGATGCGGTTCATTAAACACATTATGTGCAGCATCCCCGACATATAATTGGGGTGATGGAACTACTGATACATATGATGCAAATGGTAATACAATACCTGGTAATCCGCTTTATTTATATAAAGGTATGACAATTGCATACAACGGACAGAAATATATATACAATAGTACAATTTTTAATGATTTGTATGATCTTCAAAACTCATATTCGGATCCATCATCTACAGGTGCTCCTTTTATTTCATGTAATAATTTACCAACTGGCTCAACTGGCTCAACTGGAGGATTGGGACAACAATTAAACGCAGATGGTAGTTGCAATACAGGTTTTTCTTATGATATGGTTACAAACAATTGTCAAACTATTAATGTAGCAAATTCGGATAATAATAGGTAATTATATTAAATGAGTGCAGCAGTTTATGTTTTTGTTGCTTTTGTTGTTACAGTTGTTCTAGTATATTTGTATTATTGTAAAATACCTTGGTTGCAAGATCAGTTCAATTCATGTTCCTCAGGGTCCCCCGGCTCAACTGGCTCAACTGGATCAACTGGCTCAACTGGATCAACTGGCTCAACTGGCTCAACTGGCTCAACTGGCTCAACTGGATCAACTGGCTCAACTGGCTCAACTGGCTCAACTGGCTCAACTGGATCAACTGGATCAACTGGCTCAACTGGAGGAGCATCAACTGGATTGACAGATTTTATGGGATCTCATGTATGGAATGTAATTATTTCAGGTAGGAATGCGTTTCATATGTCTATTTCAGGAAATACTGTAACATTTACTCCATTATCAAATAATGTTGAATTTGGTTCATCTACAATTTACACAGCAACTGATACATCAGCTGGAAATTTTGTTTTGACTTCAATGCAGCCAAATGCTTCAATTCAATCTGGAACTACTGGTACATATTCAAACTCGGGAGGATTAATGGTGGGTACATATGGTGTTTTTTTCTAAAATGGATCGTATCCTTTGTATTTTAATGTTATAAATGTAAAAATAGATAAAGTTCCTATGAGAGCCATCTCCATGTGTAAACGTCTTTGTTTCTGTTGATCATCTGGATTTTCTTTAATTATAATTTTTATAAATCTATCAATAAACAAAAAAACGAGAGTGCTGAGAGCCATATGAAAAATACTTCTCTTTTGGAATTTCATTATTAATATACAACTAATTTAGTTGAAAGATACAAGCTTCAACATCTTCTGTCATGATAGCTCTCTCATCTCTTCTAAATTTTGCAAAGGTGCCATGTTGATCACATAAACTCTTTATGCCACCTTTAACCATGTAATTATATGGACCATCTGTAGCACTCATGATTTTGACGGAATCTGGTCCCAGCTCGTGAAGGATTTTTCTAGCGCATAAATATATAACCAAATAATTTACATTATAAGCAATAGCATCTTGATTTGTTCCTGAAATTTTAATATATTCATCAACCGAATCGTATTGATCGATTCCCCTAAACTCCTCGTTCCATTTGGTCACGTATGGATTTGAGGGAACGGCGGCGATGAACCAAGATTCGATTGTTGGATCCACTGAGAGTTCTTTTATAGAAAACACAATCGCATCCGAGTTTTCATTCTGAACCCAATCGAAAGAGTTGAAGCAAACGACCGATGCATCCAACCATATTCCACCAAACTTTGAAACGACCGAGAGTCTCACCAGATCGGATAATCTTTGAGGGCTATCATTGAATTTCCAGTTGATCATTTTGTTCGCCTCCTCCTCCCCGACATAGTTTTTCAAAGTGCTCGTTGTCATGAAATTTATAGCATAATCGGGGTTGTATTTTTTCCACGTGTCTACACACTTTTGTATAAACTCTGGAATTTCATCCTGGTCCCAGAATGACCAGATGATCTTTGGTATCCTTGGTTGTTCGAATGTGCTCCTTGAATTTGATTGAAGATACAAGAAGAAGAGAACCACCACAAGTGCAAATGCAAATATGAGTTTCATTTATATATATAAACAATAAATTATTTGTGTATATAAATGTACCAAACCCTGATTAAGAAAAATTTTCCACATGTGGTGATTGTCACCGACTTGAATGGATCTACAGAGGATCTCGATCCGGTGACAGAATTTTCAGATTCGGATATACAAGATGTGATTCTTGGTATGAAAGAACTTCATAGTGCCGATATAAGTGTTTTGGATATAAAGGTGGGACGTGGAGCAGAGGGTCAAGTGAAGATTCGAGACCCAACCACCTTTGGGTTTGGTGATACGAACCCAATCCACACGAGGTATAATTTACCCGAAACATCCATAGTAAAATTTAAAAGTGACTTGTGGTGTCTTGGATGTTTGATTTACGGAAAGAACATCCCAAAGCGTTTTCTGAAATCACAGGAACTCTTGGATAATTTCATGAAGAATTCAAAATACTTTGAGATTTTAAAAAATCTTCTAGTGATTGATCCTTCAAAGAGAAATCTGGATTTTATAAAAGATTCTTCACATAACGGATGCGTTATACATTGATAGAATATCATTGATTACAGGATTTCTCTTTACATCTGACAATTGAACGTGCTGAATATCATCGGTTTGCTTTAACCGTCTCAGTAAATCAGTGAGGCCTTTATAATTTCCATCCGTCTGATCAGGATCACCCGTGATGATGAGTTTGGATCCAAACCCGATCCGTGTCAACAACATGAGCATCTGAGATTCCGTAGAGTTTTGCATCTCATCGGCGATGATCCATGATTTTTCAAAGGTGAGTCCCCTCATGTACGCCAAAGGACAGATTTCATATGGAGTTTTTTTACCCAGATATTGGAGAGATGGTTTGACCCATGGTCCCATTTTTTCATCTATTGATCCTGGGATGAATCCGTGTTCCTCTTCGCTCGTCACCGCCGGGCGAGTCAAAATAACCTTGTTATAAACTCCGCTCGCCACCATCCTCTGTCCAATTTTACACGCCTGCATCGTCTTTCCGGTTCCAGATGGACCGGTTGCAATCACGATACTCGGACGAATGGCATCCAACAAAGAAATGTACCTCTGCATTTGATATACAACTTATCAAAAGCTTAAGTAAAGATATCTATCACCATAGTACATGCATAATTGAGAAGCCTTGAAGTACCTATTTTCTATTATAGAAAATCCATCTACCAGAATAGCAAATGTTTCTTTAAAAGGAAGTTCGAGACTCCAGTCTATGTACTTTTGAAGGTTTAAATTTTCTTCTAAAAAATTTTTCACTTTGTCAATTTTGGTTGGTTCAAAAGTATAAAGTTTACAAAAAGCGTTTCGAAAATTTCTTCTACTTTTGATGTTTCCTAAATTGGAATAAATTTTTTCAAGTATACTTATGTGCATTAAAGATTTTGAGCCCAGTTTTTTTAAATGAGTGTCCTCTACGATGGAGTTGGTTCTGATCCAAATCACATTCACACCAAAGATAGATTTCTTGAGATTATGAAGAGTGAGTTTACACACGCAGACTGGAAAAACATGAATCCGATTCTCAAGGCGATCAAGTGTGATTTTGAGGATTGGGCTCTTCCAGATGATTTTATATTTTTTAGATTTGAAGATTGGTTGAGATACTCCGGTGCAACACTTAAAGAAGAGGGGCTTTGAAAAGCTACAAAGCGTTTGCTTTGTGCAAGCACCTGTGGCCTAGTTGGTTAAGGCGTTGGTCTTATGTACCGGAAATCGTGGGTTCGAGCCCCACCAGGTGCACTCCAACTTCAAAGAAGTTGTCCACCGGTTTGTCCGAGCTTGGTCTAAGGAGGGGGACTTAAGACCAACTTCTATGAAGTTGTTGGAGTTCTTTGGATCCAACTTCTACGAAGTTGTCTAACTCATCCTCTGTGTTTTACACGCGTGGGTTCGAATCCCACAGCCGGTATATTCACCATTTATTATCTTTAATTATAATAAATGGCGTCACCCCTTTCCAATACGGTTGCAAAAAGCATAATCAAGGCTAAAAAGTGGAGAACAACCAAACTCAAATTGCTCGGAGCCGGTGTGAATGGCCGCGTTTATAACGTTGGGACCAAAGCTCTAAAGATTATGAAGGGGACCAGTTCCAAAGAGTACCTCGCCATGATGAGGCTTAAAGGAACCAAGTTTATTCCCAAGGTGAAAAAGGGGTCTTTTTATGTCAACACCAAAAAGGGAGTCAGTGCGTTTCTGATGAACAAGCTTCCGGACACTGCGATAACCCTTAAAAAGTTTCACGATTTATATGGTATACATGCGGACCCAACCGAACCTTCCAAAAGAGCCTATGTGATCCAGGCGATGCACGTCAGGGGAATCAGTCACGGTGATCTCCATACAGGAAACATCATGGTGACTCATACCGGTCCAAAGATTAACCGAATGTGGGTCATTGATTTTGGGAGATCGATTCGAATACCAAAGGGGTACACTGAAAATAACGTATACCGAGTCCTCAAGAAGGTGACGGGCTACAATAAAGTATACGGGAAACTCTACGGGAATAAAAATGCTCCAAGCCGCCCCAATACACAGTTGAACCCAAATGTGGTGATTGGTAAAAAGAAGAGCAGGAGACTGGTTGTAAAAAAGGTACTGGGTCTCAGTCCGGTGAACAAGAATGTATACTATAAATCAGCCGCGTACACCGCCATTTAATTTTATATCTTAATAATAAATGCCTGTCATCACGAATATTGGAGCCACGTGTAAATTTTTTGTACCTAATCAAGAAACACCGGCTTATTCACTTGGGGCAAATATTTATTTTTCCAAAGATCAATCTTATGTCTTGGGTCTAGCATCCAATAATATCGGAGTATCAAATATTTATCCAGTTGTTTATAAGGGACAATGGTATTCAACCGCGTCACTGGGAACAACTATCAATAAATCGCTACCAGCATCAGCCTTGCCTTTTACCAATCTCTCACCACCTCAAACATCACCCATGTTTGCACAAGAAGAAAATAATAGTGTACAATATCATTTTGCAGTAGATGTTCCAATTCATTGTAATATTGCATCTGCCGTTGATTTTGGTGTCGTTGTAAATTCACAAGGGGGTAGTAGTCCAACTCAATATAAACAAATACAATTTATTCAACTCCCATCAGTCACAACTAAGACATCCGGTAATGGTCTAATTTCTGATAACTATTCAACTACGACAAATGGTATACCTATAGTTTTAGTTGATCCAACAAGTCCGAATAATGGCACACCGGTGCCTTTAGATCCTGGAAAAACTTCAACGCAACCTGGTTATTTACAACAGGATCAAACTTGTTTACGTTATATGATTCTAGCCGGATATATGCCAAATTTGGATGGTAATTATAAATCCAAGGGAGTTGTAATAACACCAGGTACTGGAAATTTCAAAGCAAGTGATACCATATCTATATATAATAGCACAACATTTACTGCATCATTACTTACATCTTCAGGTACAACATTTGTTCAATTTCCTATACCTAATTATGGAGATTGGAGAGATACTCAGTCATCTCCTCTATCATCCGATTCATATGAGATGGACATCCGATATATTGTTAACGATCCTACTTATCAGAAATTTTTTCAGCTTATTTATACCGATTCTAATGGTATAATTCATTATCTGGCGTATAATCCAAATTCACAATCATCCGTTCTAGGAGCTGGAAATTCAAGTGGTGGTATATACGATGTTATCGATTTGAATTCATGTGTGGATCAGAGAGGGGGAGCATATGATACATATTGGTGCCTCGACTATGATTCTAATAAGCGTATATTACCATGGTCACTTTCTAGTTCTACAACCGATTATGTAGGACAAAGGATGTTTTATTTATCAAATAAATCTTTTCCTAATCAGAATCTTTCAGTTTCTGGTAATACTACCGGTGGTTTTGGTGGAACTCCTAATGCATCTTTATACGGTATATCTGTACCTCTTGGAACGGCTAGTAGTAATCGTATAAATTATTCCATGAATCCTATTGATGTTATTAATTATAATAATAGTTCATCAAGTACAAGCGCTGTAACGACCGTAACAGCTCTTAGAGGTTTGAACAAGAAACTTCGTTTTGTTGATATAACATGCGCTTTATCTGGTACCGATCCACGATCACCCTCGTCGACAACCATAACCTTGAACGCAGTTAACGTGGGTGGAAATGTAGATTATTCACCATCAAAGACTTCGATTCCAACGTGGATTAGTAATGTTAATTATTATAAGGGTAATATTGTGAAAGATTATGGTGGTAATTATTATTTGTGCTATAATAATCAACCAGCATCATCGAAATCACTGGTATCAAGTGGTTATACTCAAGGGGGTGATCCGAATGATCCATATTGGATTTTAGCGACAGGTGTTAATTCAAATAAATTTTGGTATAACACATCAGCAATACAAGCATTTAGTACTTTCAAAAATACTGGTAATACACCGATTAATTCTATATGTTACGACGATACCAACACCCTTTTATATATAAAAACTACTACTTCTGCATTGACTGCTACTAGTAAAAACCCATCAGCTGATACTACTACTTGGACTCTATTAACTTTCGACGCTACAAACGGGCCATATCCGGTACCTGTTACACCACTAGGTGTAAATGCAATTTTACAAAATGGAAGTGGAATTCCATTTACTTATTTGACAGTTTCCACGACAGGTGACAACACAGGTTTTGTACCTTTAGATTCGTCATCACCGGTAGTTGAGACAATAATATTGAATATAGATCCTTTATCATTCACAACTGTAAATATAAGTAATAAAAAAATCCCATTGATGTTTAGTGTTGCAAATCCCACACCTACTTTAAATGCGACAAATTCACCTTTCATTACAAACTTTTTTACAAACTTTTCCATCATCTATAACCCAGAACAAAACGTATTTACCATCACATATGGTGGAACTACATACACATTTTACTCCACCGATTATATCAACTGTGGTTTGACAGCTACTGCTAGTACTTTATCATATCCAGCAGGTTCATGGACACCCGGTGTCGATTCGACATCAACACCATCTTCATTCCAGACGTGTAATAGTTTTACATATCAATATTTACCTGTTTATAGTAACGTCTCGTTTATAGGCACACCTACAACATTTAATGTATCTCCAATAACAACTCCACCGGGGTATATATATTCCGAACCGAATTATTCACCACCTATTATGCCATTACAGTTTACTTATAACAGCAATACTTATACAGCTCAATTTATACCACAAAATGTTATAGAAACATCAGTTACATCAGATGCTCTTCAAAGTATAGTTCTGAGTTCTTTACCAATTACTCTAGATGCGACTTCAAGTGGTCCAGCATCTTCTGTTATAGTTTCAACATCAACGACAGACCCGGTTTTACAATTTGGAAATTACAATAGGTTTACTATGAAAATCAATCACTTTTTTAAAGTTTCTCCAAGTGCGTCTGGAACCAACATAGCTTCAACAAATAATGGTACATTTATATGGGTGATAGGTCCAGGTACAGTCAATAATCTTATAACATATTGGGTTGTATATAATAATAGCGGATCTCTTGCATTTATTAAATTAAACAAATCAAATTATCCAGAATTTAGAATATCTACCGAAGCAGCACCTATAGATTTAATTCAGACTTGGATTTATAATACGTTTCAACAAAATTCATCAACCGGTCTTTCAAATTTCGATAAATATTGTTGGAACATGAACACAACTATGCCTTCTATGGATTCTTCACCTGCTTCAAATGAAGTTTACTTGAGTACTATGTTATTGACAACCGGTGTGACTTATTATTTGAATTACACAGTCAGTGCAAGTGGCATTCCGACAACAATGGGTCTATCTACAACGACTTCACCTTCATCAACAATAGGATATAAATTATACTGTTATTATACTAGCAGCGGTACTAATATCAGTGAAGATGTGATTACAACTTTTCAAAGTTCAACCGGTAACATATCACCAGGTCCACCTATATGGAATTCTAACATTTCATATGCAATGGGTCAGACTGTAAGCTATAACGGATTTAATTGGTTATATATATCATCAACACCCGCTTCATCCTCCACGACACCCGACATCGATCCACAACACTGGGTAGAATGGGGTTCGATCGGAAATTGGACTCAAGGTATGGTATATTATCCACCAACAACAGCTCTCACTAGTTTTGTAATCAACCCCGCTACATATAATGCATCACCTTCACCAGGTTTAACCAATCCTTACTTTTGGGCCCCACCACCGGACAGTTCATCCAATGTTCCATACAACTCAAATGTAGTAGTTAACTATACAGATTTTATATATGTATGCAATACACAAACTTCTGCATCTGATCAACCACCTACTACAAGTATTACATCCCCTAAACCTTCCACAACAACAAATACTAAATGGACACGTGTAACATATCCTTCAACTTTCGGATCTCCATTGGCAAATCAACCGGTTCTATTTTCAAGTAAACCAACTACAATAAATGGTAGGATTCTTCCAAGTGGTAGTACAGCAGTGACCAGTGACTCTACTGGTAATAATCCTGGAGGTGGTGGTGGTACACTAGTAAGTGGGGCCCTTTAAAGATTTGAAGGGCTACCAAGATAAATGATTCATGTATTCGTAAGGCTGTGCAACGTCACCAATAATAAAAAGCGCCCCGAATGGTTTTCATATGAAAAGTGTTTCAAAAGTCTCTTTGAGGAGGGGGGCACCGTGAATGTCATCTTTGATGGTGACCCGAGTACCCACTTCATCTCAAACTACGAATCAATCAATGTAAAACGCATCGAAGCTGGATCCCAGCAATTGAGTTTTACAAAGATGTTGGAGCACATAAAAAGTTTGGAAATCCCAGATGATGACATAGTCTATCTGGTTGAAGATGATTATCTCCACCGTCCCGGATTTTCCAAGATTCTTCTAGAGGGATTTACAACCGGAGCCGATTATGTGACACTCTATGACCACAGTGACAAGTACTTTCCCGGTTACTATGAACGGTATGCAAAGGGATTCCCCATCCAACTCATCCCATCTGAAAGCATTCATTGGCGCACCACACCCAGTACGTGTTTGACGTACGCCGTGAAGATGAAGACATTCAAGAGGGATTTTGATATCCATTATAAATGGAACACCGGTGAGATGGTTGGAAAACCATTCACGGACCACCAAACATTTTGTGAACTCTGGAACTCTGGAAAGAGTCTCATCTCATGCATCCCCAGTTACTGCACCCACTGTGACTATGCTGGTATCACACCGGTTGTGAAATGGGAACTATTTTAGTTTTCAATAGTATTATGTTGAAAGAAGATGCAAAAAATATTGTAAAAATTCTTTCAAAATCATTAAAAAAATATGAAAATCATTGTTTTATTGGCAGCGCTGCTTTAGTATTATATGATGATATTTTTGATGAACCATCTGATGTAGATGTTATTATATCATCTGAATATGATAGATACAAGATTTTTGACGATATTGTTAAAGGATTTTCAGATTATACAGATTTTTCAAGTAGTATAGTACAAGATGTAAATAATATATCAAATGTGGAAAAATATATCCATTTAAAAAATGGTTTGTTATTATGTTTATTAAAAACAAACGGTACAAATATATTTCCAAATATTTATAGAATTCAATTGTTTAGAAATTATAAGCATTTATTTGAAGTGATTGCTGTTCATTCTGTTACTTTTAAAAAATTAAAATATAAAGTCTCTGATGAAATAAAAATACTTGATCCTGTATATAATATACGTAGTTATACTGTTAAAGTTGGTTTTAAAACTAAACCCAATAAGAAGATGCTTTTGAAGCTAAATCTTTTGAGATTGGAAAAGTTTTTAATTATTTTTATTATTTTAATTTCCATTATTAAATGGGTATCATCATTATCTTAAGTGTAGTAGTGATACTCATCATATTCTTTTTTCTCACAAGAAAACCAAAGAGGAAGGAATCCCCAAAACCAGGGGAACGTAAGATTGTGTTTCGAGGACCGGCTGGTATAGGTGATCGTCTCTCAGCTCTGGTGTGTTATAAGGTGATTTGCGATTACAAGGGGTATGACCTTATCATGTTCAATACGTGTGAAGAGGATGATCGGTGTTATGATTTCCAATCATTCATAGAGTTTGAAGGACTCGAGTACACCGATGATCCTGCCGATTTTGATGATTACATAAACCATCACGGGTACATTTCATCTCTTCACTGTAACGAAATATTAAAGACGATGGCTACCCCAGATGAAGTTTATAAAAAGTACATTGAGACTTTTAGAAAAATCAAACCCACCGAGATTGTAAAATCATATTTTCCCGATGAACCCCTCGATGATGTATACGGTATTCATCTGAGAAAGGGGGACAAGATTCAATCAATCCCATTCTTTACATTTTCTCAACACTCTACATCCCAAGATGAATTTGATACAGTCATTGAGAAACTTCTTCAAGACGTCAAGGTGATAATAGAGACTGAAAACAATCCCAAGTTTTTGGTGGTGAGTGAGAGCCAATCGTGGCGCAAGGAGTTTATAGAAAAGATGAAATCTTTAGGAAACTTTACATTGATTGAAGTGAAGGATGTTCCAAAGAATACACACAGGGGAATAGAAAGCATCGTCGATTTCTTTGCTCTTGCTCAATGCAAGAAGCTCTTTATGGGGATTGGATTTTCTGTGTTTACGATTGCAGCATCCATAATCGGAGACAAACCACTCGTGACGTATATGAACAAACAGTGTTTGGATCAATACATGGATGGAGGTTCGGAGATTTGTAAAGGGTCGTATATAAAATCTAATCTCAAGTAACTATAGGATGATTCTTTTGGTTATCGTAATCATGGTGGTGGTTTTTCTTATAAGAAGAAGAAAGAAGAGGGTTCGTAGAATGACTCAACCGGTTGGAGACTCGAAATTGTACGTGACAGTTTCAACATGTAAAAAGTACAAGGACAAGACGATCCCCACTCTTTTAGAAAATTTAAAGAGTGCAGGAGTTCCCGATGACCGTATACTCATAGTGTCTGGAGGTGAGGACACGGATGATGATTCGGGACCCATAAAGAAAACCAGGTACCAATTCTGGGAACTCACGAGCTTGATATGGTTGGCTTCTCAAGAGGACAAGGGGGACTATTATTTCATGATGCACGATACATCACGTATCGAACCTCACTTTTGGGAAAGTCTCCAAGAAAAGTTTAGGGAGATGGATACAGATGGTATGAGTTTACTGGAGAATAATGGGGGTCTTGATATGAATATGGGGATATATAAACACTCATACCTGATTTCAAGAAAGGAGGAACTTGATGACTTAAAGAGGTATCATAAAGATGGGGATGAATTGGGTCTTTTTTTATCAAAGGTGCACGGTGTCATCATAGAGGGTAAATTCTTAGAGGGGTTCCCCTTGATGTATGAGAAGGATCAAGTGAATATAACATTCGATGAACACAAGTGTATAAACACTGTACCAGAATTAGGATTTACAAAGATTCAACAGAATTGCGGCAGATTTCAGACATGATTTGATTCAAGTTTCTCAAAAGTATCTTTCTACACATGAAGTATTGGGGATTGGTAATCACCTCTCTCCAATATCTCTTGATTGTACTCGAAGCGATCCATCTATCCACCTCTGGGTCAACCGGAACCAGGTTCAAGTCCCAATTTACGTCGGGGGTATCCTTGACGTGCTGACACGTGAGTGTTTTGTTCAGTGATACGTGTGAAAAATCCCAGTTGAGTGCATCTCGATGTTTCATAATCACATCAACGGGAATGTCTATGGATAGTGATTGAACATTCCATTCACCGGGGTTACCCAATATGATATCAATGTCACCCTCCTCATATTCTGTAATCTTTATGGCTGCTTTGTTCCAAGGGAGATCCATATTCTTTTTGATGATTCTCCATTCAGCGTGAAGAGTGTGATCTGTCCAGTCGTGATTATCGTACAAATCTCTAAAAATTCGAATAAATCGCACCTCTGATTCTTCTATGGCGAACCAGAATAGATCATAGGGGGTCCACGGGAGATGACTATGTTCAATCATAAATTCAACATCCATTTTCGAGCTCAATGTGAGTGCTTGCCAGTTGAGGGGCTTGTCTCGAAACTCGAGAACGTGTTCCTTTGTCATCTTCTGCGTCAAGTAAACCCAATCCCAGTTGGCATCTCTGAAAGCCTTGACCCAATCCCATTGGAAATGTTTATGCTTTGAAAGATCCCTCCAACTCCAGGGTTTATCTGGAAATGTCTGTACCCATTCCCATTTGAAATTTTCATGAGTGTCGAGTTTGAACCAGAACCAACTTTTATCCTTGAACTTTTTCAAGGTGGTGAGATTCAATTGGGGATGGAAGGAGAGATCGGTAAAATTTAATGTTGCGATATTTTTTTCAATATGTCTCACGAGAGAGTTTCTCAAGTACTCATCCATTATACTAAAAATAAACTTGTCTTTTAATATAATGTACCTTTGGATTCTCTTGGTGCTCTTCTTCTTGTTGCTTCTTCTTCAAAGAGAGAAGAGCAATTTCAATGAACTATACATAACAGTCTCCACATGTAAGAGATATCGTGAAAAGACCTTGGAACCTCTCTTGAAAAACTTGAAGGATGCAGGAGTACCAGATAACCGTATACTCATAGTCTCTGGAGGGGAAGACACGGATGATGATTCGGGACCCATAAAGAAAACCAGGTACCAATTCTGGGAACTCACGAGCTTGATATGGTTGGCTTCTCAAGAGGACAAGGGGGATTATTATTTCATGATGCACGATACGTGCCAAGTGGAACCAGGATTTTGGAAGAATTTACAGAATAGGTTTAAGGAAATGTCAATTACAAATGGGGCTCGTCTTCTTGAAAACAATGGAGGTTCATGTATGAATATGGGTATCTACAAACACTCATATCTGATTTCAAGAAAGGAGGAACTTGACGCTTTGAAAAACTACAAAGATGATGATCAGTCTCTGACCGATTCAAAGATTGTTGCTTATGGAAATGAAGGAAAGTTTTTATCTGGGACCCCTCTCATGTATTCGAAAGACAAGGTTCAGATTCATATTGAAGGTACGAAATGTATAAATAAAATTCCAGAACTCGGGTTTACCAAGATTCAACAGAATTGTGGACAGGGGGATCTCAAGATTAAATTCGATGTATAAAGTAATGAAAAAGTTTTTGTTTCTGATTATACTCTTGATTCTTGTTTTTGTTTTTAGAAGAAAATCCACATATGAAGATTTGGATGAAGTTTATATTTTGAGAGCACATAAAATCGATGAACAGACTACACGGATATGGGAAAAGATGTTACAGGAACTTCCGGAAGATAAATGTTTCATGATATTTGATAATACAAATAATACACTTCCTAATAATTTTTATTCACCAAGAGTGCTCGTTCATACTGAAGATGATTGTAAAAAGATGAATAGTTTACATCAACAAATTTATAATACTGTCGAGGCAACTGTAGTTTTAGCTTATGATGCATTACCAATAAAACCAGATTTTGTTTGGTTTATTGAGAATGATGTGTATTGTGATGGGAATTTTGCCAAGGCTTTAAATACAGGCGATACTCAAACCGATTTCATGGCTTCTCATGTTCGAACGTATGATGAAGAACCAGATTGGGGTAGATTTAAAGAACTTACCGGTGAATTTACAACACTCGAGAATAACAAAAAAGTTAGAAGTTTATTTCCAGTTATAAGATGTAGTAAGAAGATGATTGAGTTATTGAAAAGTAATATGGGTAAATCAGGTGGTTATTGTGAAGCTTATTTCCCAACGTTAGCAAATGTAAATGGTCTCTTGGTAAAACATCTACCAAAGGAAATGTTGGGTAAGTTTGATTTTTATGAAATGGTGAGACTTTCTAATTTACCAAATAAAGGAGATAATAAATTGCATCATAAATTTGTTTATACAAATTGAGAATATAATTTTGCAATATACTTGTCATCCAAATCTTTATTTTGAGTTTGACTTGAGAAAGATCCATGAACAACTACAAAACCAGCATAAATTTTATTATGTTTACCAATCTTTGGTGGGTATACTACTGTAATTTCATGTTCATCGTCACCAACTTCACCTAAAGAATTGAAATCTCTTCCAAATATTGCAAAAAAATTTATCGATGTCCTATCACCTGATTTTATATTAATTATTTTGTTATTTTCTCGCGCCTTTTTTATAAATTCATCTTTATTATTGACGAAATATTCATGTATCTTGGTTCCAACTTTTCCATTGGTTACAATTTTACCCATAAAAGTTTCATATTCTAGTTTTTCAACAGATTCTGGTAAAAGTCCATCCTGTTGTTGATGAAAACTGGTAACACCATTATTTACTATACTTGGGAAAAGTAAAAAAGCATCACTTGTTTTTCTTTCATTTATGAAATCTTCAAATTTATCGACATCAATGTACATGATATCATCATCCGATTTTATAATGACGTCATTTGAAAATTTTGGATCTTTGTAAAAATTATAATATTCGGACCAGCTTTTTTTATTTTTTACATTCATGACGGTATATTTTTCTTTTTTTTCCAATTGTTTGAGATATTCTCCATCTGAATCTTTTCTTGTGAAATCCCATAGATGTACTTCATCTATTTTACCTTTTTCAATTAAAGTATCTATATATTTTGTCAAAATATCCAAGTTATAGTCTCTTCCTGCAAATATGGTATATATAACCTTAGTATCACCAATATAGTGTTGTTTATTTGGTATGAATATAATCAATAAAGATACGATTAATAAAATCAAAATATCATATCTCTTCATTATAATAAGTAAATATTTTTTAAAAAAACTTCAATGAAGTGAACACGCTCGACCCTTCTCGAGATAAAGAGCCAAAAGTTAAAGATGTCCAAGAAGTCCATGATCGCTCTGATCGAGGCGTGGGAGGACCAGAAGGATCAGTAT